GGCGCCAAGGTCGATGATGTCCTGGAATGGGCCGCCGACGACCCCAACAACCCGCTGGCGCAGCAAGTCGCCAACGAGCAGGCCCACTACCTGGCTGCCCCCGAACACCAGGAAGCGCTACGGGACCTGCCGGGACCGGGCCAGCATTTCACTGGGGATTCGTGGGCCGAGGCTAACCCTGAACTGGCCAAAACTACGGCGCGGCTGGAAGGTTCACACGTCGCCGAGCTGTTCGGCGCCGACAATCCGGATGCCCCAGGGATCAAGGCATTCGACAATGCTGATCAAGCCAAGAACCTGATGGCCAACCTGGACCGCAACGAGGACGCCGCCAAGATCATCAATGGCGGTGCCTACCAGGAATACACGCACAATCTGTCCGAGGCCGCCCAAATGCCCACCGATACACCAGAACACCGAGCAATGCGAGATCATGAATTCAAAGTGGGCGGTCAGATCCAACAGGGTATGCTTGACGGCGCGATGGACGCCCTCAACACCAAGGAGGATGAGCCAGCTACCAAGAAGCTCGGTGACTGGATCACTGGCCAACTTGGTATCGACAAGGTGCTCAACCCGATTGAAGCCATCGACCAAGCACTCCAAGGCAATGGTAGTAACCCCGCGGATGTCGCCAACAAGATGGTCACCACTGGTCCGTACGGTTTCAGCGCCCTCGACAGCTATCGGGCCATTCTTGACGGGCTCATCCAATCGGACCCTAGCATTGCGAATGACAACGGCTTGGCTAGCTACATCACTGGCGGACAACTAGATCCGTTCAAAATTGGGGCGGACCCTTCTGCTGAAACTGCTTTGAAGGCGGCCTTAGAACGACACAACTTCGATACAGATCACTGGATCACCCAGGAGTCGCTCGGCACCAATCAGGCGCATCGCAAATGGTAACAATACAGCAATTACCTTTCGCAACAACGATACTCGTGACACTACTCGCAGTAAGTGGGTGCAACACGCCATCGTCCGAGCCGACGGTACCCACCACTTCCACAGGCGCATATGGTCGACCCATACGTGCAGCGGGTGCCGAATGCCCGTCCAATGAATGGCGCGCGCAAGACGCCTCGGGTCTGGAGCTTGAGTGTCGACAACGAAGTCATGACAAGCCTGAGTTGGGCCGTTGGTGGGCCGTAAGAGTCACCGATAACGGTGTCGGATCATCATGCTCGCAAGAGGGTGTACCGGGACTCACCTACGTCCCAACACCAGAAGGGGCTCAGCGGAAACGAGAGTTGGCTCTACTGATGTGCGAGGGTGGAAAATGGCAGCGAACTCCAAACGGCTGGCCAGAAGGGGGCGCTGCGTAACAGCTGCCCCCGCCCTCCGACAATGGACAACGTCTTCGGAACCTGACTGCTATTTGACGAGCCCCGAGTACCGACGAACAGCGTCGCGTATGCGCCAACCTTGCCGCCGAACCCCGGATGGCCCGAGGGTGGTTCGGCATAGAGCGTTCAGCAGCCCGTAGCGTCGGCTAGCTCGCGCTGTCTGTCGGTCCGTTGTGTTGGTGTCGTTGCGCAAGCCCGGTCTATTTCCCGGCCGCCGCGGTTGTTGTTGGACTGGGCTTGGTTGACCCGGTCTAGGCGGGTTGGGCACACGTAGCGCATCCCGCGCCGGACGATGGCCATGGTGCCGTCGGTGTCGGCGGCAATCATCGATTCGAATTCGTCGACGGTCTTGTCGCAGTCGGCCACGGTCAGCTCGTACAGGCGCGCCATGTCGGGTGACGCCTCCGGGCTGGAGGCCATGATTTCGGCCTCCCATCCACTCATGTCGACGGCCGCCTGGGGCAGTATCGCTGGCTTCTGCGGCACGGTGGCCGTCGCTTCCTGCACCGTCCCACTGCTGCACCCCGCTGTCACGGCCGCTGCAACCGCCATGTACAGCCCCCACCTAATTCTCATGGCCGAACTTTAAACCGGGGTAGCCGCGATAAGGGGGCGTTGACGATAAACCTCTCGACATAACGTATAGCACGCTATACGTTCAAGCAGGAATGCCAGCGAACACTAGGGAAGGTCCGACCATGTCAATTGCAAGCACTGCAATCACGCTGACCGTGGACGAGCTGGATGCGGTCAGCCGCTCCATGCTTGTTCACGAACCGCACTCGGACGTACGTCCGGCATTCGATTGGGTCGGTCGGGGTCACCTGCCGCCGTGCCTGGCCTACCGCGGCGACCGTGTCGTCGAGTTCGGATACGAGGTCGCGGTGGTGGTGGCGGCCCGGCAGGGAGGTGACGACGTTGACGCGATTCGTAGGGCCATCAAATCCCTCGGGCCTTGTCACCGGCAGGGCCGTATCCACTTCTGGCCCCGCGTGATTCCCGCGGTTGCCGACTGAATCCTCCTGGTTACTTCTCACCCCCGTCCCATGTGGGCGGGGGTGATTTCTTTTTCTTCATGCTCACGCTTGCCTAAAACGTATAGTGCGCTATACATTCGAGCTATCGGTCAAGCAAACACCAACTAGGAGGAAATCATGACCGCACCAACACTGCCCGCAATACCCGCCCGCACCCTGCGCAACGCCAACATCGGAAACCTCATTGCGCTGCTGGAGCAGCAGCACCGGCAGAAGGTGGACGTCGTCATGCCCGTCTCCGACGTCCGGTTCACCAGCGGCAACCTGGTCATCTCGGACCAGGCGCCCGACATCAACGACGAAGGCGTCACCGACTTCAACGGGACCTACCGGATGACCGACCGCTCCGACAGCCAGCTCGGCGACGTCCTCGACATCCCCACCCGCTACGTCCGCAAGCTGCGCGCACAGCACCTGGAACTGATGGACACCAACGTCAACGAACTGGCCCGGGTACACGACCCCGCCAAGAAGGTCCTCGTGCGCATGCTGTCGGGCAGCGACCCCATGTACCCCGGCACCCACGGCATCGTCCGCGCTGTGCTGTCCGACCGGTACGGCATCCGCGACAACTTCGACACCGTGCTCGCACTGCTCGACGGGATGCGCGCGGCCGGTCTTGGCGCCCAGCACATCCGCGGCGCCGACCTGTCCGACGAGCGGCTGTACCTGCGAGTCACCGCGCCGGAGCTGGAGGTCGTCGCACCCAAGCTGCTGGAGGGCTACCGTTCACCGTGGGCAGGCACCGCACACGGCGGCGAAGCCGCCAACACCCTGCCCGTCGTCTACGCCGGAATGCTGGTCACCAACAGCGAAACCGGCGGCGGCGCACTCACCATCACCCCAGAGCTGCGCATCAAGATCTGCGACAACGGCCTCACCATCAACGCCGACGCCATGCGCAAGATCCACCTCGGCAAGAAGCTCGACGACGGCAAGGTCAACTGGTCGGCAGACACCATCGACGCCGCCAACGACCTGATCAAGAAGCAGGTCCGCGACGCCGTCGCGTCCTTTATGAACGTCGACTACGTGAAGACCGCCATCGAGAAGCTGGAGGAGACCAGCGGCACCCCGCTCACCGCCCCGGCCGACGTGATCGAGGTCGTCGCCAAGAAGCTGTCCTACAGCCAGGACGAACAGCGCGGCATCCTCGACCACTTCATCAAGGGCGGCCAGATGACCGCGGGCGGCGTCATGCAGGCCGTCACTTCATACGCCCAGCTGATTGCCGACGTCGACCGGTCCAACGAGTTCGCGGCCACCGGTGTGGACGCCATGCTCGTGGCGGCCGGACGATGAGCGCCGAGGCGCGGTGCCCGCTGTGCGCGGACATCATGGCTGCGCCCGAGGTACGTAACTCGCTGTCTCGCTTCGTTGACTCCTACATCTGCAACCGATGCGGGATGGCCGAGGCCCTGCTTAACATCCCTCAAGAGGCGCGGCGTTGCCTGCACTTCGACGAGGTCACAGGCACCATGCTGGTCACCGAAGACGAGCCGGGGTACTACCCGTTCGCGGCGACCTTCCCGAAGGGGGTCAAGGCCCTCGCGTGGATCACGGTGTACGTGAAGGCCGTTAATGCGCGCCTTGGGCTCAGCGATACGGACGCCGAGGGCATCGTGATCAGCTCAATGTTCGGGGCACGACAGAAGTTCATCGACGCGCACTACGTGGGGCGAGGCTAGTACCGAACACCCCAGAGAGAAGAAGGGGAGGACCGCCGATAGGTGGTCCTCCCCTTCTTCTACTTTCCGTCAAGCAAGCCCGGCAGGTCCGCCCGCAGGGTGGTGAACTCCCTGCGTAGAGCGCTGATTTCGTCCCGAACAATGTCGGTCTGCTGATCCACCGCCCCAGTCAAGTCTTGTAGGTGAAGACCAATCGCAACTAATGCACGCGCCTGTGCCCACTGGATCTTCAAGTCCGGGGTCAGTACATCTGGGTCCACGTCGGTGAGAACTGCGTGCGGCTTTTGAAGTGAGCTGAGGAGCGCATCTCGTGGAACGCGCCTGTCGTCCTCGGCCATGGTGGTGTTCCCTTCGCTCGGTGGTTCGACTAGCCGCAGTAGCGGCCGTTGGTGTTCCTGGGCGACTTCTTGCTGCAACGCCTCGCCCACACACTTCGCAATGTGATCTGCGAGGCCCCGTATGGCGTCATCGGTAACGTAGTACTTCGCCGCCTGCCGCCCAATCCTCATCCGTTCGGCGATCAGGTCCAGATGGCTAGAAACATCCTCACGAGCAACCTCTTCGGACACTGCCAATCCGTGGAAGTCGGCGAGGTAACGGACCAGTAACGTCGCGCGGTCGTCGAGCCAGGGCGAACGGCGGGGCGGCATGCGGTTGGACCTTACCGGTGTTGACTCACGTTATTTTGGTAACGCCCAGTTACGCCGGATTGGTCAGCCCGGCGGACGCAATAGCTGTCACCGAACCGCCCGCAGAATGTCCGGCCCACCGCCGCGATATCGCCCTTGCAGGTGGCCCGGCTGCGGCTGCCATCATCGCGGCGCGTTTCTCGTCGTCATCCACCGCCGTATAGATCTGGGTAGTGGCGACCGAGGAGTGCCCCAACAGCTCCTGCACGGCGCGGATGTCGCGCGTGCCGCGATAGGCCCTGGTGGCGAAACGGTGCCGGAGTTTGTGCATGGTCCACACTCCCGGCATCGCGGCGGCACAAAGAGTGCCGACCCAGCGCGGCGACAGATGCCCATCGTCGTCGCCCGGGAATAGGTACCCCTCCGTGCCTAGGCCCGGAGTGTGTCCGCCTGGCCCGGCCATGATCATCTCGGCCACGTAGTCCGAAATCGGAACTATCCGCTGCTTGCCACCCTTGCCGTGCACCACCAACGAGTAACCGACCAGGTCCTCCACGAGGTCCTGGGTGTGCACCCGTGCCACCTCCCCGCGCCGTAGCCCAGCATCGTTGGCGAGATACAGCATCTCCATGGTGCGGTCGTCTGCCGCGAGAATCGATTCCTTCCAGACGCGGTCCGGCGCTGGTCTCGGTGTTGGTGGCTCGGGTGCGACGGCCTCCATTTGGGCCGCTGGGTTGGTCGGCAAGTGTCCCTTGGCGTACGCCCAGCTGAAAAACCCGTTAGTCGTGTTGCGATAACTTCGACGAGTTTCCCTTTGCCAGTGTGCTTGCTCAGCAAACCAATCGACCAGAGTCTCCTCGGTCACTTCATGTGGTGCACCGCCTAGCCCCCGTGCTAGCCGATGCAGATGAGCCATACGCGTTTTGACCGTATCCAGAGACTTTCCATCAGCCTCCATGTAAGTCCGGTACTTCGCGATAATCCCTTGCCACGCTTCCGGTGCGGGTGTTGGTGCCGGGCCGGTCCCCCTCTTATTTGTCATTGAGTGCGTACCGTAAATCCCGCATAAAAATTCACAGATACTCCAAAGCTATTTGTTACCAAACTGAGAGATTCATTCACCTGGCAGACGAATCTGGCAAACATCCGTCGCCAGATTCCGTTGCTACGCAGCGGCGGTGTGGCGCCTGGTGGACCACCGCCGTTCTCGCTGCTCAGAGAGGTCGGTAGGCTCAGTGTCTATGCAGGTCAGCGGGTTTCGAACACCTAACAGAAGGTTAGGGGTTCGAATCCCTTCGGGCGCACCACAGAAGGCCCGTCGCCCTCGGGCGGCTGCTCGCCTTCACCGTCGGCTAACCAACTCACTGGTACGCCACAGGCCAATGCCCAGGCATTAAGAACAATCTTCTTCGGGACGGTTCGGCCCTTTTCGCAATTGCCAATAACCGACCGGCCGACCCCCATCATTTCGGCTAATTGCCTTTGATCTAGTTGGGCTTCTTCCCGTGCGATCTGTAGGCGGTATCGCAGACGCATTGGGGGGATGTTCCCTGTTTCGTATGCAACGGTCATATGCGCATGGTATGCGCGTACGCGCACCCACGCAAGGTGGTGCAAATTGACCTAATCCGCAAACATCCCCTGATTGCTGCAAAGTCGACATAAGTTCACTAGCTGCGAAAACTTCCACAAGGGTGCTTGCGCGCACTATGCGAATATGCGCAAGATGGGCGTATGGCCGCACCCACCGCTGAGACACCTGAGCAGCCAGACGAGATCACCGTCACTAAGGCCGCGACGACCTACAACGTCTCCAAACGGACTCTCCAGGCACTCGCCGTGTCCGGCCGCATCCCCGCCCGACTCGTCGGCAAGACCTACCTGCTCGACCACCAGGCCGTCCGCCTATATGCGCAGGCACGCCAGGCCACCCGCGACCTCAACGACTACGCCCAGGCCGCCTCATGAGCACCATCGCAGCCACCGCCATGTCCCCATCGGCCGCTCGTGACCTCACCGAGCGCATCCGCACCACCATTGACCGCACCTGGGACCTCATCGCCAAGGCATACACAGACCGCGCCTGGGCAGTCCTCGGATACCCGACCTGGGACGTCTACTGCGAACGCGAGTTCGGGTCCACCTGGTTCAAGCTCCCCCGCGAGACCCGCGGCGAGGTAGTGCAGTCCCTGCGCGACCTCGGACTGTCCACACGTGCCATCGGCTCCGCAATAGGGGTCGATGACCGCACAGTCCGCCGCGACCTGTCAGGCGCGGCATCTGCCGCACCTGCGGCTGTCATGGGCACCGACGGCAAGACCTACGCGTCTACCCAGCCCGCTCGCCCTCACCTGGCCGTCGTGCCAGACCTCCCCACAACCGAAGACCACCCGGAGACCGCCCCCTTGCCCCACGGCGGGACGGCCTCCGGGCCACCACTGACCCCGTCGCTACTCATTTCCGGCGACGGGTACTCAGTCGTGCACAACGCACCCCAAGCCGACGGCGTCGAGCCACAGCTCACGTCCTTCGCCATCTGCCACTGCGGCGCCCGAGCCGACCTGTACGACAACGCCACCCAAGAGGACCGCGAGCGGTTCGACGAGTTCGGCGTCATACACGACCAATGCCCTGAGCAAGACGATCCGGAGCCCGAGACCGCGCCCGCCCCGGCGCGCCGGAAGCCGATTACAGACTCCTTCGACGACGCCACCACGGCAGTCACGAAGGCGGTGAAGCGGGTAGAGGCACTGGCGGCTGACGACCGCTTCGACAAGAACGCGGACCAACTCGCCCTACGCAAGAGCGACCTGGTCCGCGCACGGGACGCGCTGCAACGCGTCATCGAGAAGTTCCCCTCGTAACCACAACAAGGAGTTGCTTCATGTCGAATGCTATACCGCTGCACCGGCCCCCGGCCATCACGACGGACATCGAAACCATCGACGGCACGACCGCCGACGAATACCTCAAGTTCAACACCCACAACCGGCCCCTCAACGAGCGCAAGGTCATCCAGCTGGCCGCCGACATGGAGGCAGGCCGTTGGCAGATGAACGGCGAGGCAATCAAATTCGATACCGCAGGCGCCCTGCTGGACGGCCAACACCGCCTCCACGCGATCTCCCTGTGCGGTGTATCCATCGACTCGGTCGTAATCCGCAACCTGCCGCCGGAAACCCAGATCACCATGGACCAGGGCACCAAACGGTCACCCAGCGACCAACTCAACCTGTCCGGCATCACCGCCTCCAAGTCCGACGCTTCGGCCGTCAAGACGCTGATCATCTGGGAGCGCGGCTGGTTCTACACCGACCGCGCCACCGGCTCGGTCACCAGCTCTGAGATTGTCGAGTGGACCCTTGCCAACCCCGACACCTTTGAGTTGATCAGGCGCGGCACCCACTACACGCGCATCAAGGCGCGCCGCGGACTCATCATGGCCGTCTACGCAGGCATCGGACGCATCCACGGCGTGGAGGTCACCTCAGAATTCTTCCAACGCACCCTCGACGGCGTTGGCCTCGAAATCGGATCGCCAATCCTTGCACTGCGCAACAGGTTTGATCGCGTCCGCGGTGAAGGCATCAAGATGCCCGACGCCGAGGCCATCGGCTATTTCGTCGCCGCCTTCAACCACTGGCTATCCGACCACCACGTGGCCCGGTTGCAGCAGCCCAAGGGAGGCTGGAACAAGACCAACTTCCCGCAGCTCGTCGGTGCACCGGCCCAGGAAGTACTCCGGTGATCCGCGAGGTAGTCGTACCGCTTGTCTGGATGCTCCTGTTCGGCGCATTCATCGGCGCCGTCTTGATGGCCAGTGTCATGGCGGCCCGGTGATGACATGGCGCGCATCCACGAACGCCCCGAGCTGCCAATGCATCTCGTCGACATCACCGGCGACCACACCGTCGCCGAGGCCGCGCGCCTGCTATCCCTTGACCCGTCCATCAGTATCGGCCGCGACCAGCTATTCGACGCCATGGAGGACGAGGACTGGATCTTCCGCGGCCGTGACCACCGATGGATCGCCTACGCCGAAGCCGTAACGCTCGGCTACCTCGCACTCCATGACGGAGGCGAATACCAAACGCCCACAGGGCAAACCAAAGAACGACCCAAACAGATTTACCTAACCCCTAACGGGGTCGCGGAAATGCACTACCGCCTCGGCGGCAGCCAACAGCTAGCACTCACCTGATCAACCACCTACTCAGCACGAGGAGACAGCCATGCCCATACGTGAAACCAAGTGGTGGCGCCGCGCCCTATTCGGTGTCCAACCAACACCACCTCCGGTGCCGCCGAGCCCTAACCCAATCTGGGACGAGCTGACCGCCAAGCACGGCAGCCCGGCCGAAATCTGGGGTGCAGCAGCATGATTGAAAACACCTCGCAACGCCACCCCATCGAGCATCTGGTCGGCTGCCTGGACGGCAACACCTCCAACTACATCGAGGGCATGGAGCAGTCCGGGCAACAGCAGCTCCTCAAATCCGACCTCCTCCCTGCCGACGCAGGGCGGGTGTGGTCAGGTGAGGGCGACGGAATGCTCGGCATCAATGGCTGGGATGTTCTGGAACAGTGGGGATTCCAACGCGGCGAAAGTGTCGAGGCTGACCCACTGTTCGTCTGCGCCACCCTCCCGGAGGGGTGGTCGCGCAAGGGCAGCGAACACGCCATGCACTCAACCATCGTCGACGACCGCGGCGTAGAACGCGTCAGCGTCTTCTACAAGGCCGCCTTCTACGACCGTCGGGCCAGTATGTCCGTGATCACCGACCCCGGGGGCAACCTCGGAAGCAACGCGATCTATGGCGACGCCGCCGTGGCCCTGCCGGATGAGTGGTCGGTGCTCACCACCGAAGAACGCGAGGGATTCCGAGGCGCGCTCGACAGCTATCTACGGCGTGCCGACGAGTATCCAGACATCTACGGGGACCGGGTGCCCCGAGTACGCGACCTCGTGGCACTGGTGGAGGCCGCAGCATGATGCGCCGACTACCTACCTTCGCTATGGCCGCCGTGCTGGCGCTCGCGACCGCAGCGCCAGCATCGGCCGACCGGGTCAACGACGTCGCCAACGACATCGGCGGCGCAGTCTGCGTCATCGTCGGCGCCGACCCAACCTTCCACGGCATCAACAGCATCGGACAGGCCCTCAACCAGCGCGGGTTCACCGACCAGGCCGCCGGACGCGTCATCGCCCTCTCCGTATCTGCCTACTGCCCATGGCATCAGCCACTCATCGACCTGTACACCAAGGCCGCGCACTGGAGGTCAGCGTGAGCCGTGACGTGTGGGTCGTCGACCTGGAAACAACCGGACTAGACCGGAATATCCACCTCCCAGTCGAAGTGGCGGCCGTGAACCTCAAGACCGGGCGCGAAATCCGCTTCGTGCCCTTCATCACCGGAGATGAGCTGGGCAAGGCAGACCGGGAAGCCATGCGGATCAACATGTACTACGAGCAGGGCCTGTACAAGGACCAGCTTGACCGCGACACGTCAATCCGCTGCTACCAAGACGTTTTCGAGCTGCTACAAGGGCAGACCCTGGCAGGCGCAAATCCCCGGTTTGACGCCGACATGCTGCTGATCGGCTACGAGTGGCTACTCCAGCTGGAACCGCGGCTACCCGGTGCCAGCACTCGCGTAGAGGCGCCATGGCATCACCGTCTAGCAGACGTATGCGCCTACGCCGCAGGCACTCTCAACATCCCACCCGACGACATACCCGGCCTCGCTGGGGTGTGCCAACTACTTGGCGTCACCAATGAGGCCGAGCACACCGCGCTGGGAGACGCCCGCGCGACCGTCGAATGCTTCCGCCGCCTCTACCCCGGGAAGGACCAATGAACGACCCCGTCGCACGCCACAACCAACTGGTGAGCAAGAACATCGAGATCGCCACGAGCAAGTTGTCGCCCATGGAGCGGCTCCGGAAGCAAGCAGCCGCCAATTCCAACACTCTCGGGTACGCCGTCTTCCTGGGACTGCAACGACAGGCCAACACCTACGCCGGGACAGTGCCCGCTGACGAGGTCCAGCGTCGGCGCAGCCGGAACCGCGCGGCCCGCAAGGCGCGCCGTAGGAACCGCGCGTCATGAGGAAGGAATGCACCCGGCCCAACTGCACCGAGTTGGTACAGGCCCGCGGACTGTGCCCGACTCACTACGCCAAGTACCGGCGCCTCGCTGTCTCCGACGGCCGCTGGAGCCCGCTGCACGTACCAGCGGACGACACCCGCACCCGCGTCCTCGCCCTGATGGCGGCGGGGGTCGGCATATCCCGGATCGCGGAACTTGCCGGAGTGACCCACCGGGCCATCGACTTCCTTACCCGGGAAGACCAGCGCCTGGTGAAACGAACCACCCGCGCCGCAATCCTCGCTATACCGGTGCCCGTGTGTCCGTTTGGGCCACAGATGGCCGCTGGCGCGCGGATAGATGCCACCGGTTCACGGCGCCGCGTTCTCGCCCTCTCCGCTGTCGGATGGTCGCAGCAGCACCTCTCGGTGCGCCTCGGGCTACACCCCGGCCGCCTGTCCAAGGTCGCAACCGGCGCCGTCAAGAAGGTCACGGTGTCCCGCGCCCGAGAGATCGACGCCCTGTACCGCGAGTTGCAGGAAGTGCCAGGTCCTTCCAACGTCGCACGGCGCATCGCCACGCAGAGGGGATGGCCGCCGCCGGTGGCATGGGACGACACCGAAATCGACGACCCCGCCGCAACGGCCCACATCCGCGGAGGACAGGTCGTATGGATCGACCTCTACCGCGACTACCTCGACCTCGGATTGTCCAACGACCAGATCGCCGAACGCATGGGAGTCACAACGGAATCCGTCGAAGCACGGCTCAAGCGGCTACGCAAGAAGGGCATAGCGGCATGACAGCACGCAAGAAGGCCAAGCCGCTACCGGGTGCCATAACCACCCAGAAACGCAACGACGGCACCGGTTGGAGCTGGCGCTGGCTCTCCAACAAGGGCAACGTGCACTTTCACCCGGGACCGTTCCCAACCACCACCGCTGCGCGCGCCGCAGCCCGTAAGTGGGTACGAGACAAAGTGCTTCGCGAGGCCCCCGGTGACGACGAATGAGCGCGCGGCGACGCTGCCCAGTATGCGGTGCAACCGTGTTCCGCACACCCAACGGCAACGTCCTCACACACCACGACCCACACGGCATCGCGCGCTGCCCCATGTCGGGCGACAAGTTCGAGATTTGCGAGCCGTGGACCCCACGCGTCAAGCACCTTTGGGAACGGCGGGCCGCGGCGTGACTACCGACGACATCTGGGCAGAGCCGTACATCACCGAGTGGAACGAAGACCTGACCCGTGAACACGTCCAGGGCCGGTCAATGGGCTGGTGCGAGTGGTGTGGCAAGCAGCACGGGACTGACATGCACCACCGCCGCAATCGTTCACAGGGCGGTGGCTGGCACCCCGCCAACATCGTGCACCTGTGCCGCGACTGCCACCACTGGGTCACCACCAACCCGGCGGACGCCGAAGCAGTCGGACTCACCCTCACCCACGGCCAGGACCTATACGACACCCCCATCGCGCTACCGCTGCACGACATCTACCTGCACGACAACTACCTACCGAAGGGCCGCAACGCATGACCGCCGCCGACGTGAAGCTGATACCCGCCGTGGACGGCGTATACGCCGGTATCCCCGACGAGGCGTACCACGCCGACCGGGCCAGCCTGTCGTCATCAGGTGCACGTTCCCTGCTGTCACCGTCCTGCCCGGCGATCTTTCACCACGAGCAACAGCAGCCGCCGAAGCCGAAGAAGCAGTACGACTTTGGGCACGCCGCACACAAGTACGTGCTGGGCGAAGGCAGCGAGATCGCAGTCTTGGACCCCGCGGTGCACGGATTGAACAAGGACGGCACACCGTCCAAGGCGCCGACACACACCGCCATGTGGCAGCAGGCCGTCGACGAGGCACGCCAGCGCGGCCAGGTACCAATGAGCGTTGACGAGGACACCAAGGCCCGGGCGATGGCGGCGAAGGTCCGTGAACACCCACTGGCCGCCGCACTGCTGGCAGATGGCACCCCGGAGTTGTCCGGGTACTGGCACGACCCAGAAACCGGTGTCCGGCTCCGCTTCCGGCCCGACTGGCTGCCCAACCCCGGCCGCGGACGTCTCGTTGTCGTCGACTACAAAACGAGCACCAGTGCCAGCCCCGCTCACTTCGCCAAGGCCGCAGCCGAATACGGATACCACCAACAGGTTCCCTGGTACCTCGACGGACTTGCCGCCGCTGAAATCTCGGATGATGCCGCGTTCGTATTCATCGTCCAGTCGAAGGACGCCCCATACCTGGTGTCCGTCATGGAACTTGACCCGCAGGCCGTCGACCTTGGCCGCCGCCGCAACCGCAGGGCCATCGACCTCTACGCCCGATGCGTCGCCAACGACCACTGGCCGGACTACGGCCAGGGCATCCACCCCGTATCCCTACCCAACTATGCCGTCTACAGCCAAGAAGGAGACCTAGACCAGTGACCGTCACCGCCTACCAGCCCGTATCCGCTCCCACCCGTACTTCAACCAGCCAGGCGACGTCTGTGGAGCAGTCCCGCGCTATCGCCGAGGTGCAATCGGCTGTCATTGTCGCGCAACAGATTCCGCGTGACCTCAACCGCGCCGAGGCAGAGATGCGGGACGCGTGCAGCCGTTTGGCCATGGCCGTCCAAGCGTTCTACCAGGTACCCAACCGTGGCACCGGCCCGTCTGTTCACCTGATGCGCGAGCTGGCCCGGGTATGGGGCAACGTCCAGTACGGCGTCAACGAGTTGCACCGCGACGACACCAGGGGAGAGTCAGAGATCCTGGCCTGGGCGTGGGACGTCCAAACCAATACCCGAGCCACCCGTACCTTCATCGTCCCGCACGCCCGCATGGCCCGCGGTCGCCGCGAGGAGCTGACCGACCTCGGCGACATCACCAATAACAACAACAACGCTGGCGCCCGCGCCGTACGCGAGTGCATCAGCGCGATCCTGCCCAAGTGGTTCACCGAGGAAGCACAAAACCGGTGCCGCGCCACCCTCGAAAACGGCGAGGGCGTCCCACTCAGTGAGCGCATCGAGAAGATGGTCACCGAGTTCCGCAAGCAGCTGGGCATCACCGAGGCCCAGATGGAAGCCCGGATCGGAAAGAAGCGCGGGGCCTGGGACGCAGGGGACGTCGCCCAGATGGGCATCACCTACACGTCCATCACCCGCGACGGTCTCGACAAAAACGAGGCATTCCCGGCCGCGGCATCGTCACTGGCCGACGAAATCACCGCAGCGGCAGCAGAGAAGAAGCAACCAGAAACGGACCCCGAGGCATCTACGGCCGGTGATCTGGCACCCGACGACCAGCGCGCTACCGAGCGCGAGGGTGCTACAGAGCCCGGGGCCGAGGAGGTCCCCGCGCCGGGCGGTGGTGACCCCACGCCGCCGCCCGGCAGCGGCACATCTGACGGGGACGACCCGGCAGAGGTCAACAGCTGCGGCGATTTCCTGGCCACGAAGAAGGACGTCGGCACTATCCGCGGCCTTCTCGCCAACGCCAAGTACTCGTTCCGCACCAAGGAATCCGCTGCCGACGCACTGGCCTACCTCAAGACGGTCATCGGCAGGGAAATCTCGGACATCAACGACCTGTCCGAGTCAGAAGCGGCAGACGTCATCGCAGCGCTCACGAACACCAACACCAGCAAGGAGAACTAACCAAATGTCATGGGAATTCGTAACATTTCTGATCTTCGGCAGCATTGCAGTACTGCTACTACTGGGCGGGCTTGTCGGCCGCCGATTCAACCGGCGTGCTGATGGCCCCGTCGTGACACTGTTCATGGGCGGTATCGCCTTGGCTATCGCCGTTCTTGTCCTCGTGATCGGCTCCTTCACGGTCGTTGGTACCCGCAAGGTCGGCATCGAGACGGTATTCGGCAAGCCGTCCGGCGACACCCTGTCCAACGGTCTGCACTGGAAGAAGCCGTGGGCGACGGTCGACGAGATGGACGCAGCGGTCCAGATCGACAAGTACGAGGGTAACGGCCGCATCAAGGTCCGGCTGGGTAACTCGTCCACCGCCGACGCTGACGTATCCGTGCGCTGGCAGATCAAGCAGGACGCCGCCGACGAGCTGTACGTGCAATACCGGTCATTCGACAACGTCCGTACCAACCTGATCACCCGCAACCTCCAGGTCTCACTAAACGACATGTTCTCCAAGCTCGACCCATTGGCGACCAAGTGGGCCAACGGGTTACCGCTGGAGACCTTCGCCAAGGACGCGTCCGAGAAGCTGCGCGCTCTGGTAGGAGACCAGGTCGACATCCTGGACGTCGCCGTCCCCACCATCGACTACGACGACGGCACCGAGGCCCGTATCAACGAGCTGAACGCCGAGCGCGCGAACACCGCGAAGGCCGAGCAGGCGAAGAAGACGGCCACCGAACAGGCCGAAGCCAACCGCATCCTCTCCTCGTCAGTGTCCAACGACCCCAACGTGATTGTGCAGAACTGCATCACCAAGGCACTGGACAAGAGCATGTCGCCGTGGGGCTGCTGGCCCGGCACCGGCGCACTCGCCACCATCCCCGCACCCATCAAGTAACACCCCACGAAAGGAACACCGCCCATATGACCACTCCAGCCCCCGAGGAAGAGGACCGGGTACGCCCGTTCGCCGACTTCCTGCGGGAACTCCAGAAGGGCCGCGTGCACGACGAGCTGTCCGACGGCCTCAAGGAAGTTGTTGCCGCCGTCCGCGCGACCGGGAAGGCCGGGTCACTCACGTTGAAGCTCAGCGTTTCTGAGCAAGCCAACACCTCGATGTTGGTCATCAAAGACGACGTGACCGTCAAGGCGCCACAGGCCGACCGCCAGGTATCCCTCTGGTTCGTCGACCGCGAGGGCAACGTCACCCGCACCGACCCGGCGCAACTCCAATTCGAGTCCATGAAAGCGGTCGCCGAGAGCACCACGAACATCCGAAAGGAAGCCTGACCCATGACCGACGAAATCCGCACCGAGGCAGACGCTGTCGCCGAACTCACCAACGCGGCGGAGCGGCACCGCACCGAGCAGGTAGTGCCCGACACCGCGCACATCCTGTCGTACGTCACAAACGAAGACGAACACCGCGAGTTCGACTCGTTGGAGCGGTTCCTGCCGAACCCACGCCGCGACCGCGGCACCACCACCGTGCTGGACGTCGACAGCTTCAACAAGCTGAGCGACGGCGCTCTGCAACTCGACGCCGTCGCGTACGCCGACCGCAGCCCGAGCCGCATCACCGCGGTCCTGAACGACAAGGGCTGGCGTGACCACCGCATCGTGGTGGCGTTGCAGCTGTCTCGTGAGTGGAACCACTGGGCGGCGGCTGACGGCAAGCTGCTCAACCAGATTCAGTTCGCCGAGCACATCGAGGACGGCCTGGCGGCCATCACCTCGCCACCGGCAGCGGACCTGATGGAGGTTGTGCAGAACTTCCAGACGAAACGCAAGGTCGAGTTCCAGTCCGGCCACCGCACCCAGTCCGGCGAGGTGCAGTTCCAGTACAAGGAGGAGGCCACCGCGACCGCTGGCGGCAAGGGCGGACACATCGAGGTGCCCGAGCACTTCACCCTCCGTATCCCCGTCTATGAGCGCGGCGACGTGTACGACCTCACCGCGCGTCTGCGGTTCCGCATCGGACAGGACGGCTTGCTCCTCGGCTACAAGCTGGACCGTGCCGGGGACGTCAAGGACGCAGCGTTCGACGCCGAGGTGGCGAAGCTGGCCGTCATCAAGTCCGTGTTCGGTCCCGCGCCCGACACGATCCGCGAGCTGTGAGCAGGAGGAAGGAGTTCCCGTTGGTGGCGGTGTTAGCCGTCACCAACGGACTCCCTGAAGGCGCCATCTGCACCGTGGTGCAGGTGCAGGACCTGTTGTCGCACATGACCGGCAACCGCATCTTCTTGCACCAGATACCGCGTGCGAAGGACGTGTGCGGCAAGTTCCTCCGCGACCAGCACACCTGGCTAGACAACACCTGTCCTTCATCGGAGCAGCTGGCCGACGTCGCCAAGTTGCGGCGCTGGGCGAATGCAGTCCAGAAGGTGCGCGGCGAAACGGTGAAGGTAAGCGTGTTGCCCGGGGACGCCTACACGTACATGGACCCGATCATCGAGAACGCGGTCAACATCAAGGCCGCGGAGCAGGCCGCCAAGGAGAAGGCGGCAGCACAGTGACCACTCACACCGCCACCGGCTACCTGATCTTGGAGGCGTCCCGCGGCTACCGCACAGGCGACGACGGACTCAAGGTCGTCAACGGCCTGCGCATCGCCGGGTACCGGGCCAACCGTCCGGCGAAGCTGGCGCGCGACCAGATCACCGTCAAGGTTGGGGTCACCGTTGATGCTGCCGAGTTCTCGCCCATAACAGCAGAAATCGCGATCACCCTCGACCCTTCCCAGATCATCCACCCCGTCGTCGACGCGCTTCACCCGGGCGAGCACGGATGACACTCGTGCGGCTGGAACTGGTCGGGGAGAAGGACGACCGGCTGACTGTCACCGCGGACAAACTGACTGACCACTTCGCGATGCATCCGGCCATCATGGTCGACACCGACACGGGCGAGAAATTCCTCAACCCCGCGGTGTGGTCTCTAACCCACATCGCGAGCGGCAAAGAGGTCGTGAAGCTCTACCAGGAAGACCCCATCGAGTGCCCGGGGGAGCCGCGCGCTGTCGACCCTGACGTGGCCGCCGAGTTCGCTAAATGGTTGGAGCAGCAGACCAATTGGGATGCGGAAGTGCCAAACGTCGGCACGGACGTTTACCGGCAACTGTTCCTCTACCAAGGCGACATCAACCACTGGGCTGAGCCACCAGCCTGCGACAAGTGCGGCAAGCCAAACGCGATAACCGGCACACACATGGGCGTCAAAGCGTCCCTATGCCACGCCTGCGAAAACAACACCTAGGAGCCCTGATGGCGACCCTCACACAGGCCGACATGTTCCCCACAGCCAAACGGAACACTCTCAACTACCCGGGCGACGTCGCCGACCACGTCATGAGCGTCAACCAGCGATGGGGGCCGGACATGTTCGGCGCCTTCTATACGCCCGTCGCCGCTGTCTACCGCCCCGAGTCCGACCAGACCAAGGTCACCTTCCGGTCTATCCCACGCCCACAACCACAACGCGCCCACCGGCGCGACGAGATCCCAATGGCACATCCGGATGGCAACCGACGCCAGCGCCGACACAAGGGAAAGAAACATTGACCACCAACGATATTGAGCGCGTCGCGAAGGCAGCCACCGACTTCACTAACCGGCTGCTCAATGGCGTAGCCACTCGCATCGAATCGTTCGTCCAGAGCGTTGATACCGAAGCACTGGCCGACGCGATAACCGGCATGCGGGCCACCGTGTCCCCGGGCGCTAATCCTGCGCCAGCCCAGGCCATGTACGTCGGGACGGCGGTGCGGTGCGTTACCTGCCAGGGCGTGTACCGCGTCAAGAGCGATGGACGTAACCCGCTGTGGGTATGCCAGCCGTGCGCGCGCCAATGGTGCCGCTGGGACGGTGTCACACCGCAGGTTTCAACACACCTACAGGTTGTTGGGGCGGGGGAGAAGCGATGACCGCCACCGGCCCCAACAACCACCACTGGCTCCGCAAGTGGTTGCGCCTGGAACCGCACCAACCAATCGGTGCAGATGGTGAACCGCCATATCTGTTGCGCTGGTATGTGATTCCACGCAACAGGTGGCTTAACATCTACCTCCACAAGTTCCTGCGCGACGACGATGACCGCGCCCTGCATGACCACCCCTGGTGGTTCTTCTCCCTGATGCTGTGGGGGCAGTACGTCGAGGTCACCGAGCGGGGCCGGTCCGTCCGGTCGGCCCCAGAGCCGTGGCGCCTGTTCTGGGGCGACCGGCCGCTGGCATTCCGGCGCGGCACATGGCGGCACCGCGTCGAGCTGGTACCGGCCGCGACGCACTCAAACCAGTTCCTCGCGCGCCGCGATCAGCGCAAGCTCCCGTGCTGGACACTCATCGTGACGGGGCGGCGGGTACGCCTTTGGGGGTTCTGGTGCAAGGACCGCGCGGATGAAACCAACGTCGACAACGCCATAGACCGCATGCGCGTGCGCCGCGGTGAGGTGTTCGAAGTAGACCGGTTTATCCCATGGGACGAGTTCGGGGCGGCTGGGTGCGGTGAGCCCACAACGGTGGACGAACAGCAGCGACCGAGCACGTCACCCACCCGCGTAATAGACGCAGCACACCTGGCGCGACAGCGTGCATTCAGCCTCGCAACCTTCGGTCCGGGTGCCCGAACCAACGGAGTCTTGGACCACATCGGCAAAGAGCTGGACGAGATACGAGATGCGCCGCAAGACATCTCTGAATGGGTCGACGTCATCATCCTCGCGTTCGACGGAGCATGGCGTGCCGGTTGGGAACCGCAACAGATCATCGACGCGATCCTTGCGAAGCAAGCCAAGAACGAGATGCGTGTGTGGCCTGACTGGCGGACCAGCGACCCGGACAAGGCCATCGAGCACATCCAATCAGATGTCCAGTCGGCGGCACAGGACTGATGAAGATCATTGACACGCACCGCCAATGGGCCACCGTCTGCGTCGATTGCCCGGCCGACGGCAACAACCCTGACGACGGCAAGACGTGGGAGTTCCCAGGCACAGACGACGGCAAGGAGCGTGCGGAAGCGTTTGCCGCACGCCATAAGTCGTTACAAGGCCACCGCACCCACGTCAACGAGCAGTACACCGTGACGGCCGCCCGTTTCGACGACGGCCTCGGCTACCTCGCGGTAGGCGATGCCGGAGACACCGAGGCATCCATCGGCAAGAAGGTTCTGCTTCCAACGGTATTCACCGGCAGGCCCGCCGTGTACTTCTTGGCCGACTGCCAACAGTGCGACGGGAATGCGATCCCATTCGGCACCGAGGAAGACCGCGACCTCTGGGCCGACGGCCACCACAAGGGCACCGGCCACGATGTCACGCCATCCGTCGAAGTACGACCGGACGAAGGGGACTGCGCACCGTGAGCAAGACAGTCGATATCCGTACTGGCACCTACACCACCAGCGGCGGCATCACCTTCAACGTCAGCGACACGGACCTCGGCGACTGCGGGGTTACCGACTGCAACGAGCCCGCGATGGTCGATATGGACCTCGACGGCGCAGGCGGTAAACGATGCCCCACGCACTACCAACCATGGGCTGAAAACCCAACGGAGACATGACTATGACACCAGAGAAGATGCTGGAAGTAGCGACACGCAATCACCGTATGACCATCCTGCGAGAAGAAGGCTTGTACCGACACATTAGGTTCGCCGAACCTGGTACCGGCATATGGCGTTTCGACCTTGTGACATGGCCCGGTCACCTGGTGATCACCGGGGACCTGGAGGACTATCACTTCTCGCGACTGCCCGACATGTTCGAATTCTTTCGCCATCCCGTCGGATACATCAATCCGTCCTACTGGGCGGAGAAACTCTGTGGGCCAACCCGGTCCATGTCCTTCTCGGCGGAGTTGTTCAAACAGCTGGTGTATCAGTACTTCCGCGAGTGGTGCCAACAGAACGGCGGACCACACCGGCCGTTGTGGTGCGCGATATGCGAAGAGGTGATGCGCGACGAGTACGGCTATGACGACGTGGTTGACGAGAGCATGGCGCACCACGCGTTAACACGTTTCCGGCACGGCGATTTCGAATTTGTCGACAGCTGGGAGTGGGAACTAAAAGACTACGACTACCACTTCCTGATAGCGCTGCACGCCATTGTGTGGGGCATCAACATGTATGACGCCGCGAAGGCTGCGGTGGCGTAATGGGTGATAAGACGGGCATCGAATGGACTGATGCCACCTGGAATCCAATATCAGGGTGCGACAAGGTATCTCCGGGATGCGATAACTGCTACGCGGAAGCGCTCTCTGAGCGATTCCGGGGCAAAGCCGGGCACTATTACGAGCGGGGTTTCGATGTTCAGCTGCGCCCCAACATGCTTGAGCTACCGCTGTCCAAGAAGTGGGCGGACCCTCGTCGCATCTTCGTAAATTCAATGTCAGACCTATACCACGACGCAGTCCCACACACCTACCTCGCCCAGGTGTACGCCGTCATGGCCTTGGCGCCCCAACACATATTCCAGGTGCTCACCAAGCGCCACGGCCGAATGCACTCCGTGCTGACGTCCAATGACCTCAGCCGAAAAGGCGCCGGTCTGAGCCTGGAAGCCATGGTGCGCAACGTTGTCGACAATTGGCGGGGTGCCCAGGAGCGCATGGACTGGCCCAAGGGCGATGACCTCGTTTGGCCCCTCCCCAACGTGCACCAGATCGTCAGCGTTGAGGACCAGAAACGGGCCGAGCTGCGTATCCCGGTGCTGCTCGAAACCCCAGCTGCGGTGCGTGGCATCAGCGCCGAGCCGCTGCTCGGCTCGGTCGAACTGTTATCGACTGGACTACTCGCCCGGGACGAGTACGGCCGCGGTATCGACTGGGTGATCGTCGGCGGCGAGTCCGGCCACGGTGCACGGCCGATGCACCCGCACTGGGCCAAGTCCCTACGCGCACAGTGCTTGCAGGCCGAAGTCCCCTTCCTGTTCAAACAGTGGGGCGACTGGACGCCCCTGGCCCCGTTGAAAGACGGCAAGTTCGACTTCTCCAAGGGCATCGTGATGACCGACGACGGAAACACCTACAACCGTGGTGATCTCACGTGGCCCGACGGCCCACGCGTCGGTGAGGCGATACGAGCCGACTACCCGCATCACAACCCGACCTCTATGTACCGGGTCGGCAAGAAGAAGGCGGGGCGGGAGCTGTACCACGACGGCCGAACCTTCGACGGATACCCCGAGGCGGTGACGGCATGACGACAGTCTGGTTCACATCCGACCTCCACATCGGCCACATGCTGGTGGCGCTGGACCGTGCGCAGCGCGCCGGTGTCATGGTCGCGCGGCTGATACCGCAGGAGGTTGCCGTCGCATGGAACGACGGCCTCCTCGCCCACAACTGGGACGCCGTCGTGCAGCCGCACGACCAGGTATGGGTACTGGGCGACCTCAGCGCCGGATCGTCTGAGGCGCAGCGGAACGCGCTGGCATGGATGGCGGAGAGGCCTGGCGAGAAGCACCTGGTGGCCGGTAACCACGACCGGGTGCACCCCATGTATCGGGACGCCCACAAGTGGCAGCGGCAGTACCTGGCGGTGTTCCAGTCGGTGCAGCCGTTCGCGCGCCGCCGCGTCGGCGGCCACACCGCGCTGCTGTCGCACCTGCCGTACCGCGGCGACCACACCACGGAGCAGCGGTACAACCAGTACCGGCTCCGCGACGAAGGCGAGTGGCTTCTACACGGGCACACCCATTCCCGCGCCAGCTTCCTCCCACATGTGCACCAGCGGCAGCTCCACGTGGGCGTCGACGCATGGCACATGGCGCCCGTGAACATCGACGTGCTGGCTGACGGCATAGAGCAGCTGGGAGCCGAGTGGTGAGCGGCGGCAGCTTCAACTACCTGTACGCGGACGACCTAGACGAAGTCATGTGCCACATGTCCACCCTCAACGACATGGCCGACGCCCTCGACTCGTCCTTTCCGGGGACTCGCGCCGCACGGGACACCCGTGCACTCATCGCCCGCATCAACGAGGCGTTCACCGCGTGGGAGTCCGACCAGATGAAGGCACTACGGGACGTCTGGCACGACGTCGAGTGGTGGACATCCATGGACTACAGCCGAGATAAGGCGCAGGCGGCCGTCGACAACTACCGCAGCAACCACAACGGGCTGCTCAGCTGGGCGCCCCTGTCCGGCAACGCAACCCATGACAAGGAGACAGCGTGAACCTCAACGCGACACTGGACACTGGCGCACCGGTCCAGACCCCGCCGGAAGTTCCACCTGAATATCTGGACGGCCGTGTGACCGTAAGTGACACCGAGCTGGCCGCCATGATCGTTTGGCTACAGAAGGAGATACCCGACTTCCCAAAGAAGCTGGAGTACAACACCGCCAAACACTTAGTGGTCGGGTTGCTCCGCGCCCTGAACGTCAAGCGCCTGGGCTACGCCGAGGGCAGCGTAGCCGTACACACAGACGGTCGCCTGGCCCGTCGCTACTACTCGGCCGCCGAGAAGCGGTTGACCTGGTTAGTGATTCAACCTCCCAGTGACGCGCAACTGGAGGTAGACAGCGGCACGGAGCTGCCAGGTTTCAGCTGGACCGTCCACCCTGTGGAATGGGCCGTGACCCAGTGACCGCGTCCTACACATTCAACACCCGCCCTGTGCAACCGGGTCCGGTCGTCGACTTCTTCGACTACGCCGACCTCAAGTGCATACCGGCAACCCCTAACCTGGAACGTGCCAGCCTCCAGAACGCCGTCCTGTTCGGCGGCCCCGCTGTCCGGCGGTGCTTGGAGCAGGCGCCCATTGTCGGTGATCACACACACGTGCACGTCGACACGAAGGTGTCGCTGCTTCTGCCCGGGTTCATCCCTGCGATACCCGGCTGGCACACCGACGGCGTACCGCGGCGTAACGCAGACAAGCCGGGCGAGGAGACCAGTCTTATGTCGGCCAGTGCGTCCAACACCGGCGCTCCGTCGCTGGCGGCACAAACGCTCCTGGAGGCGCGGGGCTACCGGCCCCGATTCCACACCGTCCACGTCGGCAACGACTGCCCCACGCGGTTCATGCGGCACCCGTACGTGGTCGGCCTGGAGCACAGCGGGGACTCCGGCCTGTACCGCGAGTTGACACAGAAGGTGAACGCGGCAGCACCGCGCATGGGCAACGATGACTTCCTGGACGCTCCACTGGCGCAATGGATGTCGTGGGACTGGTGGAACATCCACACCGCCACCCCGGCCGAGACCCGCGGCTGGCGCCTCCTGATACGCGTCACCGAGTCCGACCAGCCGCCCCTAGACACTGGCTTCATCCGATCCCAGACCCAGGTGTACGTGCCCACGGAGTTCGGCTGGTGAGCATGCCCCAACGTATTCAGTTGCGGCGTAGTGCGGGCTGGCGGAAACCGGAAGGCGCGATCAGCGTTACCCGGCCCGGGCGATGGGGCAACCCGTTCAAGGTCGTGTGCGCCGGTACGGAGCCCGGCCTTTTCAGCCGCCGTCGCGAACGTGTCTGGACCGTCGCGGGGCCAGGAACATTCTTCCAGGGCACCGGGACACACGACTGGGCAGCCGCCTACGCAGTGCGCCTGTACCGCCGCTGGCTCCTCGGCTCCATGAAACGCGTGGAGGACCTGGTGCCACTTCTCCGAGGCCACGACCTTTGCTGCTGGTGCCCACTTGACGCCCCCTGCCACGCCGACGTCCTACTCGAGCTAGCCAACCAGAAGGAGACATAGCTGTGCCGCGCGACCATGGTCGGATTCTGACAATCATCTGGCGGGACAAAGACTTTCAGCAGCGCTCGGTGGAGGCACAGCGCATGTACATGCTCCTGCTGTCGCAGCCGAACGTGAACAACGCCGGAGTCTTGCCGCTGCAACTGAGCAAGTGGGCGAAGGGCTGCGACCAGACCAGCGTCGCCGATGTACGCCGCGCTACAAGCGAACTCGCCGAGCACCTGTATGTGGCGTACGACGAGGACACCGAGGAGTTGCTGGTCCGCTCGTACATACGCAACGATGGCGTGCTCAAGCACAAATACCTGTTCGCGAATGCTCTGAAATGCGCCCAGGCCGTCGAATCCCCGAGCCTGCGTGCCGTGCTGGCGGCCGAGTTGCGGCGCACCCGTCGTGCCGATGCGGTGACGGTCGCCAACCAGATTGACCCTTCTGGCCCGGGTCCAGACGGCACCCCGACAGACCCGAGGCCGGACGGTGACCCGACGCCCCCAGACAGTGACCTCGATGGCATCGAGATGCCATCCGAAACCGACCCCGATGGCATCGAAAACCCATCGCAATCCGATGTGCCATTGGAATGCCATTCCGATGGCATCGCGATCACTAGGGGGAAGGGGAAGGGGAAGGGGAAGGGGAAGGGGTCACCTTGGGTAGGTGGTTACGTTGGGGAGGCGCCCACCCGCTGCCCCAAGCACATCAACGACCCACATCCCCCAAACTGCCGTGACTGCATGACAGCCCGGCTGGCAGCGGAGGCAGCCGCCGAGGAGGCAGCCGAACGTCAGAAGTCGGACCGGGCAGCAGCCCTGGCCCGGCGGGAGGCGTGCACCCGCTGCCAGGGCGGCGGCTGGATCGAGGCCGACGACGGTTCCGGCGTCCTGCCCTGCACGTGCCGTAAACCCCTACAGCTCGTCCCACACCCCGCAGACGCGCGGAGGGCAGCCGGATGACCGCCAGCGAGACGTCACGGGCATTTCAGGCCAAGTACCCAGACCAATGCGAGGACTGCGACGAGCCCGTCAACGTCGGCGACTGGGTCCGGTACGTCGACGACGCCCTCATCCACACGGACTGCCCCAACGCCGCGCCGCCAGTGGCCATCACGGACGTTTGTGGCAAGTGCTGGACCGTGCACGCTGGGGGCTGCCTGTGATGACCGGAGACCGCCTCACCGAACAGCAGATCGCAGCCCTAGTAGACACCCAGCTGGTCGGACTGAACGACCAGTTTGTCGGCCGACGCCCGACCTGCCAGCACCCACAACACACGTGCAGGCGGGCGGTCACCGCGGTCGTCTCGGTACACGTCCTGGACAACTGCGACGGCGAGGAGGCAGACGAATTCGGCAACGAGGTGTTCCTGTTGTGCACGAATTGCGCACGGGCGCTGTGGATAGCGGCCCAGTGGGAGGTACGCGACCGCACGGTCGCCGCTACCCGTGCTGGCGTCATACCCATGTGCTCTACCTGCCAGGCGCCAGTGGCCAAGCCATCGCACATCGTCCGCGATTTACGCAAATACGAGGAGGTTTTCGATGCACCGTGAGTGGACCCCGGAGCAGCTAAAGCGTTGGCGCATACGCAAAGCGCAGGACGGCGAACAGACACCCTGGCAGCGCCGGGACTGGTCCGCACTGCCCGACGACGTCCTGACCGCGTCGCCGCAATGGTGCATATGGCGGCCCTGGGAGCAACACCCCATTGCCTGTGTCGACACCCAGCAAGACGCCATCCGGCACGTCATCCTCCAATTGCAGAGCGCGTACCTACGCGCGGCCGAACGGGAGGAACTGGAGCGACAGGGCATGGAGCTAGCGCGCATCAACAACCGATCGCGGGGGCTGGCGTCGTGAGTGTGCTTCTTGAGGCCCTGGCGCTATTCCTCGCGGCTAGTGGCGGATTCACCGCGTACCTGTTCACACTTGGACCGCGCCGACGCGGCAACCAGATCCAGATCTCCGGCGACAATTCCGTCGCGATCCAGACTGGCGGGACCATCACGGTGCAGGCCAGCCACGGCAGCATCGCCGCCCACACCATCGTCGGCGACGTGACTATCGGCGGCGGGCGTCGGGTCAGCGTCGAGCCGAACCCGTTAAGGCGCGCCCTGCTTGCCAGGTCTGGTGCCGGGCAGCCGCTGTTCATGGTCGGCGAGGTCGACTCTCCCGACGAGTTGCTCAGCATGGTCAACGCGGCCGACCACATCGGCAAGTGGTGGTGGGACCGCACGAGCAAGGTCGCATACCTCTGGCTCGGCCAGGGCTACAAAGTCCTAGGCGCACCCGAGACAGCCAAACCGACACGACCCGACACCTACCGCGTATCTGAGTTCGCTGCCCAGTGCGCCTGCCCCCGTTGCGGATTCGTCAACACCCACTACATCCAGCCATGCACACAGGACCCCGGCTCCGTTACCCGGGAGTGCACGGAGTGTGGACAGACTTGGAGGCAGCAGTGACCTATCAGAGCGTACGTCTGGACGATCCGACCACCCCAGTTGCGTTGCACCGCAACGGTAAGAAGTGGCCAATACCCTTCCGTCTGAACCTCGCACACGACGACTTTGTCCGCGCCAGGCTGACCGACACCCTGCACCCCGGCGACATCCTGGACCTGCCCTTCAACGTCACCGGCACCATAGTGGAGATCGCCGTATGGCCGCCGAAAGCCCGCGACAACGACGGCCACTGGTTCGCACGCAAGACCCACCCATACCGAATCGCCCTGCAATTCCACGCCTTCGATACCTGCCCCCAATGCGACACCCAGGCAGCACACCAGGTCGAGATACCCGAATACGAGACGTGGTGGGACAGTCCGCTAACCGCCGAGTTCCCGCACCGCAGGTACGTCCTCCGCACCTGCATCACATGCCGCAACTCATGGGAACAGGACGAGGCGCAATGAGCAGCGCAGGCGCTCCCGTCCTATGCGGCTGCGGCCACTACACCCCGGACGTGGCCATGGTGATGCAGGGCTATGCCTGGACGTGCCCCGGATGCACGCGCCGCTGGGTCAAACATCAGGACCGCATCTGGTTTCTAGAGCCGGGCCAGGATCTGCCCGTAACGGCCTGTCTCAGATGCGGTCAGCCGATAGACGACGACCAACGATGCATACCCGTCCTAACCGGGCCACCCGTGCCAAACGTCCTTGTACCCAACCACGACTACATCCACCTCGACTGCCTGCTAGGAGTAACACTGTGACGCACCGTGATCCGCACCGCTGCGCGTTCGGACACCGATGCATAAACCACGACTGGTCAACCGTCGTCGACGAAGACGACCAACCGTCCGGCCAACTCATCGCCGACGGCGTCGTCTGCGGCGGCTGCCTAACCCGCCTCCGGTACGCCGTCAACGGCCTACCCCGGGACTGGGACCGACTACACGAGGGCATCGGCGAACGTGTGTACGTCGACCGAGCACGCGTCACCATGACCGCCACCGCTGCCATCAACCTCAACACTCAACGTGATGCCCTCCAGCGCGACATCGTCGAGACCGCCGACCGGGCCGCGGAAATGGTGGAGCACGCGATGAACCTAACCGGCAGGCAGCGCCACGGCCGCCAAGGCTTCACCGTCCACCAACGTCAGGTAGTCGCCCGCTCAGCCGCCGTGATCACCGAGAACCTAGACGTACTCCTGGCCCAGCCCGCCCAACCTATGCTCGTCTGGGGCCGAGTACCCGACGGCGACGAGGGCTGGCATCCCCAGCACGGGCAACCCCGCCACCTCGTGGACCGAGACGGCGTCGACATCGCCCTCCAACTAATCGAGCTGTCCCGCAACGTCTACCAGGCCCTTGGCCTGCCCCGACTACGACACCACTCCGCCATGCCCTGCCCCGCGGTCAAACGAGACGGCCAGCAGTGCGGCGCATACACCGTCGGCCGCTGGGACGGCACCAACCAATACGACTGCACCACCTGCGGCCGGACATACGGCGAACGGGAATACCCCTGGCTCCAGCGCGGCGTCATCGACCTCATGCGCGAACTCGAAGAACGGGAGAAGAACATGCAACTACTCGATCAAATGAAACACCTTCTCGCCGAGGCATACTGGCGCCTCGACGGCATCAACGACATGGTCCAGCGCGTCGCCGACGAGCCACTGCTGGACGAGGCGGGCGCCGGACGCCTCGTTGTCGACAAAGTCAGCGCGATCCTCAACAGTGGACCGGTGCCGCACCAAACCCCGGAGCAACGCCAGACGACACCCGCGGGCACCCCGTGACAGAGGCCGCGGTCGAGGACCTGGATGTCATCGAAGCGCGGGTCTACCGCCGCTACGCCGAGACAGTCGCCGCCAGCATTCCCGGTATGCCCGACTTCTCCAATTGGCTGGACACCCTGTCCCCACCAACCAAGTACACCGTCGACACCGCGCTGGTATGCCCCGGCACCGTCACGGAGGTTCCGCAGTTCCCGCCCGAACGCTGGATCACGTACCCGGCCCGGCGCCGCGTGTCCCTGATGCTGGCCGACGAGATGCTCAACCGCATCAACGACGGCAACACCGCCCACGACTGGCTCACCATGGCCGGAATCCTGCTGACCTTCGGGGGACGGAGCCGCGAGGCATGACGCCGCGTACCCGGCACCTGCTTCCATGGAACCCAGAGACGGGACACATCAACGTATCCCGCAGCCCAGCGATAGGGCACGACTATGACTGACCAGAAAGTTTGGAAGTGGACAGGCGACAGCCGCGAGGACAAGGCGAAACGTGTCGCACTGTCCTACCGCCAGCTCCTTGAGGACGTCGCGGCCGGACGCATCAGCGACCCCATGCAGGCCCTCATCGAACGCGACAGGTACTGGCAAGACCTCGGCGTCTACTGGGCAGTGCCATCCGTCGCCCCCGTCGACCAGGAGGCGTGGTTGTCGGCCGCCGACCTCGTCATCCACCTCGCCCACATCGTCCAACTCACCGAGCACCAGGTCCGCAACTGGGCGTACCGGCGACGAAAAGGACTGGGCGACGGCATAACCGAGCGCACCGGGCCAGAAGGCAAACCGGAATACAACGTCGCCGACGTCCTTGCCTACCTCACCCGCCAACGCGTCCGACGACAGGGAGGCACAAGCGCATGATCTGGGAACTATGGGCCACCCCGTCCGGCCAGATCTTCTGGCAGCTCGACAACTGGGGCGGCTTCTACAAATGCGAACCGCCCAGCAACGGCCGCGAGACGGTGGAGACGCTGCCCGCCGACGCCCGGCCACTGATCAACGACGGCAGGTGGATCACCGGCGTCATGGACGCCGCCGAAGACGAGGCCCAACGCCGCATCATGGAGCCCGACTGGCCAACCCAACGTGTAGAACGCCCCTACGAGAAAGCCCAGCGCCTGCGGTTTGAGCGGTACATGGCAGAGGTCAAGAGCATGACCGCAGCGGCCATCGCAACGCCCCAGAATGGCGGAACGTCATGACCGGCATCGCCTTCGTCGACGTGACCCTGGCGTGGAAACGCATCGAGGACCGTTGGCATAAAGGCCGCTGGTTGTGGGTCGCCCACCACCGCGACGACATCGGCGGGACCTACACCCTGCTGCCACGGACAACGGAGTACCGCCTCTGGGACCCGCCGACCAACACCACCACCGAGGTCGTCAAACGCTGCTGGATCACTGAATACGCGCCCGGATCGCGCGACTGGGACGCTATTACGTCATCCCGGGACCTCTACTGCGGCAACGACCTACGCGCCGCCCGCAAGGCCGCTGAGAAACACCACGCAGAGACCCGCCGCCGTTCCGCGTGGGAACGCTACATGCGGAACAACGACCCGCCAGCACCCACAACCCCCGAGGAGCAGCAGCGGATGGACGCCCGTATCTACTGGCCGCCGGTCGACGTTTAGTTGCTGGACAGTTCGGCCAACTATCCAGCTCAGCTCGTCAGAGGCTGATCTTCAAGCGCCTGTGCCGCCCTCTTAGCCTCGTTGAGTGTCTTCTCGTCAGCGATTTCGGACCAGCCAATCGCACCTGGTTCATGGACTAGTGCCTGCCATCTGTACCCGCCATCCGCGGACTTGTAGCGCGCTAGCTCGTACTGCCTGCGGTAGGCGCCAATTTGCTTACCGCCGCCAATGGCGTCGTATAGGCCAGGGCGGACTTGTTGCCACGGAAGCCTCTCGGCCATCAAGCACGGGACCCTTCGTGTTCAGGCATCGACGCTTCCGTACTCGGCAGCGGTGCGTTGCGCGGCATGTAGATTCGTGCCGCCAAGTCGCTCGGCTACGGCCCGCTTCGCTTCGCGGAGCCCATCCGCATTGGTGATGTGCTCACCGTTGACCTTGGTCACCCACATCCATTCGTTGCAGCCGATCATGCCTTCGCGCATGCGTACGGCGGTGGCGGTGTTGGAGCCGTCGGTGCCGGTCCAGCGGCCGGGCCGCTCGCACGTCCACTTCATCGCTGTACCTCCACATATGAGACGCCGTACGTTTCTATCTCGGGATGGTTGTCGAGTATTTCTGACCCGGTCGCGGGGTCGTAGTGCTCGATCGGGACGCCGACACCGCGCGCCCACTCAACCAAGGCCGCGGCGGCGCCTTCTGGCGTGACGTAGACGCCGATCCAACCGCCCCGATGCTCAATCAGTTCGAGTTGCGCGACCCACACCTTGGCTACTACGGCATATCCGGCGCGTTCGAGTGCGTCCAGCGCAGCATCTGCCTGTGGCCATCCACCGCCCAGGCTGTCCGCGATGATGTCGCGCGGTGCGGCGACGTCAGGGCCGGTCACGGTCGGATGTTCTGGCGTCGGACCTCGGCCAGTGTCTCGTCGACCATCTTGTCTGCCGCGTCGTTGGTCAGCCGGACGCCGTCGCCGACGAGGAATTCTTCTTTGTCGAGGTCGATGTCGTCGACGACCAGGTCATCGCCGAAGGTGAGGCGCTTGAGGTCGGCTTCGCTGTGACTGCTCATGAGGGTCATTGTGCCCCTCCTTTCCGGTACTTGGTGGGCATGGCGTGGATACATACCCAGGTCCAGTCCTGGGTGGCGTGTGGGACCAGGATCAGCTCCAGCTCGACACCGGTGTCGTCGGTGCCGATGAAGTAGAGGCGCCAGATGCCGTCGCGGTTGTCGACGAGGAGCGGCATACCTGCGTTGCGGAGTGCCGACGTGACGCGGCGCTTGTTGGCGCGCATCCGCGCTTTCGCTGTGAGTATCACTCTTGCCATGACTCAGAATGTATAGCGCACTATACGAAAGAACAAGCCTTAACGACCTTGCTTCTGTGTATAGCTCTGTATACGTTCCGAGTCATGAAAAGCCTTTATGTAAAACGTATTGCCGTCATCGGTGCCGCCATCGCGGCCCTAACGGTGCTCCCAACTGCGACCGCCTCCGCGTTTCCCGACCGTTGCCTGTATGCCGCGACAGACGCCAAGACCTGCCTGGGCGCCCGACCGGCGCCCTTCACGCCAGCCGGTGGCGGCGGATACAAACCACCGGAGGACCCGGAATGCCCTGAGGGCCAGCACCGTCCATCTACAGCTCCGGCAGGTCCTCGCGCGGGCGAAACTGGAGGTAACAGCGCTGGTAGCGGGTCTGCTAGTAGCGGTGGTTCCTCGGCGAGCGGAGGAGCTGGCGCCGGACGGTGATGGTCGCGGCTACCGAGCGGCTATACAGCCAAGCCTCAATCCTGTTGCAGCACCGCTATACCGCGGTATAGCTTCGTTTTCAGACAACAAAACAACGGACGACGTGAACAGAATGCAGGTCGGTTATCTCGGGGTACGCCCCCGTAGTTCAAGTTAGAACGCCCCGAGCCAAGCGGGGAAATGGAGCCAAACCCGCCCAGCGCCAACCACGTTCACGTCACCCCCAGGCCACAACTACATAGACACCAGATGGTGCGAGCAGGACGCAGGTCGGTTACCACTTGTAATGGAGAGGTCGCGGGTTCGAGTCCCGCCAGCCAGCCCCCGGCTGTAGCTCAGTTGGCAGAGCGCTAAACCCCGGTCAGCACACACACGTTCGCCCCATCACCCAACACAACTCCATGCACAGCACGGTGTGAACAGGACTTCGTTCGGTTATCTCCTTTCCTGAGAGAGACGCGGGTTCGAATCCCGCCAGCCATGAAAGTGGTTGTAGCTCAGCGGCCTAGAGCGCTAAACCCGGACGAAACCCATGCGTGCAGGCGGTGTGGACAGGACGCAGGTCGGTTACCAAAACAGTCAGGTGTGGGTTCGAGCCCCACCACCTCGCCCGCGGGGTGTAGCCCAATTGGTAGAGGCAATTGTCCACATAGGCCGGTCAGCACCCCACACGCCCACACCACCTACGCGCACGCACGACAGACAACCCGATGTGAACAGGAAGCTCGGTCGGTTATCACTCAATTGGTTAATGCAGGTTCAATCCCTGTCGCCTGCACTTAGTGCGGGTGTAAAAGCGAAATCCCGGTCAGCACACACACGTTCACATCACCCGCCCAATAGCCCTCGCGGGTGGCACGAGCAGGATCGCAGTCGGTTACCCCACCCCTCGCAAGGATGACGAACCCCGGCAGCCCTTCACACGTTCGCGCCGCCCGCACCCTCTAACAAGGAGATGCACGGTGGACGTTCTCACCACTATCGGAACCCGTAAGACGCCGCAGTCGCAGCAGGCGGACCCCCGGCAGGTGAAGAACTCCGCCGGTGGCTACACCTTCACCATCGACGACGAGGCCCTGCTGCACCGCTTCCTCACCCTCGGCACCGACGGCGGCACCTACTACACCACCGCCCCCGACCTCACCAAGGAAACAGCGGCCGTCGTGCTCCGCGCAGCAGCGGCCGACCCAGTCCGCCTCGTCCAGCACATCGTCGAGGTGTCTGTGGCCGGACGCGCACCCCGGCAGAACCCGGCCCTGTTCGCCCTCGCCATCGCCGCCGCAGCAGAGGACGTCGACGGCCGCCGCGCCGCCGCAGCAGCCCTGCCCACGGTCGCCCGCACCGGCACCCAGCTCTACACGTTCGTGAAGTACATGGAGCAGTTCCGCGGGTGGGGCCGCGCCATGCAGCGCGCCGTCGGCGGCTGGTACCTCGACAAGCCCGTCGACCGCCTCGCCTACCAGCTGGTCAAGTACCGGCAGCGCGAAGGCTGGATGCACCGGGACCTACTACGCCTGTCCGGCCCCACCACGGCGGACCCGGCCCGCCGCCTCGCCTTCAACTGGGCAGTCGGCAAGGGCCTGAACGACTACATCGGTAAGGTCCAGCCCCTCACTGCCGAGCAGTTGAAGGCGGGGGAGCGCAACGCCTCCCGGCCCAAGCTGCCTAACGTCGAGCTTGTGGTTGACCACCCCCTGGCGATCATCGAGGACTTCGAGGATGCCCAGCGCGCCACCCAGCCCAAGGAATGGGTGAGCATCATTCGACGTGGCAACGGCCTTCCCTGGGAAGCGTTGCCAGACGTCGCGCTCAACTTCACCGCTGTGTGGGAAGCGCTGATTGAGCACGGTCTGCCGCAGACCGCATTGATGCGCCAACTGCCTCGCCTGACCCGGCATGGGGTCCTCCATGGTGAATATCTGGATCGCGTGGTTGCTCAGCTCCAGGACGCCGACCGTCTACGCAAGGGACGCGTACACCCGGTCAACGTTCTGATCGCACAGCGCACCTACGCGTCCGGGCGTTCGGCGCGCGGCGACTCCACCTGGACGCCGGAACGCAAGGTCGTGGACGCTCTGGACGCCGCGTTCTACAACGCCTACGGCGCGGTAGAGCCGTCGGGCAAGCGCACCCTGCTGGCGCTGGACGTGTCCGGCTCCATGGGCGCCGCGATCTCGGGTATGCCGCTGACATGCCGCGAGGCCGCAGCCGCACTCGCACTCGTCACCACCAACGTTGAGCCCGACCACGAGGTCGTCGGCTTCACCGACGGACGACAGGCCGCGCGCTCGGGCTACGGCTACCGGTCCCAGCACCACATCACCCCGCTGGACATCACACCGCGCCGCCGCCTCGACGACGTGTGCCGGTACACCGCCGGACTCAGCTTCGGCGCCACCGACTGCGCACTCCCGATGCTGTGGGCACAACAGTCCAAGCGCGAGTTCGACACGTTCGTGGTCATCACCGACAACGAAACCTGGTTCGGCGACGTCCACCCACACCAGGCGCTCCGCGACTACCGCAACAAGACGGGCATCAACGCCCGCCTGATCGTTGTCGGCATGACGGCAACCCGCTTCACCATCGCCGACCCCGACGACCCCGGCCAGCTCGACGTGTCCGGTTTCGACTCGGCTGTCCCGCAGCTGATCTCGGACTTCTCGGCCGGACTGTAGGAACGCGTGGACCCAAGGGCACAGCAGGCGCGGGAGCATCACCGGTTGCAGCGTGATGCCTCCCGCGTCGGCGAACAACACCGGTACGAACGAGACCGGCTAGTTCGTGAACTGTGGACCACCGAACGAGAGAAGTGGACCTACGCCACGTTGGCCGCGGCGGTGACGTGCAGCCCGGGACTGATCCAGAAGATTCTCGACGGCCGCACCCCAACAGCCCAGCACGTCACCAGGTAAAGGAAGGCAGACGCCGCAATGGATTTCAACACCCCACTCCAAAGCCTGAACGGCTGGCCCGCCGCGGTCGTCCTTGCCGTCGTGGTCCTCTGCGTGACGGCCGTGATCATCGCGGTTATCCGCGCCGACTAACGCTCGACGCGACGTATAGCGCACTATACAGTCTGAATCATGAATGAGACCCTGACGGCCCAGCAGCTAGCGTCCTTTGAGGACAGCCTCAATAACTATGCAGGCGACGGTGAATTGCCCACTATCCGAACGGACTACAGCGGTCGGGCCATGTACGGCAGGGAATGCCTAGCCGTCGTACTCGACGACTCCAGCTTCACCCCCGCAGTCACCGCCGAACTGGCCTACGTCCTGGCAGACACCGACGATGACGTCGCGGAACTCGTAGACCGTATCTGGTCGCTGCCCACCTACACCGACAACATGGGCCACCGCACCGTCATCTACTGGCCAAACATCAAGGCTCCCAACACTGCCGGAGAGGACTAGACGACCATGACGACACCCGCCCCGCGCATGTTCGGCCTCGGCGCCATCTTGACCGTGACGACCGACCTGATGCTGGTAGCCGACATCGGCGACATCTACGCACTCCTCAACTACATGACCGGCGACAACCTGTTTACCCATCAATTGCCTCGTGCCGCAGGCGAATGCAAGCCAGCACTGCTGGCACAACATCCCCAACTGGCCGACGTCGACGTACCCGAAATGCCTGATGCAGAGGCCTACATGACCTACCTGGCCAACCTGGAAAAGGTGCACGGCGCCGAACTGGCCGTCACACCGCTGGCCGCGGGCGCGCACAAGCACATCAACCCGTTGACCGAGCTAGCCGACATGATGCCCGGCAGGCCCATCATCACCGTTGTCGCACCATGAAGCAGCCAGAACCAGGCGACTACGAAGTGGGAGAGCTTACCCAGGCCGCTATCGGCATGGGCATTAGCTTCGTCACTCTCGGCTCCCAAGACCGAGACATCACCGTGACCGGAGAATTACGGCAGATCTACTTCTGCGCCGACATGGCCACCCTGCACGTGCTGCATAGCGAAACCCCTTTCGTCATGGACGAATACATGTTCACTGGCGACGAGACAGTGACGTTGACGGCATGACCACCTCAACCCGTGACGCACTGCCGGACTGGATGACCGTCGGCGCCGAAGTGATGCAGATACAGGACCGGCGCTTCTACCCCAGCATCGTCACCCATGGCACTGTGGCCCGCATCCTCGGCCGGGACATCGTGGTGGTCGACACTGACTGCAAGGAGCTGCTGCGTTTCCGCCGCACCGACTACTCCCCGAATGACGATTACTTCCGGCGTCGTGCCAGCTCTTACGAATACGCCGATTCTGTCTACCTGTATCGCGCCGACGACCCCATGGCGGTGGCCATAGAGCGCCGGGCCCTCATCGCGGAAGGCATCAGCAACATCGCCCGGTGCGCCCGCACGCTCTCTATGGCCAGTCAGCCGTGGAAGGACTCGCATACCGCCGACGCCCTCGAAGACATGGCGGCGACCGCCACGCAGTTGGCCGCACTGATCAGGGAGGGCCGATGATCCGGGAGCTAGGTATCCGTCGCTGGTTGGCTTGGCGCCTGGTCCAGCTGGCCCACCGCATTGCCGATACGACGGTCGCGGAGCGCATCGTGATCGTGGCGCCCGACGGCGGTCCGGTCATTGAATGGGAGATCGAGGGAGACGCCTACGGCAACGGGGTGTCCAGCCAGACCGGCCTCACCCACTTCGCGCCCGGCTATACCGCGCTGCACATTTTCGACGGCGAGCCCACCTACCCGTACGACCTACACGCGATGGCCGCGTGGGCGCGGCTGCGCGCCTGGGAGGCAGCGCACCGGTGAGGAACCCGGAGGCCGATGTCGTCGACGCGATAGCAGCGCTGGTCGACGACCAGCTTGAGCAGGAACGGTCGGGCTACGACCACAACATCAACCAGGACACCTGCCCGAAGTGTGGCGGCCCCTGGCACGGCCTCGTGCGCGGCACCTGCCCTGGCGCGACCGGCGTCCGGGGGAGCGAATCAGAACCTGCGACGGTCTCGCCCCTCGCCCAGATCACCCTGCCCGTCGAGCCGTGGCAGTGGCAGCAGCAGCGTTACTCGCAGCCCACCGTCACCGACGACAACGAACCGCTCCACTCGGAGTTTCGCCTGGTCATACCTCAAGAAACACACCCCCGCTTTGAATTTCATGAACCCGGCGACGACCCGCCAGCGTTGGATTTTCGATACCGGGTCATCGACCTACGCTGCATGTCGGCGTACTACCCCATGACAGACTTTGTGGCGCTAGGAATACGGGTGGAAGACCAAACCCTGACCCACACTTACCCGGCCGAGCTGATACACCGCGTCGTGCCCGGCTACCGCTTGGCCCACACCGTGCTACCGCCACACCTGCCCGACAGCTACGTGGAGCTGTACACACACCCCAACTACGGCGCGGTAGCCATGTTCCGTATCAAGGGCGGCGCGCTCCAGTTCCGCCTCCGCTTTGCAGGGTTGGGTCGCCCATGACCGACAACCTGCCCGTTCAACAGCCACAGCCGGTCATCGCGCGTCGACTGCCCGGCCCGGCCGACTGCTGGTGGCGCCTCGGTCCCAATATCCGTACCAGCAGGACTGCGGAGGACCGCGGCTTGGTCAACGTGGTGCAACACGTCGACTTCGACAGCAGGGGCTTCTACCTCACCATCGAGCTACGCGACGGCTGCACACAAGACGTCTGGCCGTCCGACTACAACCTGGTGCTGACCGACCCAGACAACACCGACTTCTACCCACCGACACGTGTTGTGCCACAACGTTTGAAGGCACTAGACCTTCTGACGGCGCGACCGCCCCTGCTTCGTATCCCGTTGGAATGGCAGCAGATAACCCGCCGGGGCGACCACGACCACCCCGGCGAAGACATGCGCAACTGGAGGTACGACAACCCATGGTCGTAGACGCCGACTGGAAACCACCCCGCACCAAGAACGGGCTACCGACTAACCCTGTCCGGCATACCCACACCGCTCGCGGCCGATGACGCCCCAACCCTTGCCGCCGCTCTGCTGGCAGCACACGCGGCGTCTTGTCGTCCGGCCTAGAGGTACTGCCTATCCCACGCCGTCCGGGTGGCTGGCATCGCTCATGACCTCTTCCGCGGCCGTTTCCCGGGCGACCACCTTCCAGTACGTCAGGGCCGCTGAGGGGTCGGGAAGGTTAACCGGAAACAGCTTGGTGTCGCGGCGCGGCAACTCGGACGGCACGGGGAGTTCGCGCACGGCTGTCAGCTGGGACCACTGGTACCCAATGCGGTTCCACCATGGGTACCTCGCTGGCCGGTCATTTACCGAGTTGGACACTTCAGAAGGTGTTGGTAGTCCCTGCCGGTTCAGAATGTCCTTCACCCCGGGGCCTCTAGCCAACGAGTACGTCGCCTCGTATCTTTCAGCGGCCTTGCGAAGCGCAGTCAGGGCATCGTCTTGCCGGTCCCAGCTGACCTCGGCATACCAGACCTTCGCGTAGATGGCGTAGTACTGCGGCAGTACGTAGAAAGAGCGCTCCCGCAGTATTTCCCGCGGGGCGCGCTCCATCGCTTCGTCGAGGACCTTGAGCAGGTTCTTGGTGATGACGAAGTCCTCGTAGGCGTCCATCGTGGACAGGTACACCTCTGACAGGTTCATGATGCCGACCCTAAACCGCAGAACACCAACCGTGCTGGCTACTCGGCAACCTCCCTGTCCCGCGGCTCGTGGCACGATTGCTGCATGGCACTCACATTGGACGCGGACCACCTACGTACGTCTGTCACCGAGCTGCGTCGGCTTGAGGACAACGTGCGCCTGAACCCTGATGCCGTCTTTTGGTCGGAGATAAAGCGGATCGCCGAATCGGTGGGTGTCGACAAGAATGACCCAGTCACTCGACCGCTGGCCGAACTGATTGCCGAAAAGGAACAAAGACAGAAGGTAACCGGCGATATCGTCCGCCTGTTCGTGGACGTGGTGTGGCGTGCCGCTCGACTGGTCGAGGGATTGCAGGACGAGATCTACCACATGACGCGGCCGGTCCTGCACGACCAGCCCTACACAGGGTAGACCCCGACACACCCGTCTGACCTGCATACGGGCCTGCGCCCGTATCACGTGTTATACATATGTCGTTGGCACCGCTGTGCCCTAAACGCCCCCGGACCTCACCCCGGGGGCGTTTCGTTTATCCGCTTCCCGCCCCCGCGCCGCGTCAACCCGGTACCGCTGATACTGCCGGTAAGCGCGCGACCCCAGGTTCGCCGCGTGCTCGGCGCCAGGGTCACCAGGTACGCCACCACATCGCCGCCCGGCCTGTCGGGCGGGTGGTACGCCGATGCCCAGGACGCCCCAACTCCTTGGGGGTGAGGGCGCGCTGCGCCGCGCTGGCGGGAAGCCCCAAGGCTGGTGCACCGGGCCGCCATTTGCCCTCGCGTGGAACAAGCTGGGCAGCTATCGCGTCACGGCCGAACGGGTAACTAGGCCCGGTGTACCCCAAACATGTTGTTAGGCAGGGAGATACACGCAATGGACGATTCTTCGATCCTGCCCGGTCAACGTCCTTCGACCACATTCGTCGACCGCCTGCTGGACAAGCTGATTGACCGGGTACTAGACCGCGTATTCGCGCGAATCGGCGAACTCGACGACAAGCTGCCCGTGATCGCCGACGCCGTTACCCGCGCAATCCTGGACCGCACTGGCCTCAACAAGTTCGACGAACTCGCAAAAACCATTGTGACAGAGCTACTTTCACGCCTACGCGGTCTCCCGTCCATCCCCTTCAAGAACCTCTTCCCCAACCTAGGAGACCCTGATGGCCGCACGCCTTGAGATCCGCTTCAACGACCGCGTCATCTACTTGCAGGACGTCGACGAATACACCATCGACACCACCGCGGAAGGCACGGTAACGCTGGCCGCCATCGAGTCCGGGCATCGCGCCGACCCCGCAATCCCGACCGGCACCGTCATGGACGGCGTCATCAGCCTCGACAACCTGCCGCCAGAGTCCGTCGTCATCGCGCCGGACGCCCACCTCAGCGATGTCACCAACCAGGACCCCGAGGTGCTGGAGACCGTGCACACCGGCGAGGCGTACACGACGACCGGCGGCGAGGACCACACCCCGGCGGCGGACACCGGTAAGGGCGCCAAGGGCAAGTGAGCGCTCTGCCAGAGTCGTTCACGGTCAGCTACGACACCTGGGCCGGTGTCACCGACCGCCAGACCGACCCGGACAACGAGCCGGACATCCGACCCGTCACCGGCACCATCCTGTTCCGGTACCGGGTGCCGTCCGGCTGGGCGTTCCGCGCCGCCGAGTACGACCCACGCCCCACCGACTTCGCGCTCGACACCTTCACCGCCCGTCTCGACGAGGGCCGGTTGAAGCAGCTGGATGGCACGGTCAACGTCAAGCTCATCGCCAACACCCCCCTCCTGGCGTGGGACCAGCCGCTGTACATCGACATCAGCTTCTCCAACATCGTGTTCAACCGCGGTGACCGGGCATGGCGGAACTTCGCCATCGTCGCCCCCACCACCGGTGGTGGGACGGTCAACCTGACCACGGTGCAGCGGTACCCGTTCCTCACGCCGCAGCAGTACGAGGGCTGGTTCCAGAACCACCCGGCGCCCGTCTGATGCGCGCCGGTGTCGTAGTCGCCCGTAGCCGTGAGGACGGGGAGCGGGTGGCCGACCTCCTGGACCTGACGGGCTGGCAGATCATCACACCGGGGCAGTCCCGTAAGGGCCGCCGATGCAAGCCCGTGGTGATCACCACCGACCCCGACCTCCTCACCCCCGACGTCGTGGCCACCGTCGCAGGCATGGCGTACCCGGCATCCCAGCCGCTGACCTTCTACACCCTGCTCCTCACACTGCCCACCCCGACCGCACCAACGCCGCGCGCCCCCGAGGTGTGCGGGCACTGCGGCCAGCAGCTCGGCGGCGCATGCCCCGGCTGCCACCGACGTCAGCACGACCACACCAAGAAGAAGTGCTACCTGTGCTGACCCCACCCCCACTCCACGACCCGCTGCTGCGAGCAGTGATCGACGAGGCAGGTCTGACCATGACCTGCAACCTATGGCGCCAAGGAGAACCAGCCATGTTCCACAGCACCCCCACCAGCCACGCAGACATCGACCACCGGTTCAACTACCACCGACCCGATGTCGACCAGGTCACCCGCCACGAGAGCATCCGCGGGAAGTGCCGGGACTTGGCGCACGACCTCGACTCGATCCTCCCGCCGGGCCGCGAGAAGGCCCTCGCGTTGACCAAGCTGGAGGAAGCGCTGATGTGGGGCAACGCAGCCATCGCCCGCGAGGTCCTGCGGGAGCCGATCGCCAACGCCCACCAGTCCGTCATCCAGGACCACCACGCATGACCACCGCAGAGAAGGTCCACCAGGACGCCGTCGCTGGGCCGAAGGTCACCGTGGTCACAGTTAGCGGCGACCGCCAGCACGGCAAGACCCATATCCTGCTCGACCTCGTCGCCGGTGAGATTCGGCGCGGCCGTTTCGTGCTGTACGAGACGTCGGACTGGCCCGTGGCACAGGAACACCACCGCAACCTGGTCGACATCCATCTCATGCCGGGCATCGACGTGCTGGAGCGGGTCCGCCGCAGTGCTAACGACCTGTCCGTCCGACACCGCTCCGGCGGCCGGGTCCAGTTCCTGTCCATCGGACGGACCCGTAGCGGCGCGCACTACCGGGCCGACACGTACGTCTTCGACGACGTCCCGGTACCGCGGGAGCTGCTGTACGGCCCGCCCGCCCGCATCTACCACGCGCCGCGCGCCGATGATCGGCTGTTCTGGTGAGCAACCAGCGCACGATCCGCGCCGTTATCCCGGTCCTGCCCGACATGGACATGGACCAGGTGCTCTGGCACACCCGCGAGTCGATTGAGACCACCGCGGCGGCCGACGGCCTCACCGTCGTCGCTGTCACATCGGCCGTAATCCCTGTCGACGCCCTACCGAAGGACCCGAACACCGGTGTACCGCTCGCAGCCGCCAACCTTGAACGGCCACTCGCCGAGTACACGTTCTGCGAGTTCGTAGCGACCGTAGAGCGACCCGAGGCCGACACCAGTAACCCCCCATGCGGCTACTGCGGACACCCCTCCCACGCCGACGGCAAGTGCGAGCACCCGGCACCCGACTGGCTCGGCGGCCCAGACGCCCTGTGCACTGGCTGCCCCGGTGACGCCGACATCCGCGGCCACAAGCCCGTGGGTCTCCACTGATGACCGGCCAGCGTGTAGGCGTCGTCATCGACGGCGTCGTGTACATCGACCACGTGAGCGGCAAGAAGTATTCAGGGGTCCATGCCTTCGGCGGACTTACACCTGACTTAGAACCACCCGCCTGCCCGGCACCCGGCCAGGACCCAGTCGCCCGCGCCCACAGGCGCATCACCGAGCTGTACGACACCGTGCGGTACCTGACCGCACCCCGCTGGAAGCGGCCACTGCTCCGCATACTCCGGTGGTTCCGCTAATGGCCGACAACGTCACCCGCCTCGACGACCACCGCACACCGCTGACCACCAACCACCGCTGCATCAAATGCGGTAGCGAGTGGTTCCGGCTGGACGGAACCCTCGCCGGACCCGATGCGCCCGCCCACGGCGCCGTGGTCCTGGCCGCCGACGACCGCATCCGCATAACCGGCTACTGCGGCACACCCCGCTGCCTGGAGTGCGGCCACCTGGTGGCGGTCTAGTGCTGTACGTGGTGACCGGCCCACCCGCAGCAGGCAAGTCCACCTGGGTACAGGCCAACGCCCAGCCCGGCGACATCACCATCGACTACGACGCCATCGCCAACGTCCTCACCCCGCCCGACGGTGACCCCCACAGCTACCCCGAGCATGTGAAGGCCGTAACGAAGGCAGCCCGGCAGGCAGCCATAGACACCGCGGTCCTACTGATCGCCACCACCGACGTGTACGTCATCCACTCCACCCCCAGCGAGGCCCTGCTCACCAAGTACCGAGCACTGGGCGCTGAGGTCGTAACCATCAACCCCGGCAAGGACGTGGTGCTCGCCCGCGCCCAGCAGCAGCGGCCCCACAACATCCAGCAGGCAGCCCGCCACTGGTACGAGACCCACGACGAAGCGCCCACCACACCCGTGGACCCCGCCAACGTCCAGGGCCTGGACGCAGATGGACGCCCACGTTCCCGCGCCTACCGCAAGCTCGTCGCCGACTTCCGCACCGCCTGCGCCCACCACACCAACGACGACGGCACCACCGGCGCACCCTGCTGGATCTGCCACCGACCCATCGACTACACCATCACCGACCCGTACCACCCCGACGTCTTCAACGCCGACCACGCCGCACCAGTCAAGGAACGCCCCGAGCTGGCCATGGACATCAACAACCTCCGGCCCTCCCACCGCGACTGCAACCTCAAACGCGGCACCGACGACGCCCACATCGACATCGGTTTGCCCTCAGAGCAGTGGTGACGCTGAAACGCCCTGTGCGCCCCTGCGCCACAGAGGACCGATGACACCCGACACCCCACAAACGGCCGTCTCAGGGCCAACCAGAGGGGTAAGGGGGCTCCGAAACTTCAAACGCCCAGGCGAGGCCCATGCCGCCCGGCTTGTGTCCTCCCCCCCCGACGAAAGTTGACGGAATCCACATGACCACGACCCCCGAGGACCTGGTCGTCCGAGTGTTTGCTGTAACCGACCTGAGGACTTTCGCCGGCAACCCTCGGCGCGGACAGGTCGATGCCATCGTCCAGTCGCTCTCCCGTCATGGCCAGTACCGGCCGATTGTCGTCAACGCGGGCACTAAGACAGGTCGCCCGATGGAGGTGCTGGCGGGCAACCACACCCTCCTGGCGGCCCGCAAGCTGGGCTGGGACACCATCAGTGCCACGTTGCTGGACGTGTCCGAGCAGCAGGCCAAGGCCATCGTCGCGGCCGACAACCGTTTGTCCGACCTGGGTGACTACGACACCGCGGAACTGCTGGCGCTCCTGGAGGGCTTGGACGAGCTGGACGGCACCGGTTACACGGCGGCCGACCTGGAGGAGCTGGCGTCCGAGCTGACCGTGCCGGACGGAGACGGTGCGGTGTCCGATGCCAAGAGCACGCTGGCCTCCCGGTTCGGGGTTCCACCGTTCACGGTGCTCGATGCCAAGCAGGGCGCCTGGAAGCAACGGGTTAAGGCGTGGAAGGCGCTCGGAATCGCCTCGGCGTCCGGCCGCTCGGTCGATACAGAAGGTGGGTCGGATGCCCGTGCCGCAACGGGCATCATGGCGTTCAAGGCGCCTCAGTCGATCTACGCCAACTGGTACGAGATCAAGAACGCCGCTGAGAAGAAGATCGGCCGGACGTTGACCACCGCCGAGATCATGGAGCGCTACGGCGACGAGCTGAAGTTCTACGCCGAGGGCGGCGCCATCTCAGTATTCGACCCGGTGCTCGCCGAGCTGCTGGTGTCGTGGTTCTCACCGGTGGAGGCCGACGTCATCGACCCATGGTCCGGCGGCTCGGTCCGGGGTGTCGTATCGGCCGCCCTCGGCCGCAGGTACACCGGCATCGACCTGTCCGGTGACCAGCTGGCGGTGAACGGGGAACAGTGGGCGGTGGTGGAGCCGCGACTCCCGCAGATGGCCACGACCGTCACGGCACCGCAGTGGATTCAGGGCGACTCTCGCGACGTTCTCAAGACCCTGGATGACGAGTCGTTCGACATGATGATCGGCTGCCCGCCCTACTACGACCTGGAGCAGTACTCCAAGGACCCGGCCGACCTGTCGGCCATGTCCACGGACGAGTTCGACGCCGCCTTCATCGAGACCATCGCCGAGGTGGCCCGGGTGCTGCGGCCCGACTCGTTCGCGGCACTCGTGGTCGGGTCAGCCCGCGACAAGCGCGGGGACCTACGCGATATGCGATCCCTGGTTTCCCGCGCGGCCGACGCCACCGGAATGAAGCTCGCCAACGACGCCGTACTCCTGACCGCCATCGGGTCCAACGCCGCCCGCGCGGCACGCCCCTTCTCCAAAGGTCGCGCACTGGGCCGGGTGCACCAGGACATCTTGGTGTTGGTGAAGGGCGACCGGATACGGGCTGCACGCCGTTGCGGGGAGGAAGTCACCTTGATCGCGGAACCCGAGCTGGACGAGGACGGTGAGGATTGATGCGCGCTGCCGAGCGCCTGGAGCGGGATATGAAGGCGGTGCGGCTGTTCATCGCCGGGAAGTCATTCCGCGCCATCCAGGAGGCGTGCGGCTACAACACCCTGGCCGCCTGCCACAAGGCGGTACGCCGTGAGATGGCGAAGTCAGAGCGGCGCGACCTGCTCCGCGACAAGGCTTTCGACGTCTACCTGGAGCGGCTGGAGGCACTGTGGGCCGCCCACTACCCGCGGGCGGTCGCCGGAGACACCCGATCTGCTGAACACTGCCGCCGCGTCGCTCAACAGGAGGCCCGGCTATTCGGGCTTGAGCCAGCGGCCGGGAGCCGGGTTGGCGGAGACCCGCCGGACCCCGACGGCACCGAAGACGACGAGAGCACCGAGGGCAGTGGCGACGCCACCGGTGACAACGTGAGTGACCTCGACGAGTGGCGTTCTCGACAGAACGCTTAGGGGACACACGGTCCCCAGGCTGTTCACGCCACCCCTAGCTGATCACTGCGACCCCGACCTACCCGAGACCTGCGAATGCGGGTGTGGCCTAAACCCCGCTACCTCGTGGGGCTTTGGCTGCATCGACTTTCTCGAAAACGTCGTCAACTGGGAACTTCTGCCGTACCAGAAGTGGCTCTACATCCACGCCCTGGAGAAGGGCGCCAACGGAACCGGATTCAGGTTCCGCACCGTCTGCATTTTGATCGCCCGCCAGAACGGCAAAACCCAGTGGCTGCGCGGCCTCGGCCTCTGGCGCCTGTACCTCAACAAGACCGGCCGCCCGATGGTCGGGAAGCCACCGGCGGCGAAAACGGTCCTGATCGCCGCGCAGGGCCTGGAGTACGCCGAGGCGACGCTGGGCGAAGTCGTCATCAACGTCGACGAATGCCCAGCCCTCAAGCGGGAATTCGTCAAGCACGTACAGACGAACGGCAAGCACCGCATGCTGCTGACTGGCCGCCGGTCATGGCGCGCGGTCGCCGCAAACCGCAAGGGCGGCCGTTCCTTCTCCGTCGATCTGGCGCAGCTGGACGAGCTGCGCGAGCACCACGACTGGCTGGCCTGGGATGCCATCGTCCCGACCACTACTGCCCGGCCGAACAGCCAAGTTGTCTGCGCATCCAACGCCGGGGACAAGCGCTCCATGGTGCTTCGTTCTGTCCGGCAGGGCTGCCTAGAAGACATCTACCGGCGGGACACCGACGGCACCAGCACCGGCCTATTCGAGTGGTCGGCACCGGACGACGCCGAGCCGAGCAACCGGTCGGTGTGGCCCATGGCCAACCCCGCCCTCGGCTGGCTGCCGGGCCACGACGAGGAATCACTGGCCGCCAAATACGAGGCGAAGCGCGGCGACATCGCCGGATTCAAGACCGAGCACCTATGCCAATGGGTCGACACCTTGTTGCCCGGAATCATCGAGCCCGAGCACTGGGCGGAAACGATGGACCCGGACTCACGCAGGGCTGAGGGGGCGCCTGTGTGGGCTGCCGTAGACGTCAACTTCCAACGCTCCCGCGCATATATCGCCATCGCGGCGCGCCGCGCGGACGGCCTTCTACACGTCGAAGTCGTGAAGGCCGGACGCGGAACCGACTGGATCATCCCGTGGTTCACCGACTCCACACGCGCCGGAAAGTTCGTCGCAGTGGCTGTACAGGTCCGCGGTGCGCCAGCCTCCGGGCTGATCGAGGGCATGGAAAAGGCCCAAATCCCGGTACTGGAGTGGGGCGGCCCGGACCTCGCGAAGGCGTGCGGCGACTTCTACGACGGCCTCGTGCAACGCGGCATCAAGCACCGGCCCCAGGCAGCACTAGACACCGCCGCCGCATCCGCCGCAGCGAAATCACTAGGCGACGCATGGGTATTCGACCGCAAGGGAAGCCCGGTCGACGCCTCTCCGCTGGTTGCCTGCGCCGCGGCGGCGTGGGCCGAATCCAAGGGGATACCGGAGCCAGAACCGGTACCCGTAATCCATGAATGGCCCGACGACGAGGAGATCGCGCGATGGGAACGAGGGGAGTTTGAGTGATCAGGTTTGCCGTAGCAACGCTCGTTGAGCTGCTAGGAATCTTCGCGATTGTCGCTGGCGTGTGGGTAATTTACCCCCCAGCAGGGTTAATTGTCACCGGAATAGGTTGTGTAGCAATAGGTTTAGCGATAGACCCGCCTCCTAGTCGTGAGCGGCGGACTGAGCAGTGAGCTTCCTGTCCCGCATCTTCACCGGCGCACCCGCGGTGGAGGAGCGGGCCATCACCAGCTCGTCGTTTGTGCCCACCCCGGCCGAGGACGCCGCTATGAACGGCATGTACGGGTACGGGTCCATGACGCCGACGGGCACCCGCGAGATGCAGGTCGCCGCCTTCTCCGCCTGCGTAACGCTTCTCGCCGACACCATCGCCGCGCTGCCGCTTGTCGCGTACCGGCGTCAGGGCAAGACCAAGGTGGCCCTCGATCCCCAGCCCGTCATCGTCCAACAGCCTTACGTAGAAAACACGATCTTCGACTGGGTCTGGATGCTGGTTGAAGCGCTGGCTGTAACTGGAAACGGATACGGCTACATAACATCCCGCGGCCCCGACGATCGGCCACGCGGCATCATGCCCGTCCATCCCGACTGCATCACAGTGGAGATGCCCGACAAGGACCGGTGGCCCAACCCCAACTATTACGTTGAGGGCAGCAAGGTCGACCGCTCCGACATCCTCCATATCAAGCGATACCCCATCGCCGGAGCGGCACTCGGACTGTCCCCCGTGCAACGCGCAGCAGCAGCCGTCGGCATCGCCCTTGCCGCAGAACGATACGGACTCAACTACTTCCGCGACTCAGCCAACCCCAGCTCCGTCCTTGAAACAGACCTCGTCCTAGACGCCACCGCAACCAAGAATCTGCAACAGCAATGGATCGCCAGCCATGGCGGCCGTCGCCGCCCCGCGATCCTTTCCGGCGGGGTGAAGTGGCGTCCAATCGCCATATCGCCCAACGAGTCCCAGTTCCTGGAGACCCGTAAGTACCAGCGCGGCGAGATCGCCATGCTGTTCCGTATCCCGCCCCACATGATCGGCGACACCGAGAAGACGACCTCATGGGGTACCGGCATCGAGCAGCAGTCCACCGGCTTCGTCCGGTACACCCTGCGCCCCTGGCTCACCTGCATTGAGCAGCAACTGTCCGCACTGCTTCCGCGCGGCGTTTTCGTGAAGTTCGACGTCAACGACCTGCTCCGCGGTGACATCAAGTCCCTATGGACGTCCTACAAGGCCGGTCGCGACGCCGGTGTCTACAGCGTCAACGACATCCGCGAACGCGAGGACATGGAACCGGTTGAGGGCGGCGATATCCGGCTGCAACCCACCAACATGGCGCCCCTGGGCTGGACGCCCCCGGACCCACCCGGGACGGCCGAGGCAGAGCCAGAACCTGAGGACGACGAGACCCCCGAAGAAGAACCGGCCGACGAACCTGACGAGGACGAAGAAGGCACGGGACAGGAGGACCAATGACCACCAACACCATTCGCGCCGACCGCGACAACCGCAAGGACGTCTGGGAGCACCGCCGGACATCCTCGTTCGAAGTCCGCGAGGACAGCGACACCATCACCCTCACCGGGTACGCGTCGACGTTCGAGCCATACGAGATGTACGGCGGTCCCGACGCTGGCGGCTGGATCGAGCAGCTGGACAAGGCTGCGTTCACCAACACCCTCCGTGAGAAGCCGGACCTACACCTGCTGATCAACCACGAGGGCATGCCGCTTGCGCGCACCAAGTCCGACACCCTCCAGCTGGGTGTCGACCGGCACGGGCTCAAGGTCACAGCCCAGCTCGACCGGTCCGACCCCGACGTACAACGGCTGGAGCCGAAGATGCGCCGCAAGGACATGGACGAGATGTCCTTTGCGTTCCGCGTGAAGGGTCAGAAGTGGGAGTGCACCGAGGAATTCCCGGAGGACAACTACGCCCTCCGCACCATCACTGAGGTCTCGCTGCACAAGGGAGATGTGTCCGTGGTCAACTTCGGCGCCAACCCCACCACCAGCGCCGAACTCAAGTCAGTCGACCAGGCCCTCGCGTTCCTAGCTGACTGCGACCCCGGAGCGCTCGCTGAAATCCGTTCCGACGGTGACCTTCTCCGCCGAGCACGCGCCGTCCTGAACTCCCTCGGCAGCATCGACAAGGTTGCCGCGCTACAGGCGGCCCAGGGCAATGCCCGCGCCGCCGCAGACGCTGCGTCTGCCGCAGCCCAGGTTCTGCAATCTCGATCCGAGAACGATGCCCCCAAGGGTATGTCGCTACGAGAAGCCATGGCCCGTCAGGGCTTTGCGTCTGAGGACGGCTCCGTGCTGTCCCTCAACGACGCGCTCGCAGTCATCGACCGGTAACACCCGGCGCCAGTAGGCGCCCCACAAATTCCATCCGACGCACCAACCACAAGGCCCCCGCCACCCCGGGGGCCTTTTTCGTGCGCCGGGTCGAACGGCCTGCCCCCGCTCGGGGCCGCCGGTGCCCCGCTCGGGCCGCCCACCAAATCAAAACGCCCACAAGGGCATACACGAAAGGAACGAACCTCAATGACTGAGTCTGTTGAGGAAGCGCGCATCAAGCGGCTGTCTTCGCTGCGTGCCACGGCCGAGTCCGAGCTGGAGACCCTCGTGGCACAGCGGACGGCCATCACCGAAATCGTCAAGGAAGAGGCCCGTGAGGACCTCACCCCCGAGGAAGACGTCGATTTCCGCGCGAAGTCGGCCGCGATCAAGGCCAAGCAGGGTGAGATCGCGGGCTACAACGAGCGCATCCAGGAGCTGTCCGACGAGATCGAGCGGTCCGGGAAGCTGAACGACGAGGCCGCCAAGGTCCGTCGCGCACAGGCCCGCGTCGAGTCGGTCAAGGAAGCAGCCGCCTACGCCAAGGGCAACGGCCGGTCCTACCTCCAGGACCTCATGCGGGTCCAGCGGAACATGGACCCGAACGGCCAGAGCCTGGAACGGCTCCAGCGTCACGCCCAGGACGTCGCCAGCGACTCCGAGTACCGCGACCTGGACCGTACCGACGGCAACGGTGGCTACTTCGTGCCCCCGGCCTGGCTGGTCAACCAGTACGTGCCCCTGGCGCGCGCTGGCCGCGCCTACGCCAACCTGGTCACCTCCCAGCCGCTGCCGTCTGGCACCGACAGCATCAACATCCCCAAGGTCACCGCGGGGACCGCGACTGCTGTACAGACGGCCGATAACGCGGCCGTCGCCGAGCAGGACCTCGACGACAACTTCATCGAGGCCAAGGTGCGGACCGTCGCCGGTCAGCAGGACGTCGCAATCCAGCTCCTGGATCAGTCACCCGTCAACTTCGACGAGGTCGTCTTCCAAGATCTGATCGCAGACTTCGGCACCAAGCTGGACCTCCAGGTCCTTGCAGGTTCCGGGGCCAGCGGCCAGGTGCTGGGTGTCCACGGCACCCCGGGCATCGGCACCATCGCCATCACCGCGCTGACGGTGGCCTCGTTCTACGCGGCCATCGCCGACGCGATCCAGCGGGTACACACCAGCCGGTTCCTGCCCCCGACGCACATCGTGATGCACCCCCGCCGTTGGGGCTGGCTCACCGCGTCGCTGGACGGCGATCAGCGTCCGCTCGTGCTGCCTGCGGCCAACGCACCGCAGAACGCCCTCGCCACTCTGGACGCCGTCGCGTCCCAGCAGGTGGTCGGCCAGCTCCAGGGCCTGCCGGTGGTGACCGACCCCAACATCGGCACCGCGTACGGCACCGGCACCAACGAGGACGTTGTGTACGTGCAGCGCTCCGCGGACCTGCTGCTGTTCGAGTCGGGTATCCGTACCCGCACCCTGCCGGAGCCGGGCGCGAAGAACCTGACGGTGTGCCTCCAGGTGTACGGCTACCTGGCCTTCACCGCCGGGCGCTACCCGCAGTCCGTGGTCGAGATCGGCGGACTGACCCCGCCCGCTTTCTGACCCACCGCTAGGCCACCCACCGTCCCGTACCCCGGGGCGGTGGGTGCGCCCAGCACCCCGGCACGACAACAACAGAGGAGCTGAAATCCCATGGCAGTACAGAAGCGCGACGCCGTCGCGGACACCGTCGCGGCACTGGAGACCAAGCGCGAGCTGCTGGCGTCCCTCGGCGAAGACACCTCCGCCATCGACGCGAAGCTCGCCGAGTGGCGCGCAGACATTGACCCGGTCGAGCCCGCCCCGCCGGTCGAGAACAAGGTCGCCCCCGCGGCGCCGGAGAAGGCAACCCCGCCCGCATCCGACAACGCAGCCGCCAAGCCCGGTAAGGCCGCGCCCGCCAAGGCAACCGCCACCAAGACGGAACCTGCACCGGCACAGGTGAAGACCGAGGAGACCAAGGCCGCTGATGGCGGACCTGGTAACGACAACTGACCTCGGCAAGTTCGAGGCTGGTGACCGGCAGTGGTTCCTCGACACCGCTGAATCGGCGGTGCGGGACTACTGCGACTGGCACATCGCACCGTCTCGCCGTGAGGTGGATCGGCGATGCGAAATTGGGGAGCGCGGCATCATCATGCTGCACTCCCTGCATGTCACCGACGTTGAGTCCGTGAAGGTCGACGGCCAGGTACTCGAACCAGATGAATACGACTGGGACGAGGCGGGATTCATTACACGGACCCGCACCACCTGGCCGCGCGGCCGGTACTGGCCAGTCTTCGGGCTGCCCTCGCCGCGCTACGCCTACGTCACCTTCACTCACGGCTACCCAGAGGTACCGCTGGCGGTGAAAGCGGTAATACTGGAGTTGGCGTCCAGCGGCATCGAGCTGCCGTCATCGGTAGCCACCGAGGCCACCGGTGGCCCGTTCCGCATCAAGTTCAAGGGCACCTCGGGTCTGTCGCTCAACGACGACCACAAGTCCCGGCTGGCCGACTACCGCATCCAGGCCATCGCGTGAGTGTCTTCCCCGAGCCCTACGACATCGCGCACTACCCGTACAGCGCGACAGCGGGAAAGAACGCCCACGGCAACACCATTGGCGGCGTCGCAGAGGCGCCGACGCCACGGCGGGCGATGGCCTTCTACCCCCGCGGTGAACGCGCAGCCGACAGGGTCGAGCCGGTAGCACCGGAGTACGTGGCCCGGCACATCGCCGAGCTGACAATGCTGGTGAAAGACCCAACGGTCTACAAAACCCAGGACCAGGTCGACATCCACGGCGCCCGCTTCGATGTCGTCGGCATGGGAGCTGACGGTGACTGGCGCAACGGGCCGTGGCGGAAGTACTCGCAGATGTTCGGCGGGGAAATCTCGCTCAAGCGAGTCGGCTAGTGGCCGTACGCATCAAGTACAACATGGCAGGGTTCCGCAAGATCCGCCACGCCTACGGCGAGTACGTCGAGCAGATCGCCCGGCAGGCCGCCGAAGGACTACCAGACGGCTACACCATTGTCGTGCAACGCGATCCTAATACGCAGCGTCCGCGTATCTTCATCGTCGCCGCTTCGTACGCAGCACGCCGAGACGACGCAGCCAACTCGCGGCTCCTCAAGCTGATCGCTGGGTTACGGGGTCGCTGATGCCCGCCCTGTATCCGGCCATGCTGCCAGCGGACATGGTGGCGCTGGCAGTCGCGTACCTGACACCCCAACCCGCCCTGACGGTTCCAGTCGGCTCCAAACTGCCGCCCACCCGAACAGATGCCACCTTGCCTGACGGGTTCCTGCGAGTCGAGTTCGGCGGCGGCTCCCGCGCCAACCTCCTCGAATGGGACCTCGACCTCATCCTGTTCGGCTATCACCCCGATGAGGTTGAAGCGTCCAACATCTCACGGACCGCGACAGCGCTCATGGACGCCGCGACCGGTCTCACCATCGACACCTGGTACGTCGTCTGGGCACGCGCCACAAGCCTGACGCACGAGTCGAAGGACCCGAACGTGGCGACACCTCGATACCGGTCGATGGTCACCTGGCGCGTCCAGGGCCAACCCATCGGCTCACCCATCACCCCATAACTCACCGCCCCCGCGCGGGAGATCAGGCCGTCCCGTCCGGGGCGGCCTTTCGCATATCACGAGAGGAAAGCCCCGCATGGCTCTCAACAATGTGCTGGAGCTGGCCGCCCCGTCCCCGCGGGTCACCGGCGGCGTCCTGCGTGCACCGGTCGGCACGACCTTGCCGACCACCGCTGTCGGCGCCCCCGCAGTGGCCTTCAACAACCTTGGCCACGTCGGCAAGGACGGCCTGGAACGTACCGAAGATCGGTCGAACCAGGAGGAGTACAACTGGGGCGGCGACCTGGTCGCAGTGCTCCAGGAAAAGTACGGCCTGGAAATCAAGTTCAAGCTGCTCCAGGTCAACAACGTCGACGTGCAGAAGGCCGTGCACGGTGCATCCAACGTCACCGTCACCCCGGCCAGCACCACGTCCGGCACGGAGATCAAGGCCGAACTGAACGCCAAGCTCCTGGACACGGGCGCTTGGGTTTTCGACGGCTTCTACAACCTGATCTCCATGCGCCTGGTCATCCCGATCGGTCGTATCACCGCCGTCGCGCCCATCAAGTGGACGCACTCCGAACTGGCGGCCTACGAGTGCACGCTCAAGCCGTTCCCCGACGCCGACGGTAACCACGGTTACCAGTACTGGAACGACGGCGTGGTGACGATTTGAGCACCACCACCGCGCGCAAGGCATCGCCCCGCAAAGCGGGCGCGAAGAAGGCAGCCGCACCAGCGGCAGCCGACGCACCGGTGGACGAGACGAAGGAGGCCCCCGCTTCGGCGGGGGCACCTTCTCCGTACCCCGACGGCACGGCCCTGTTCGAATTCACGACCAGCGACGGGTACGTCGTCCAGTTCCCGAAGTACTCGGAGATCACGCCACCTACCCGCCAATTCTGGTGGGCGCTATACCAACTCGACGAGACCTTCCAAGCGTTCGAGTGGATGGACTGGGCAGGGGTTCCCAAGGAAATCCAACTCCGCGTCGTCGGCCTCGGCGATGACGAATACAAGGCCGTGTTCGACGCCTGGTTCGCCGACTCGAAACTGACCGCGGGGGAATAGGTGCGCTCACCCGGGCCATCGGCCAGCACTGGCACGCGGTCGAGCGCGACCTCATATCGCTAGACAAGGACTCCGATTTCGACGACCGGCTGCTGCCAGTCGCCAAACTCGGGTCCATCGTGCTGGCTGCACCCCCTGGCACGGCCGTCTACCACGCCATCCACGGCGGGTGGACCCGGGAGTCTCACCTGCTGGCCGCCCAGATGGAGCAGCACGCAGGTCTGGTCACTATGCCCCAGCGGATCGCTCGTGAGGGCGTCGACCCCAACGCCCCTGTGCCGCAACCTGAGCGGCCGGTGGGACCACCACCGCCAGGGCTACTCACCTGCGACGAGATGTCACTTGAGGACTTCGAGCGACTACGCGCAGCCAACTACGCGCTGGGCGAGTCGCCCGGCCGCGTCATCGGAATGAAGAAAGGAGTAACCGGTTGAGTCCAGCAGTCGCCGCCGTTGAACTGGCACAAGTATGGGTGCCACTCATGCCCGAGGCGTCCGGCCTCGCCGCGGGCGTCGAACGCATCGGCCGCGACGCTGAACGCCGCTTCGGGCGTGCCACCCGGACCATGGGCGCCGACATGGCCCGCAACCTGGCCGCCAGCGGTAAGTCGGCCGTCGACGCACTTCGTCAGGTCGAACGCGCCGAGAAGGCACTGGCGACTGCGAAGAAGGCAGACGCGGACGCTACCGGCCGCCTCACCGTCGCCCAGACACGACTCAACGAACTCAACGAGAAGGGCAGGGCCACAGCCACTCAGCGGGCCACGGCTGAGGAGGGAGTGGCGCGGGCGCGGCGCGCGCAGGAGCTGTCGACACAGAACCTGACCCGCGCCACCCGGGACCTGGAGCGTGCGCAGAAGGCGCAGTCGCAGGCGTCCGGCCAGGTCAAGATGCCGTTCGGCGCCGGACTGATCATGCGGGCCGAGGCGTACGGGTCGGACTCCGGCGCCCGCTTCGCGCAGGGCTTCCAGCGCGCCCTCAACACCGGCGCAGCACTGGCCGCAGGCGGCGGCTTCATTGCCGCCGTCAAAAGCGTTGTCGACACCGGCCTTTCGTTCGACTCTGCCCTCAACACCATGCAAGGCGTCACCCGCGCCCTACCTGAACAGATAGCCGCCGTATCTCGGCGCGCCCGCGAGCTGGGCGCCGACACCCAGCTCGCCGGAGTATCGGCCTCCGACGCAGCCCAGGCGATGACCGAACTCGCCAAGGGCGGATTCGACGTCGACCAGTCCATGTCAGCGGCCCGGGGCACGCTGCAATTGGCAACCGCCGCACAGGTATCCGCAGCAGAGGCAGCCAAGATTCAGGCCAACGCCCTGCACGCCTTCGGAATGGACGCCAACCAGGCAGCCAATATGGCCGACATGTTGGCGAACGTCGCCAACGCATCCACCGGCGACATCGGCGACTTCGCCCTCGGCCTCCAACAGGCCGGTGCCGTCGCCCACGGCTTCGGGTTGACCGCCCAGGACACCATCACCGCACTCGGACTCCTGGCCAACGCCGGTATCCGCGGCTCCGATGCAGGCACCCTCATCAAGACCTCACTCCAGGCCATCACTGACCAGGGCAACCCCGCACAGGGCGCCATCGAAAGCCTGGGACTGACCCTGTACGACACCACCGGCAAGTTCGTCGGCTACCGCTCCATGCTGGAACAGGTTGCCGCAGCGTCAAAGCGGATGACCGAAGAGGAGTTCCAGGCCGACACCAACATCCTGTTCGGCTCCGACGCCATGCGCGCCGCCATGGTCGCAGCCGGTGGCGGAGTCCAGATGTTCGACGAGATGTTCCGGGCTGTCGGCCGAGCCGGTGGCGCCAGCGAGATGGCAGCCGCCCAGATGCAGGGACTACCCGGCGTCGTCGAGGGACTCAAGAACACAGCAGAGAGTGCGAAGCTGGCCCTTTACGACCTGGTTTCGCCGTCGTTGCAGTCGGCAGGTCGGGGGATGACCGGCTGGCTCGACAAGGCAGCCGACGCTATGCGTGACCTCCGCACCGGCGGTGGCGGCAGCGGTACTGCGGTCGACCAGATCCGGCAGGGCTGGCGCGACATCTCCAGCGCCGCCAAGGACCTGGCCCCCTCACTCGCTGCGGCGTCCAAGGCCATCGCAATGGGCGCCGGAGCAACTGCTGTAGCAGGTTGGCGTGCACTAGGTTTCGCCATGCAGGCGTTGGAGCCGCCGCTGAAACTGGTGGCCGACATCCTCGGCAACAACCAGTGGCTCACCACCGGTCTCGTCGCAGTCCTCACGGCGCTGTACCTCAAGTCCAAGCTGACCGGTCCCGCTCTACAGGTTGCGGCCAAGGCCACCCAGGCGTGGGGCACCGCCTTCGCCGGGTGGCGCACCCCCGCTGCGCAGGCGCAGCAGGCCATGGAGAACACGACACGCGCTGCTGGCGAATCAACACGCGCGCAACGGGGCTGGGCCACGCAGATGCGGGACAGCTACAACCAGGCGGCCGACCGGTCCCTGTTCTTCTCCCGCACAGCCGGAACCGCCGGGGCGGCCATGACCGGCATGAAGCTCGCTGGGTCCGGGGTGCTGTCCATGCTCGGTGGTCCGTGGGGCGTCGCCGCAGCAGGTGTCGGCATTGCTATGGGCATGATCGCCGACGCCCACCAGAAGGCCGCGCAGAAGGCGCAAGAGCAGAAGCAGGCCGAGGAGGAATTGCGGGCCACCCTGGACCAGGACACCGGTCGCGTCACCGACGAAACCCGCAGGAAGGCCGCCGAGCGGTTCGGTAAGGAAGACCCTTACAAGACGACCGACATCGGGCGCGCCAAGGGCCTAGGCATCGACCCAAACATGTTGGTAGACGCTGCAACTGGAACGGGCAACGCGCAGGCGTACGACATCATCAAGAAGCTGGCACTAGACAAGGGCGTCCGGGAGGGCCTGGACAAGGTCTCCATCGCCGGGTCAGGCGGCACCAAGCTGGACTGGAAGGTCATCCAGCAGCAGTACCAGGCCATGGGGGTGTCATCCGACGAGCTGTACAACGCGCTCCTCAAGGAGGGCAACGGCTGGGACACCGTCAACGAGAAGATAGCAAAGTACCGCACAGCCAACCCCGGTGACCAAAACCTCGTTGGACTGCAACAGATCATCGACGCAATGCCCGACGCGAATGAGTCGCTTATCACGCTGACTCAGAACGTCAACGAGCAGCGGCGTGAGACGGACAAGGGTGCACAGTCGTTGCGGGACATGGCACAAGCCCAGTACGGCTTGTGGAAGCCGACCGAGGAAGGCGCCGCCCGGTTCAAGGACCTGGGCGCGGCCATCGTGTCGGTACCCAACAACAAGTCCATTGATCTCAAGGTCGACCCGGCGAAGTACGACGAGACGAAGAAGAAGCTCGAAGAACTTGGGTACACCGTCACGCAGCTGCCCGGCGGAATCGTAAAGGTCACCGCGGCAACCGATGAGGCGCAGAAGCGTTTCAACGACCTGGTGTACAAGGTCAACAACACGACCGCCACCCTTCCTATAGATCTCAAACTGGCCAACTCGCTCGGTGCGATCTTGCCGCCCGGATTGCAAGGCGTATTCAGTGCAGCCACCCTCGCCGGGCAGGTACCAGGCCGCGCCTCCGGTGGACATGTCGACGGCCGCGGCGTCATCAGTGGCCCCGGGACGGGCACCAGTGACTCCATCCTCGCCCGTGTAATAGGCGGTGGCGCAGGTGGATTTATCAAGGTATCCAACCGAGAGTCGATCAACACTGCGCAGTCCACACGCGACAACATGCCGCTCATCAACGCCATGAACCGCGGCTGGGTACCGTCCGCCAACTTCCTGCGAATCCTCACCGGTATACCCGGATACGCGGGCGGAGGTCCCATCTCGATAGAGGACGCAGCCAACGACATGGCGGGTGCGCCCTACGTCCGCGGCGGCCACGGCCCATCCGGTACCGACTGTTCCGGGGCCGCATCCGTCCTTGTCAACGCCGCCGTCGGGCAGCCCCTGTACGGCGAGCGGATGGCCACCGGTAACGCAGCCGATTGGCTCGCCGCCCGAGGCGCCATCATGGGCCGCGGACCAGCAGGCACCCTGCGCGTCGGATGGAAGAACGGCGGCCCCGGCGGCGGCCACATGGCCGTCACGCTGCCCGATGGCCGCAACGCTGAATCCGGCGGCAGCGTAGGCAAGTTCACCGTTGGCGCGGGCGCCGCAGGCGCCGACGACCCCCAATTCACCAACCAGGCGTACATCCCCATGAACGCCATGTACCCCGACGGCTGGCCCAGCGGCGCAGCGGGCGGCGGCTACAGCATGTACGGCTCCGGCAGCGGTGGGGGCGGGGTAGGCGGCTACGGCGGTGGAGGAAGCGGCGGGGGAGGTGCATCCCCGGCCCAGCGACGTCAACTGCGTGACGCAGAGCAGAAGGTCCAGGACAAGCAGTTCGACATCGAGCAGGCACAACGGAAGCTCGACGAACTCCAGGGCAAGAAGAACGTCAAGCCGTCCGAGCAGGCAGCCGCCGAGGAACGGCTATCCCGGGCGCAGCGCGAGCACAAGGACGCGCTGGACGACCTGTCCACCAAGCAGGAACAGGTCAACGACGCCGACGCCCGGGGCCGCGGTGGACGCAACGGCCAGCAACCGGGCAGCGGCCCCGACGGCAAGAGCTTCGCCAAGGACATGATGTCCGGCGCCATGGAGATGCTCGGCCTCGACGGCTCCGTCTTCTCCAACCCCATGGAGTGGGGAATCTTCAAGCTGTTCACCGGAGGCGCCAACGCCATCGGCGGAATGCTCAAGAACGCATTCGGCGGCCCGCAGCAACAGCAGCAGAACCCCTTGGGTACCCAGGCCATGCGCAACAACCGCCATGGCCCGGGCGGCGCCCCCGGACCCGGCAACGGGGGCCTTGGAGAGTTCGACTTCGGCGACGGCGGCATGGGCGTAGTCGGTGACGCACTCCAGGCGGCGCTCCCTCAGGTCGGCGACTTCCTGCCCAACAGCCAGAACCCCGGCGGGAACAACTACACGACCAACCAGAACAGCAACAACAGCAGCGCCACCGGCGCCGCGTTCTACGGCCCTGTCACCATCAACGACCCAGGAGGCCTGGTGAAGCCGCCCGACCGGATGAACACCCGGATGACGGGACTGCCTAAGCCGTGAGGTTCATCCGGCAGTCCGAGATCCCCGCCTACGACCAATGGGACAAGCTGCCGAAAGCCCTCCAGGGGCTCGACACCCGGATAGTCCACATCTCGCCCGATGGCGACTTCACCGACATGTACGGCGGTATCAACGCCGGACGTCAGGGCGTGCAGCTGTCCGAAGACATTGAGGGCGAGCACCACTGGCCGTTTGAGCTACTGCTAACCGAGGGCGCCTATGAGCTTGGGGCAACCGTCGAACGCGCCAACATCCTCAAACGAGAAATCAACTTCACGGTCTCCATCTGCGGTAAAGGAGTGCCGTTCAACAACTTCCAGTACCGCATGGCTGAGGACCGCTGGTTCCGCGGCCAGGACGAGAACCGTGACGGATGGCTCGGCATCTACACCCGCTTCTCCGGCTGGCGGTGGATCAGGGTCCGGCCCGCCCAGACCGTAGGCGGCAGCCAGAAGCGCGACCCCGTCGCCTTCGGAAACAACTTCGCCAAGTGGCCGATGAAGTGGCTGGCGCAGAAGCCCTACTACAGCAAGCCATCCATCTGGGCGACGTGGCAGAACAACCCCGCCACCGCAGCACAATTCGGTGGAGACGGCGAAGGCATCATCGTGCTGCCCAACCGCGGCGACCTGGAGTCCTACACCCAATTCATAGTCCCGCCCGGACGGTGCTGGGTTGAGGACGGCGACAGCGGACGCATGGTCGAGCTACCCCTCATAGCCCCCTCCGACGGATACGTCCTCGTCGACACCGACCCCAAGGAGCGGACACTCACCGCATCCAACGACCCGGTCGACAACATCTTCTACCAGATCGCCAGGCGCTCAAAGATACTGGACTTCCTACTGCACGACCTGGCAGCCACCGGTGAGCCGGTGTGGAAGCGATTCGACAAGCGGTTCCAAGCATCAGTCCCATCCAGGCACGTCGCGCAGATCCGGGTTAAGCACAGCAACCCCAACGCCAAGATCACCGCGATACTGCCGCAACGCTATAAGAGGTCTCGGTAGGTGACTAGCGCACTCCTAGATGGCGTACAGCACGGATTAACCACAGCGCCACTGGAGTTCACGCGCTGGCTCAACGACGCCCTCGTAGACACGATGAACCGGCCGACCAAGCCGGACCCTGCCACAGACCCCATGTCGGCCTACAAGTACCTGCGCGGCCGACGCGACGCCATTGAAGGTGCGGCACGCCAACGGCCCATGCTGCGCCTCTTCGACAAGAACATGGACCCCATCGCCCAAATCGCGGGCGAGCGGCTGGCGTCGGTCGAGGAGATGAATTCGGACTCCGGCCAGGCGAATGTCGTACTGCGGTACGACAACTGGCTCACTGACTTCATCCTCCAGCAGACGAAGATCCACGAGGACCTACACCTGGTCGTTGACCCCATCCCTACACAGCCAACCTGGCGGACCCGGTGGGGAGGGAAGGTCACCGGCATCAACGCCAAGCGTGACTCGTCCGGCGTCCACACGCTGGAGCTGGAGGCGATCAGTAACCGGCAGCACGCAAAGAATCTGCTCTTCGCTGCTAACCCCGTGTTTCCTCCCGAGGTCCAGCTGCCGAAAATGTGGGTGCTACCAGGCAATACGCGCACCATCTTGTCCGCGTCCATGTTCATCAACCTGGCGCGCCTGTTCTTCCCGCTCCTGTCCATCCCAACCAACGTCTTCAACCCGTTTGGCTGGCTCAACGGAGGCATCAGCGGCCTCGACCCGCTGTCCTGGCCGCTGCAAGTCGCGTTCGTCAACCCCATCCTCGACCAGTCCCGTCTCTCCGTCATCGGTGCCGCATGGACCGACTGGCACTCGGCGATGAACGACATGTTGAAGGACGCTGGCTGCGACTTCCGCGCCTACACCTGGCTCAAGGAAGACAAGGACTCCCCGCACACCGAACTCGTAGACCTGGTGCGCGGCACCGTTGCTGAGGACGCCGTCAACGACGCCACTCGGCCGCACCGCAACTGCATCGTCTTCGCCATCGAGGACAAGTCTGGCGTGACCGGCCCAACCGGAACGGCCGCCGACGGCGTCATCAACCTGATCGGCGCCACGTTGGACGACATGATCACCGAAACCCTCATCAACCTCGATGAGGATGGTGACGGCGAGACCGATCCGGTGTTCCGAAAGCTGCTCGGCGTCGCACCCGAGAAGCCGAAAACCATTTGGTACGACGGCCAATTCAGCGGAATCATCGAGTCGGAGCGCCGACAACACAAGGGGCCAGTCAAGACGGTGATGACGGGCTCCCGCAGCCCGCAGATTGTCAACCAGGCTCAGACATTTGCTATCAGATACGCGCTGTCGCAACTGGCGCAGGTAATCAACTATGCAATAGGCGCCTACCAGCAGCCGGGCACCGAAGGTCTGGACAACCTCTACCAAGGCCAGCTGGATAATACTTTGCTGGCGTGGATGCGCTTCACCGATCCGCGCCGCGCGCTCTGGACCGGCGACATGGCCTGGCAAGAGCATTTCGAGAAGGGCGGCGGCACCGCCTACACCCTGTCCGGCGTCGTCACCATGCGCGTCGGCCACTACAAAACCCGTGCCTGGCAGGGCTTCACGGTAAAGGTCGTCAACGGCCGACCACATGCCATAGACATCGACATCGGCCTGGGCGACCGGGCCGGGTTCGAGCAGGGCGGCATCATCTTCGTCGACCAGATCACCGCCATAAAGCGAACGTGGTCCCGAAGTGAGCCAGTCACAGTGCAACTGGCCATCGGCGACGACAGCGACAAAGAAGACCCCGCGGCGCGGGGTCTTCGTGCATTGCAGGCCGTGTGGACGACCCTGTCCCAATTCCTCGGCGAAGGAACCATCTTCTGATGGCCGCCGACAGGCCAGGCAAGGCGCACCGCGTACCGGCAGACCAGGTGCCCTCACCGGCGGCCGACACTACTGCGCTGTCCCCGCGCGACGTTGCCGTCTGTGCGGCAGCTGACGACGCCGAAAATGGCGACCTCACACCAGATATGCAGGTCGGTCTCGACGCCGGACTGGACATCGAGCAGGCCGCGAAGGTCGCAGAAATGCGCGAGATACAGCGCGCATACCTGGAGCTGCTGGAGGTCATGGAGTACCCGGTCGACCAGAACGGGCGCGTCCACGACCTCAACCACATGTCCGCCACCATCCTCGCCATCGCCTGGACCGCAGTGCTGTACGGCTTCCGCCGCACCGCCACCGCACACATCAAGAAGCGGCGCATGCACGGCCCAGGCATCTACGAGAACGCGTGCACATGGGTGGACGTCAACGCCCCCGATGACGCCGAACGAGACCTACAGCCAGGCGATTACAGCGACGACCGACTCCGCCCACCCGACGTCCGCGGCCTAGCCGCACGCCGCGACGGCGAGGGGCCAGTCGTGACCGCCGAGTGGCACACGAAACCAGAGGTCCGCTACACCGACGCACCCCGTCCCAAGGAGGACTAGATGACCGCACCGGTACCACCCATCGGCCTGATGGTGTACCTCAAGTCCCTGCTGACGAACACCCACATCTACGCCGTGGTGTCCGACGGCGCAACACCGGACCAGTACGCGGTCACCATGGAAATCCAAGGCGATCAGGCAACTTTGGTGGTTCCGGCTCTCATGGGGCCACAGGGTCCGGCCGGTACCAACGCCTTCGCCCTGCGCCTCCAGAAGTCGATGATCGATGACCCCGAGGACCTGCCGACCAACCTCCAGGACATCGAGGAGGACATCGGCAAGTACTGGATCATGAACCACTACGCCACCGTCAACGAGGTCCAGACGGTGACACTCAACGGCAATCCCACCTCCTTCACCATCGCGTACGACGGCCAGCCGACCTCATCCATTGCCGGTAACGCCACCGCTCAGGCGTTCGAGGACGCGCTGGTTGCCCTGCCCAACGTCTCGACCGGCGACGTCGAGGTCGTCGGCAACCCCGGCGGCCCCTACACGGTGACCTTCGCCGGTTCCAAGGCCGGTATTGGGCAGCCGCAGATGACCGGCACGCCCACCGGCGGCACCAGCTCCTCCGTGGTCGTGACAACCGAGCAGGAGGGCGTCACCAACCTCATCGGGTCTCGCGCCTACATCTGGTTCGGTACGGAGTACCGCATCCTGATGATGGGATCGGAAGGCCCCCCGGGGCGGGTGCCCCAGATCAGCTGGAGCGTTGAGCTTCTCCCGCCGGAGGGCGCCCAAGACTCCTACGTCCACCAGACAGGGTCGCCGTACGCGCCGTCGTGCCGCCTGTACTTGAAGGTCCCGCGGGGCCCGCAAGGCGTTGCCGCCAGCCTCGGGCAGGCCCCGGACGTCGACATGTCCACCCCGCCACAACACCTCCAGGTTCTGGGCTTCGACGAAAACATCGGGGCATCCGGTAAGTGGCGGCCCATGTCCATTGGGTCGATCCTGCCTAGGCCGTTCACGGTGCCCGAGGCAGCGTTCACCAACTTCCAGGGCTTCTCCACCCGGGCACCCATCGGGTCCTTTGCCATTCCCGCGCAACCGTTTCCGTGGAAGCCGATTGTGTTCGGGAAGATCAAGGCGACCGGCGTGGAGCTGGATCAGGACCCGCTCATCATCGGCTGCGAGGTCCGGCTGGGACACCCCACCTCCGGCCAACTCATTGCCCGCGGTTTCGGCAACACCTCCCAGTGGGCGCACATGTCGCCGCACGCGTCGACGCCGTCCGACCCCACCATGGCCTTCACGCCGGACAACACCTACGCCCTGGTGCCTGCCAACCACACCGGCAACCAGGGCACCGTCTACGTCAACCTGTACAACGACGGCCTCGCCGGTGCCTACCTGTTCGACAAGGCCAACGCCCAGCTGTACGTCGAGGTCATGCCGGTCTAATGCCTCGGTCAGTCGATCTGGTCCCACAGAACTTCAAGACGGAATACGACCCGACCAACCAACTCGCCCAGGACCCGGCCCTCAAGAAGACCATCAACAACCTCGGCGACGTCCTCAAGCAGCTGCCGGTGATGATCCAGAAGGAACTCCAACGGCTCATCGACTCGCTGCTGGGCATCGCCACCAACCCCATCCCCGAAATCATCGAGTGGTTGGACGAGCTGAAAAAGGGCATCGCCAACGTCCTGTCGTGGATCAAGCCCGGACTGCTGCCACTCATTCCCTTGTCACAGATCGGCGAATGGTTCCCGAACCTGCTTCTCAACGGCGGCTTCGACACCGACGCCGCGGTAGCCGACAACCCGGACTGGTTGTGGGACGGCACCATCGGCCGCACCAGCCCATTGGGATCGGTCAAGGCCATCATGGCAGGGACCGCAAAATACCTGCACTCCAACGCCATACCGGTGGCCAAGAAGCAGCACCTGGAACTGGAGGTATTCACCCGCTGGCAGGGCCTTGCCGCCGGTGCTGGCACCAACCCCATCCGGCTGGTCGTCACCTCGTACCTGGCGGGCAACCCCGTCTCGTCGACAGTGGTTGCCCAGCACCAACCGTCGGCGGGGGACAGCAGCGGATGGGTGGAACTGCACGGCACCTACACCGTTCCCGACACCGGCGTCGACGAAGTCCGCACCACGCTCCTAGTGACCGGCGACGCCACCGCGGGCACCGTATGGTTCGACGACGCCGACACGTGGAAGACCGGGAAGCTCCCGCAGGACTACGTGCAGGATCTGGTCACCCAGCTGGAGCAGTTCGGCACCGATATAGGCAACGCCCTGGAGGAACTGGCGCACAAGGTCGGACTGGACCGATTCAAGGAGTTCTTCGACACCGTCGCCGGTCAGGTCAACGCCGAGATCGGGGATGTCCAAAACCGTCTCGCCGCAATCACCGCTGACGGCAAGATCGACGCAGCAGAGATCCTGGGTTTGCTTGGCCTAGGCAATATCCCGCTACTCCCGCAGACCAAGGTCACTGATCTACCCGACCTCAACGCCCAGCTGAACCAGATACGGGACATCTTCGCCGGGCTTGTTGTCACACCCATCAACTCGACCATCCAGGCCGTCAAGGACTGGTTCGGGCTGAGCAACAACAAGACTCAGAAGCTCACCGCGGGCGGGACACTGAACGCGGGCGATGTCGTCGGCAATTTCGACATGGGCCGGGTCAACGATCTGGTCAGCAACCTCGGCGACATGCTTACCGGAGTCAAAACCGGCGCCGACGGAACAGCCACGAGCACAACGGGAACCATCGGCGAGCAGATCAACCAGGCCAAGGAATCACTGCTATCGCTGCTCGGCCTATCCCGCGATGCACTCAAGAGCGCCATCGCGGCGCAGACCACGCTCCAAGAGCAGGAAACCGAGCAGAACACCGGTGGCGGCAACAGCTACAGCTTCACCTTCTCGGGTGCCGACGGCGCCGCACTGAACTCGACGGACTGGACCACCGGCCCCAACCCCGGCGACATCACCATCCGCGGGGACTCCGGGTATGCAGGCGTCAAGAACGGCAACCCCGACGGGTACTTCTTCGCCAGCCCCAACTACACCTACGCCACCGACGGCCAATCGGCCTCATTCGTGCTGGGCGACACCCAAAACGGCAACTACTACTCCGGTGTCTACATCCGATGCGACTCGGGCCGCACCCAGGGCGCCTACTGCCTTGCGAAAGAGGGCGAAATCCGCATCGGCAAGTTCACCCGCTCGGGCAGCAGCTGGTCGTTCAACACGCCGCTGACACTGCAAACCGGGCTCTCGGCGGTCAAGCAGGGCGCCCGCATCGAGATCCGCTGCTCAGGCACCAACTACTTCGTGCGCGTCAACGGCCGCCAAATCCTCTCCGCCACCGACGCGAGCAACACCATCAACATCGGTGCCGAATACCGGTATTCGATGTTCAGCGTGCAGCGGGCAAGCCCGTTTTTCACCTACGACTCCTACCGCATCGCCGCGTTCGCGATGTCCGACTACACCTCAGCGGGAGCGGGATTCTCGATGTCAAACTCATGGAGCATCAGACGCGACAGCACCGCCGACGTCACCTACGGCCCCTACACATCCGGCGCATTCCCGTCCGGCTTCTTCACATTCAACGACTACACCACCGACGTCACTCTCGACGACCTCGGCACGGCCCGCATCGAGATCGCCACGACCGGCCTCTACCGCATCAACACCACCTACCGATCGGTCACCGCCAAGGGCACGTCTGTGCCCTACTGGACGCTGTACAAGAACGGCACCCGCATCACCGGCGCTATTCCCTCGGGGTGCCCCTTCGAGCTTCCGCTCGTGGCGGGAGATGTCGTACAGCCAGGATTTATCGCGGTCGACTACGACATCCGGTCCAACGGCTCAACAGGATCGGAAACCGTTGTCTCACGCAGCATCACAGCCCTATCCGGCATAGCCACATTCGACGGCCGCCGAGTCGCATAACCCCATAGAGAGGCGTCAGCCATGGCCACCACGTTCACCATGCCCGAACTGCCCGGCATCACCTTCACCGCCGAGCGCGGGGGCCTGGACCCCGACGGGAAACTCAACCCGTCCTGGATACAGATCACCGGCACCAGCGACGCAGACGGTCAGATGGTCTCTTGCATAGGATTTGCCGGTCCGTAGATGAGTTGGACCACCAACCCGCAACCGGAATCATCAGAGCCGCAATTGGGTTGGTGGAAGGAACCACCACAGACACAGCAGCAAGAGCCGGTCACTGGCTGGTTCTGGATGCCCGATAGAACAGCCTCCCTCACCGCTGAGGGCACCATGGCCGTCGACGTTGCGCAGGTGTACACCGTCGGTGCCGACATGGCGGGAGCGGGCGCCCTCACCGCCCAGGTCTCCCAGATATACGGCATTACAGCGGGATACAACGGGGCGGGCGCACTGGCGGCCGATGTCCGACAGCTGTACCAACGTACGGCCGCCTTGGCTGGCACCGGCAGCATGTCAGTAGATGCGCGGGTTCGCCTAGACCGTCTGGCGCAACTGGCTGGTGCAGGCACGCTGTCGGCGCAACTACTCCAACAGTTCACCCGAAGCGCCACATTCGGCGGCGGGGGTACCTTGGCCGCACAGGCAGCGCAGGCGTACGCCCTGGGCGCGGCTCTCGCTGGTGCAGGCACGCTGGCTGTCCAGGTAGCCCAGAAGTACCAACTAGGTGCGGCATTCGCCGCAACCGGCACCCTCCAGTGCGGCGCAGCGTTCCCGGCGATGTCCCCGGTACGCACCGACATCACAGCGACTGGGTCCTACACCTACAACATCCCGTACTGGTGCCGCTACATCGACTACGCGTACCTACCCGGTGGTGGCGGCGGTGGCGGCGCCCAATTTTCCTTCACACCAGCACAGGGCGGCGATGGTGGCCAATGGGTGTACGGAACCTGGGAGCGCGGCGTTGATTTCCCATGGACCGCCACACAAATCACCGGCTCCATCGGAGTCGGCGGCACAGCGGGCACCTGGGGAGGTAACGGAGGCAACGGCGGCCCCACAACCGGCATCGTCAACGGCTCCACCCTCGTCACCGCACCTGGCGCAACGGGACGCGGCGGCATCGGCACACAGTCCGGCGACCCCGTCGGCGGCGGAAACGCCAACTCCAACCGCGACGTCTCCCTCAACGGCCAGACCTACACCGGCGGCACAGGCGACGGCGCCGCTCCCGGCTCAGGCGGCAAGGGCGGCGGCGCATTCAGCAACGGCAACGCGGGTGCCCGCGGCGAAGCCCACTTCTACGCAAGGCAATAGGAGACCACATGGCAATTCAAGTACCCCAGACGCGGCAATCCCTCGCCGACGCATGGAAAGCTCTAGGCAACTGGTTTGGGTGCGCGACCGGCGCCCCCGGCACCTCACAGACACCCTCCAACGAGTCCACCGGCGGCGGCTACGCCCGCGCCCAAACCACCTGGACATCCGGCTCAGGCGGAAACGTGACCGGCTCCGCGGTCAGCATCGCAGTCCCGGCATCCACCATCACCCACGCCATCATGGCGTCCGCCGCAGCAGTCGGCGCAGCCAACATGATCGACAACTGCGCCGTCACCCAAGCCATCTTCTCCACCCCGGGCAACGTGGTTCTCACCCCTTCGCTGGGGATCGCGTGACCGTACCAGCCAAAGCCGACGGAATACTGCAAGTCGTCGTGTGGCCCGTCTACATCGGGCTGGCGGGTGAAGACGGCCGCGAACCCCTACACCCGGAGTATCGCCGCGGCCAGATCAATTGGCAGCCAACCCCCAATGGCACTATCGAGGGCTCGGCAGTCGTCCACACCCCCGCGGGCCGGTACCCGTTCTTCACGTACTGGATGGAGCCGACAGGCGGCGCGCCGGTGGGAATGTCCCAACCCGAGCACCCTCTGGTATTCGACATCCGAACGGTAGTCGATATCCGGCCCATCAAGAACGGCGACCTATTCGTCTCCAACGAAATACGGCGCGCTGGACTGTGATACGGGAAGTGCTCGCTCTCTGCGACGAGTACGGAACCGACCTCCCCGCCTTCAACGAAGGCCACCCCGAGGACCGGTGTCCGATCTGCGGACGCCCCGTCGTCGACCACACCATCCGCGGCGGCATCACAGCCAAGTGGCCCCACCGCCGGGCCGTCCTATTCAGCGCCCTCGTTCTCTGGCGTCTCCCCTAAAGCATTGGAGCACAACATGTTAAGTCAGGGTTCCCGTTCCCACGCCCTCGCCATTTTGGCCGGAATAGCGACCGGCGCTCTCGTCGGTATAGGACTCGGCATCGCCCTGTTCGTATACGAGGCCAAGCACGACATGGAAGCGAGCTACTGACATGTCCTTCACCTGGCTCGCAGACCACCCACTGCGCACCCGGGAACAAGTAGCACGTGAAATACATGCCGTCGCACTACAACGCGGCCTAGACGAGCTAGCCACCGTCATCGCCTGCATGACCGTAGCCGTTGAAGTCGGAGCTGACGACGACGACGGAAACCGCCAATGGTGGTGCCCCGCAAACCAATCAGACTCAGAGACGCTCAACTTCCCGCACGACTCAGAATCCGATGACGCGGACTCATCCGGCTACTTCCAACAGCGTCCCCCATGGTGGGGCACACCCGCACAACGCATGACACTCGCCCAATCCGCCGACCTTTTCCTGAGTCGACTGTCCGGCGACTACCACACCGCAGCCGGAAATCCCGCGCTGGCAGGGCAATTCGCCCAGCGCGTCCAGGGATCGGCATACCCCGACCGCTACGCGCAGCACTGGGACGAGGCGTGGGACGTCGTGCGCCGCGCCCTCGCAACCACACCACCCGAAGGAGACAACGTGGGCTACACAGGAGACCCCGTCTGGCTGGAAGACGTACTACGCGCAGCACTCGGCGACCGACTGGTCGTCGAGGCAGGCTGGAAAGACCGCGGCACCGGCGGCCAGATGGGCGACATCTGGGGCGTGATGATCCACCACACCGGCAACGACCGGGAGACCGTCGCAGGCATCCGCGACGGACGCTCCGACCTCGCCGGGCCACTGTCGCAGTGCCTCATCACCCCAGACGGCAAGTGCCATCTCATCGCAGTCGGCCCCTGCAACCACGCCGGGATCGGCAAATATCCAGGCATCGCCGCCAACACCGGCAACCAGCGGCTCATCGGCTTCGAATGCGCGTGGCCGACCATCCAGCCGGACGGCAGCTTTGACAAAGGACAGCGGTGGCCGGACGCACAGATCATCACCATGCGCGACGCGACCGCCGCCGTCCTCACCAAGCTCGGCTACGGCGCCGACCGCGTCATCGGCCACAAGGAGTATGCGACCGCCGCACCCAACGTGAAGTGGGACCCGGGCAACATAGACATGGGCTGGTTCCGCGGCGAGGTCGCCAAGGACATTGCCGGATACCAGTTCCCAGGCGAGACACCTGTCGTCCAGCCACCGGACCCGTCACCAACCGCGATACCCGCGGACTTCGACAAGCAGACCTTCCAGCAGATCAACGGACGCTGGGAGATGCTGGGATGGCAGACGCTCATCGAGGCAGTCGCTGAGATCCGCGACCACCTCACCGGGTCGACAGACGCCGGTAAGACCGGCTTCAAGCTCGGGGCAAAGCCGTGAACGGCCCCGACGGCAAATGGATCGGGTACGGCCCCGGCGACGTCAGCCCAGAGGTAACCAACATCGAGCGACGGCTCCTGCGCGCATACCCGAAGAACAGCCACGCAGCGGAGCACGGCGTGATGCTCGACGACCGCTACACGGACGACACCGCGGCGGCCGTGCAGGACATCACCCGCTTCATGAACAACGACCCTGTCGAAGTGGAGCGGTTGCGCCGCCTGGGTATCACCACCCCCCTCCGCGACGACGGCGTCGCGAACCTGGCGGTACGAAAGGCCATCGGCGCCTACGTCGCGCCGGTCTACCGGTCCAAGTACCCGATCCAGGGAGTCTGGGCAGACTCGCGGGCCTTCCTCAACCCACCCGACGCGCACAGCTTCAACAAGGCAACTGACCAGTTCCGTGACGAGTTCATGCGCCTGTACCGGCCCATGGCGGGCACCAACATCTGGCTCCTCGGCTACTCCATGGGCGGCGTCTCCGTGCAGAAGTGCCTCACTGCGCTGCCGCCGGAGTGGCGCCAGTTCGTGCTCGGCGTCACCACCTTCGGTGACCCATCCATGCCCGCCGAGGGAAGCCTGCTCGGAAGCGACCCCGGCGAGGGCATCTCCAAACTGCCGCAACCACAATGGGCACGGGACCGCTACTGGTCGTACTCCATCGACGGCGACTGGTACCCACGTGCCCGCGGCCTGCTGTTCCTGCTGTACCAGGTCCTCACCCGCGCCGAGCTGACCCTGGACTTCGCCATCTACCTGTTCACAAAGTTCCCACAACAGGCATTCCAGGAACTACTCGGCCTCGCCCCAAGTGACGACCCCCTGCACGGCGCGCTGTCCGGCCTCGCCGGACTCATGACGACCGGCCCGGCAGGGACCATCGGCCAGCTGCTCAACCCCGTGCAGCTGCTGTCCCTGCTACCAGACCTGGTGTACCTACTGTTCGACGCCATCAAGTTCATCGCCACCAACGCACACGGAAAGTACGGCGACCCGGCATATGCGTTGTGGGACGGCCTGACTGCCGTCGACCACGCCGCCGCCAACATCCGCCGCGTGGCCCCGCAAGGCTGCACCCTCGTCCTACTCCCGGGCACCTGGTCCAACTGGGACCAGCTATTCCAATTCGACGTCGCTGCCCAGCTCCAAACTCCCGCCTAATCGGCGGGCCTGTCCAGCAACTGTGTAAATGCAACTGTTGAAAGGGATTTGACATGAAGGACACCTCACTGTTGGGCATCAAGACGTGGAGTGATCTCCGCGCCTTCATACACACCGCAATACCCGGGTTGGCCGTCTTCCTGGTCACCATGGGGATTCTGACGGCCACCAAAGCGAACCTCGTTGCGGCACTGCTGCTTGCGGTGTTCGACTCGACCCTGTCGCACATCAACACCGCCGATGGCTTCCGGCGCTGGGTGTACCCCGTCCTCGGCACCGGTGCCACCCTCCTCATCGGGTGGGGCATCTTCACCCAGGACCAGATCGCGCCATGGCTCGCGCTCATCCCAATCCTGTTGGGCGGTGGCCTCGCAGCTGCCAACACCAACACCACGCCCAGCATCGCCCCGACGAGCGGCACAGCTGAGTGAGCGGGGGAGTGGGCGCTGATTCCTGGATGGACCTAGCCGCCCTGACCATCGCGGCCGTCGGCGGCTGGGGCACCGCGTACATCACCTCGCACTTCTCCAGCCGCAAGCACGTGACCGCCGTCAACAAAAGCGTCGACGCGGTCGAGGCGAAGTTGGCAGGAGTGGAGGAGCAGGTAGTGAACTCGCACGAGACCAACCTGCGCGACGACGTCGACCGCGCAGTCCGCGGCGTCGAGTATCTGGTCGACAGATTCGCCGATGCCATGCGCGACCTGCGCGGTATCCGCGAGGAGATGTCCGACCTGCGCAAGGAAGTTGGCGGCCTACACGGCGACGTTCGCGAGCAGAACCGCAGACACACCGCCCTGTACGACCGGGTGACTGATCTGGAGGACCGCCGCCCCTAGACCCACGCGATAGCTGGAGGACGCCCCGGCCCACGGGCCGGGGCGTTTTCCCGTACCAGCCGGTTGCCTCCACGCATGTATAGCGCGCTATACTGCGCGCATGGATACCTCGTCGGACGAGCAGGAGGCAGCCCGGGCTTCTGTCCGACGTCTGGCACGTCGCCGTCACCGCCACGAGACCACGCGCAAGCGCCTCGATGCTGAGTTTTACGCGGCGATAAAGGCAGCCCGGGACCTGGGCGTCGGTGCAACGGCACTGGCGCGCGATGCCGAAGTGACACGCGACGGCATATACAAGATTTGCCAGACTTCCAACGATTAGCTGTCCTTCTGCTGACGTCCACAGTGCACGGTGTTACCGTGCACCCAATGACATAGCGGAGTACTTCCGATTAGGGCGGGGCCAATGTCCGACGACAAACTCAAAATTGATCTGGAGGCGCTGGGCAAGCTGTCGCCGGATTTACAGGGGTTGGCGACCAGGCTGACGAAGGCCGCCAATAGCCACCCTGGCGGTGAGTCTGGTCGTTCCCCGGCGACGGTGGCTATCAGCAAGCTGGTGAGCAAGTCCATCCCGAACATGCAGCGGAGTTTGGCCGCACGCCTGAACACCGTGGCTGACCTGTCCGCGCAGACGGTGACCCAGTTCGGGGACACCGAGGAGCACATCACTCAGACCATCCGCTCGGCAGCAGGGTTGGCGCTGACTCGTGATGTACCGATGGGTGAGCGCTGATGTCCGCGCGGTCGTATCAACTGCTGCTCTCGACGCCGACGAAGGCCAATATCGAGCTGATGCGTCAGGCGATGGTGGCCGGGGTTGAGATTCAGCAGACGGGCGCGGACTACAAGACAGCGGTGGAGCGTCCCGGTGGCCAGTACTGGGACGGCGCCGCGGCCGATGCGGCACGCGAGACCGCCAGCAGCGATGAGAAGGTGTTTCTCGGTGCCGGGCAAGCCATCCTCAACGGCGCCCCCAACGTCATTGACTCGCTATCGCGGGCGCTGGAGCAGCAGAACGCCTGTATCAGCCTGCACGACCAGGCGACCGGCGACCACTACAAAATTGCCGATGACCTGACCGTGGAATGGGACGCTCCACCGGGTGCGTCGAAGGAACAGGTCGCCAAGGGCAAGGAGTACGCCGCCAATATTCAGGCGCGGCTACAACGGATGTATGACGCGTGGGGTGCTGCCGACCTTGAAGCCGCCAGCCAGACCGACGCGATGGACCTAGATACCCTGCTGGCCCCGGCGGGCGGTCTGGATGCCGCGCGCGGTAACGAGGATGGCTCGGCGCTGCAAGGCGGCTATGTCGATCCTGAGCTGATCAAGCGGGTGCGGGCGGCCAGCGTTCTTTCACCCGAGCAGGTTGACGCGTTGGCCGCTGGCAAGCCGGTAACCATCCCGTCCAACCAGATGCAGTACTTGTACCAGCTGTCGCGCTCACTGGACGGCAAGACACCCGGCGAGGTCAATGCGTTCCTCAACGGGATACAGAACCCGCAGGACCGCACGGCGGTCAAGGATGCGCTGGCGATGGTGTCCAACAAGAACATTCGTTCCGGGATCGACAACAAGGCCGGGGTCACCGAAGCCACCCGAGGCAACTTCATCCCCACCGCTGGCTCGGTGTCCAACCTGCCTGACGGGGTGCGCGAAGCACTCACCCGTGCTGATCGGGTGGGGGTCTCGTTCGACAACGCTGCGCGCGGATACGGCGGGCCACAGACCGAGCTACGCGGTGTCGCCGATATGCAGGATGTCGCCAACATTTTCCAGGGCGTCACCCCCGGATACCTGAACGGCTCGGAGGCCGCACAGGCGATGCTGGGCGCGGCCTCGGACTACTCCAACGCCGAGATCAACACCCACAACGACAATTTGAAGGACTTCACCAGCGGCATCACCTCTGATGCACGCGGTGATTTCAAGTCCGCGGTGGCCGATATGTTCCAGGCCGGTAGCGCCGATCACGTGGACATCGCCGAGATGGCCCGCGAGCCCGAAAGTGCTTCACCGGGTGCTGATTCGTTCTTGCGGGCGCTCAATGAGCAGCACTGGGGTGATCAAGGCGCCAAGGTCGATGATGTCCTGGAATGGGCCGCCGACGACCCCAACAACCCGCTGGCGCAGCAAGTCGCCAACGAGCAGGCCCACTACCTAGCTGCCCCCGAACACCAGGACGCGCTACGAGACTTACCCGGACCGGGCCAGCATTTCACCGGAGATTCGTGGGCCGAGGCCAACCCTGAACTGGCCAAAACCACAGCGCGGCTTGAAGGTTCACACGTCGCCGAGCTATTCGGAGCCGACAACGCCGACACCCCTGAAATTAGAGCGCTCCCGGACGCCGACCAGGCCAAGAACCTGATGGCCAACCTGGACCGCAACGAGGACGCCGCCAAAATCATCAACGGCGGCGCCTACCAGGAATACATGCATAACCTGTCCCATGCTGCGCAGATGCCCGAGGGGGCCGAACGGGACAACGCATTCGAGGACGGCGGCCGCATCAAACGCGGCATGCTCGACGGCGCGATGGACGCCCTGAACACCAAGGACGCAGACCCGGCCACCAAGAAGCTCGGAGAATGGGTCACCGGACAGCTCGGCGTCGATAAGGCATTCGCCCCCATTGAAGGCTTAGAAGCCGCCGACCAAGCTATCCAAGGCAACGGCAACCCGGCCGACGCCGCCAACAAAATGGTCACCACCGGCCCCTACGGCTTCAACACCCTCGACAGCCAAACCGCCATCCTCAACGGACTCATCGCCGCCAACCCCGACATCGCCAACAACCCCGACCTCGGCAACTACCTCACCAACGGGCACCCCGACCCCTACAAGATTGCGATGGATCACAAGAAGGCTTCCACTGCGATTGGAAACATACTCATAGACAACGGGTTCGGGCCTGATCAGTGGCAGACGCAGGAGCAACAGGGCGCAGATCCCACCAACCGCAAATGGCGACCAACCGGATAGCGGGCGCCCTCACGGCGCTCCTGGTTCTCACGGCGATAAGCGGCTGCCACACGCCCGCAGAACCCACACCGTCTCCACCCGAGGACAAGCAGCAATACACATTCCGGTGGATACCCAACCCCAGCCTGGACCTCATGACGCCGGAAGGCACCTTCGTCCGGGCCATCTCCGAGTCCTACTGGAGCGCGGGCCTGTCTTACCGGAATGGGAGATCGGCCTTAGCGGATAAGGGTTACCCCGGGGTCGAACACGCCGAGAACAATGTTTTCGATGGAGGAGACCTCGGGTACTTGGGAGGCGACTCCGGCCAGCCAGTCGTTGTCGGCACGGCCTACTACGAGGTCGTCGAGTTTCGCAAGGACGGCAATCGCTATACCGCGACAGTCTGCGACTACTCCGGCCAGACCGCGCAGAAAGAACACGACGGGAGCTACGGAAGCCGTGGCTCGACTCCGACCGGCATCACCAAGTCCTACACCTTCGGCCCCGATCCCTCGCTGACACCCGACCAACAACACGCCCCGCCCGCTCAGCAACGCGGCCCCGCACGGCGGCCCACCGATAACGTCTTCGGGACCTGGCTCCTGTTCGAGGAACCGCGCGTTAGTGACGAACAACGCCGCGTATGCAACAAGCTCGCACCCGGTACGCCCCCGGACTGGCCCGACATCTACGTGCGGTCCGACCCGCCGCCTACACTACCTCCTGATCCTGGTTGGCCAGAGGGAAGTTCAGCGTGATTGGCAGATGCCCGCCCTCGACGAAATCAGCAAGAGACGCGCAATAGCTCCTCAGGCTTTTAGAAGTCGACGCATCAGCGCCACGATCCCGTGATCTTCAGCGATCTCCACAGCCTGGGAAAGGTCCTGCGCCACAGTCCCGTTCGGGTCAGTCCGCACGGCATCAACGATTTTATGCCAGTAGTACAAAGAGCCGCGGTCGATTGCCGTCAAGATTCCCTCCACACCCCATGCCTCGACAGGATCCCCAGGGGTTATCGAGAGGTTCCGGAATCCCAACTCAAGGGGCGACCGGTCGCGCTGCGGGCCGTCCAGCGACAACATCGCATCGGCGAGCGCCTGGCATTGCAGCACACCATGATCCCAATCGGTCCACGGCGCCGACGCCGGCAATTTCGCGTGAAAGTCTGTCGGCCGTGGATCGGACAGCTGCCGCACAACTTGGGAGGCCACACGGTCCTGCCCGGACTTCCCGGCGTAGTAGTACGCGTCGATGCCTCGCAGAGTCGTTGCGGACCATCCGATTCCGAATTCGCCAGAGAGTGCAGCCACATCGAGGAAGTCGCGAACCTGGTTGCGGCGAACGATCAGCCATGCCTTGATGCGAAGAGACTCCGCTGCGGTGGGCACCCGGATGGAACCGCCAGCAGGAAGGGCTATTTCCTGGACTTCCAGCGGCCCAACGCGAATCATCTGCCGCACTCCGGCCTCGATCCCACCTAACTCGCCCAGATTGACGCGCCCGGATGCGGCACGGTTGAGCACCCACTCCGGGTCGGACGCAAACGCGTCAAGAACAGCGCTCAACCGCCGCTCGAGAGTACGTGGCTTACCTTGATGAGGTGGCGTCGCAAAGTCATCCACAAGCACCGCATCAGGCGCCAGCTGTTGCAGGCGGGCCGCCGATCGCAGGGATTCACCGTAGTCCGGTTCCTCGTAGTTCATGATGGGCTGCGATCAGCCTAAACGTCCTCCAGCCATCGCGTTGAAGTACGCGATCGCGTTGTCGTGGCGTTGGTCGTAGTGATTTGGATCTGTGCCGTCCCACTCGCGCTGTGCGTCGCTCCACTCTTGCAACCGCACCGCAGCTTCAGCGTTCGGCGCGGCGTAGTAGAACGCGAACTGGGCCCGTTCTTTCCATAGACCTGTGGGTATTGCGGCCACCATGGCCCCTGTAGGCAGATACACCCAGACCGAGGCGCCGATGTTGTTCGAGTCAAAACCGATCGTGTTAAACGGCGCGGGCAGGTCGGCGTCGTCGTAGGAATGATCTAAAACAGCCCAGCCAGCCGGCGGTGCTTCGTTGTTGTTCACCATGACCCCCATGATGGCCGATCCGGCTTGGTTGAGTCATCGCATTGAACTCAGGGTTTCGACCGCTCGGACCGTGGCCTGGCAACCAGGTGGTGGCGTATCACCTCGGTTCAGCTGTCACTGAACGGTGGAGGCCATCAAGATCAAACGACCAGGCGTCTATTGGCGGGGTGTTTCGTTGCTGGGTGTCGCAGTTCAGGTGTACTGTCACAGCAATATCTGCTGATTGTATGTAACTGGAGTCTGGCCTATGAGCACACCTGCACGCCACGCTGCACAGGGTACGTCGCGGCCGGTGGCGGTGACCGACTGCCGCGACCTGGCCGCCGTCAGCGAACCCTCGGGCGGTATCGCGTCAGCACCGGCGCGTGGTGATCGGTCCGGTGGGGGACGGCACGCGGCCGCAGTGATCGCCGGAGGCGCCCTGGCGGCCGCGGCAGTGGCCGGTTTGCACCATCTCTACCGAGCCGGTGACGGCTTCAGTGATCTCGCGGTATGGATTGGGCCCCTGCTGTTCTGGCTCTCCTGCCTGGGCGGCGGTATCAAACTCGCGATGTGGGGCGCTAGACCGGTCACCGCGGCGATATTCGCCGCGGGCAAGACGCGCTTGACCGAGACGGGGCACGCTGTCGTGGCCACTGTCGGCGTCGCCGCCGGGGCATGGGGCATGTGGTTCACGTTCAGAGGCGGCTACGGCACGTGGTGGCATCAGATTGCCGGCGAGACCGGCTGGAGCTTGACGCTGGGCGTCGGTCAGATGCTCGTGGCGGTTCTTGCCGGCGCTGCATTGTTCACCGGCGGCAAGTACCTGGCCGGTTTGGTCAAAGACGCCCTGGTCGAGGCGGGCTTACTCGCCGAGCACGACCGCAACGACCGGGACAGTAGTGCGCCGTCGCATCCGGCGCTGCTGGCCGCCCTCATTGCCGGCGGCGCCGGGTTGGTGATCCTGACCGCCTGGCTGGCCCCGCACCTGTCTGCGACCATCGCCGGCAGCCCTGTGCTGCCTGCTATCGCCGCGATCGCAGCGGTGATGGTGTGGGCGGTCGGGTCGAACCTGGGCTGGTGGAAAGGACTCTCAGGCCTGTACACGTGGGCGACCGCCGCCTCGCAGAAGGCTTCCGCGACCGCTGCGGTCATCGCGGTGCTGATGTTCTCGGCCGGCGGTTTGGGCCTGGGGTGGTTCACCCCGGCCACGGTGCCCCTAGCTCACGCGGCGTGCCCACCGGATTGTGGGGGCGGCGGCGGTCTAGACGGCCCACCGGGGGGCGGTCAAATGTTCCAGCCTCCGTCACAGGGCGGCCAGCAGCTCCCTGACTACAGCAGCGGCAATTACGGCCGCCCTGGGCTGGATCAGAACAGCGGAATCAGTATTTACAACGAAAACCCTGCATCCGGGCAGGTTCCGTCGCAGACCGGCGGGCAGCAGTCGATGCAGGAGCCGCCGTTTCGGGCCAACCCGGATGGTTCCTGGCAGGCACGCAACGGCGAATGGTCCCCACCGAACTATCAGACCGCATCTCCTGGCCTGACCCAAGGTCCCGGGCGGCCCAATCCGGACTTTCCCGGGAACCAAGCCGGGCAAGCTAATCCGGGCTCGCAGGGCGGCAACCAGGGGGCGCAGCAGCCCGCGCAACAAGCACCCCGGCAGGTACCTGAACAACCGCAGCAGGCGCCCCAGCGGCCTAATGAGCAGCCGCAACAGTCTGATTCGCAGAAGATCGATGATCTGACTCGCCAGCTCCAGAATCAACAGCAGCAGTCCACCCAGGACCGTCAGCGTCTGGATGATCTGACCCGCCAGTTGCAGCAGCGCGACAACCAGAAACAGCAGCAGCTGCCGCGGTTCCCGTCCAAGGACGACAAAAAGGACCGTGACAAGCAGTCAGGCGACAACGATCTGGCAGCGCTACTCATGGGAGCGGCCTCCACACGGCGCCGCAAGCAGGGCGACCAGGAACAAGGCCCCGACACCCAGGGGCTCGGTCAAGACGTCACTGCGGCCGCGCAATCGCTACCCGGCGACGTGCAGGCGTATGTGCAATCCGGTCAGCAGATCGGCCAATCGTCCGGGCAGGCCGCTCAGGGCTTCGCCTCTGCCGGGCAGGCGGGTGCCTCTCTCGCCTCGTCGGCACAGTCAGGGGCGATCAACCCGCAAGACGCCATCACCGTGGTGCAGGGCGTCTCACAAGGTATCCAGGGCACCGCCGACGCTGTCAATGCAGGCAGTCAGATCGTGAAAACCGCGCAGGGAGAAGCCGATCAGGTCGCCCAGGCGGTCGGGGACGCCAACCCGCAGCTCAAGCCTCAGGTTGAGCAGTTCACGCAACTCAACGACACCGTATCGAAGGGCACCGAGGGCGTTGGCCAAGTCGCACAGCTCACCTCGCAAGGTGCCGGCGCGGTCAACTCGGTCAGCAGCATGAACCCGTCCGGGGTGCAGGCGGTGGATCTGCAGTCCGGGGAAGTACCGGCGGACATGGTGGGTTGGGAGGTAGCCACGAGCGGGCCGTCAGACGTGGGCGGGGATCCCGGCGGCCAGGGCGTAATGCCGCGGTTCATCGACCCGAACACTTTGGTTCCGCCGCCGGATCCCAATGCTGTGACGCAAGGACCGTACTCAGGGATCACTGTCGACAAGCTTCTCGATGCGATGTCGGGTTACGACCTGACTCCGGAGGCGGCCCAACGTTATTTGATACCGATGGATAACGCGATGAAGACCGGCGGCATGGATACGCCCCAGAAACAGGCCGCGTTCCTGGCGGAAATCAAGTACGAGAGCAAGGGATTGACCGATTGGACTGAGGATTACAACGATCCTCCCGGGCTCAAGGAGTATTTCAACGGCATCATGGGCCCAGGCACTGAGGCGTGGACTAACTTGGGGAACAGCGAACCCGATGATGGCTGGCGGCTCTTTGGCCGCGGCCCCATTCAACTGACTGGACGTGCCAACTACACCGGTGCCGGGCCTTACATCGGCGTACCGAATCTGGTCGATACCCCCGACATCATCACCGAACAAGACCCGGCTACCGGTCTAATCGCCAACCCAGCACTGGGATTCAATGCTGCCGAATGGTTTTGGAGCCACGGAAACCAAACCGGTGAGAGCATGAACGGTCTGGCCCAGGCCGGACAAATGGACCGAATCAGCAGGATCGTCCAAGGCGGAACTGATGGCATGGCGCAGCGAGAAGCCAACTTTCAGCACATCCTCGACGTGCTGAGCAAGTGAGCCGGTCGATGAGAATCGGCGTGCCCTACAGAAGACGGCGGGCGGCCGGCGCGGCCGTGCTTGTCTCTGCCGTTCTGATGGCCGGCGGCGCCTGTGCGCACCAGTCAGAGGACACCAGTCGTCGAGCGGAGGTGTCCGGTGATGTTGTGGTGTACCGCAGCAAGACGGAACTGGGAATCGTGCACGGTACGACGGTAGATGTGCATGCTCCAGCAGATTTCAGTCTGGTCGTGGACGAACCAGTCCTGACCTCCGACGGCCGATATGCCTTCTCGCGGGCCGGTAAATCTGACCTGACCGTCGTCGACGTGCACGACGGCCGCACTCGGACACTCCCGTTGCCCAAACCCTGGGCTCGCCTCGTCACCGGAGAAAACAGCGAAGTTCTGTGGTCACAGGATGAACAGATCATGGCCCTGGATCTCTCCCAGGCCGACCCTCAACCGCGAATCGTTCGGGACATGAATACCTCTGACGGGCAAGGAAATCCAACCGACAATGCATCGTTGGGCGGTATGAGGTTGGTGGCCGCGCGCAACAACGTGTTCCTGCTGACAGGCGGCGAACAACACGGGCAGCTGTTCGTGTCACGCCAGGACCAGCCCATCAGATCGCTAGGAGCTATCGACTCAGGTCTGCCTATCAACACCGCCTGGATCAGCCCCGACAGGACAAACGCCGCATACAGTGCACCCGTGCGTAACTGCGGACATGCGACCGTGACCATCGTGAACCTGCAGACGGGCAATAAGACAACGACGGCACCGCAACCTGACTTGGATGTTCAGACCCGCTCGAACATCTTCCGCCTCGGCTGGCAGCCTGACGGAACACTCGACGTCGCGTACGGCACCTCACGATGCACCAGCACCGGATCCGGGCTCCAATCACTTGAGGCACCATCGATCTGGTCATACACCGCAGGTCAATGGACCCAGAGCCAGCCCGGGCCCGTCCTGCAGATCGTGAAACTGCCCGCCGGCCGCACCGCCGACCTAGTCCCGGCGGGGCAAAGCAACTCCGGCGCCCTGTACATAGTCGACCAAGGCCAACGCACCCACATCGCCGACAACGTACAAACCATCGCCACACCAGCTGGCGCCGAGACGGACTAACCCAGCAGCCGCGCTCGGCGGGCATTTCCGGCGGAGCTGTCCGGACTGGGGCGGATCGTTGCGCCGCTGTTTGTTCGGCTGACTTCTGGTCACTGGCGGGTCGTTGTCCTATAAGGGGATCGGTCTACGCGACAGTCAATTTTCGGCCATCCGCGCGATGCGGCCTGGGCCAATGATGTCTCGTAAGGACCGCCCGGTGATGTGCCCGTTAGGGGAGGGGTAACCGCTACGCGTGTCGGGACACAGCTTCGGCGATCGCGGTTACGGTTTTTTCATGTTGATTGGGTACGCGCGAGTTTCGACAGACGAGCAAGACACCGCCGTCCAGAGGGCCGGATTGGAAGCCCTTGGGGTGGATCCGGAGCGGATCTATGTCGATCACGGGCTCACCGGCACTCACCGCGACCGACCCGAACTCGAGAAAGCGCTCGCGGCCTGCCGCGAGGGGGACACGCTAGTGGTGACCAAGTTGGATCGCCTGGCCCGCTCTGTACCGGATGCGCACGGCATCGCCCAGGAATTGGCCTATGGGGGAGTGAAGCTGAACATCGGCGGCTCCGTGCATGATCCGCACGATCCGATGGGCAAGCTGATGTTCAACGTGCTGGCCATGATCGCCGAGTTCGAGGCAGATCTGATCCGGCTACGCACCCGGGAAGGCATGAAGATCGCGCGGGCCAAAGGCCGGCTACGCGGTAAGCAGCCCAAGCTCACCAAGGCCCAGCACCAGCACCTGATGGCTCTACATAATGCCGGCGAGCACACCAGCGCTGAACTGGCCGAACTGTTCGGGGTGGCCCGCTCCACCATCTACCGCACCATCAAGCGCGTGAGCCGGGCTGCAATAGATCGTCCGGTGACACAGTGAGTTCGACGCATATTTTCGTCGACGAATCCAAGCACCGCGATTATCTGCTGGTGGCCGCGACGGTAGTGCCAGGTGACCTTGAGCATCTGCGAAAGTTGGTTCGTAGCATGGTGTTGCCTCGCCAACGTCGTTTGCATATGGCGAAAGAAAGCGACTCCCGACGAAAGGTGATCGCCGATGTGATCTGCGCGGCCGGGGTGACCTCGATGGTGTACACCGCCGATGCGGGTACCTATCGGCGTGAACTGGATGCTCGGTACGCGTGCCTTCAAGCACTTGTTCGCGACACGGACCCAAATCTGGCCACCCGGCTCGTCCTCGAACAAGATGATTCGCTCATCGACTGGGACCGCCGCCAGCTCTACACACTGACTCGTCAGCATGTTTCACACATGCAGTACGTCCATCACCGTGCGGCCGCCGAACCACTGTTGGCCCTGCCCGACGCGATCGCCTGGTGCTGGTCCAAAGGAGGAACTTGGCGTACCCGTATCGAGCCAGCTATCGCCGGCATCCGGCAGGTTTAAACCAGCCCCAGATAGCGCGAAACCCGGCTCACCAACCGTCCGGATGGCTGCCGGGTCCACTTCCATGCAGCTAGTGCCGCAGGCTGATGACTAGTCTACCGCGAATTGATGAGTGGTCAACACTTTCAGATCGGTTAGAGCGAGGGCCGTGACTCTATGACCAGGGGATATTAAAACGATCCAGTGTCAGTGATTAGGGCGGTGGGTTGTTGGTGATGGCGGCGATGATCTGTGCGACGGCGCGGCCGATGTCGGCGATGCCTGTTGTGGTGTCGGTCTTGTAGACGATGTAGGCGGCCAACAGGAAGAACTCGGTGATCATCACGGTGGTGATCGTCATGATGATCATGACGATGGTGGCGGTGGTGCTCATCTTGGGCTGGGGCTGCTGAGGGCCGCGCTCTTGAGGTGTTTCGGACATGAGCGGCAGGGAACCATGCAGGGGTGCAGACTCTTGCCCGCGGCGCGACAAGAGCGCAACACCGGAAAATGCCCTGAGGCCTGGACTGAGCTCGGGCTCAGAGGGTTGACGGTGATGTACGCAGGCCTCGGAAATCTCCCCGAGCGACCTGGGCTACCACAGCTTTCTCAGCTTCCGTTGGTGGTTTCAACCGAAGATGCAGACGGCCGAGCCACCGGTCGAGCACACGATTCATTCGTGTCAGGTCGAAATCGTTGTCGGTTTCCGTGAGCGCTATGCGGAACTCGGCCTCGAACTCCGGTAATTCATCTGGTGCTGCTTTAGCCAGCGCGGCTCGGATAGCTGGCCCGTTTCGCGGTAGGAGAGCATTCTCAGGCATACAGAAAATTCGGCTTAGTCGGGTGTGCTGTCCGGGTCGGGTCGCCAGTGGTAGGCGTTGAGCCGGGCGCGTGTTTCCAGCGCGATGTTGCGGTCGTCATCGATGCCGTGTGGCCAATACATATAGAAACGCGCTGTCTTATCGGAGTTGCCGAGCTCAATATCGGTACTGAATAGGTGCTTTTTCCGCTCGACTTCCTGTTCCGGCAGATAATTGCTCAGCCATTTCTTGGCGTGTTCACGTGCCTCGTCGGCGGTGACGTCTGCTTCGACGGGATGCCGGGTGTGGTAGTCCTGTCCATCGCGTCGCTTTCCCCATGTACCCACCATCAGGACTCCGCGTTTGGGCGGGTTCACCGATCGCCACACACCGTCGTTGTAGACCGCGGTATCGGTGACGGTTAATGCTTGATGCTCATTGTCGCCGACGTAACCCTTATCGACGTACAGCGTGTCGGTGTAGGTGACGCGCAAGGTTCTGTTCGGCAAAATTTCGGCGGTAGTGAACTTCGCCAGGGTGCCGTCTGTGAATTCGACTATCGCGTCGGTGTACACGGTGTTCCCGTCCTCACTCATGAGGTCACGGTACGCGAGCTCGCCGACATCGTCTCGCGGCGCCTGCGGCGGTTCCACGGCGCCTGCTTGTCAACTTCAGGAGCGGCGGCGGCCAGGTACAGGGTCAGAGCGCCTTGCCGTGGACCGCGCGGGCCGAAAGTCGAGCCGGATCACTTGGTTGCTGGATGGCGGCGCACGTGTGCCCTGAGCGCCTTCAACGCCGGGTCCATCCATTACGGCACTGCGGTCCCGCGCTTGGATGCCCGTCTAGACCCTGACTGTGGAGGCCATTGAAGTTAGCGGGGAAACAGCGCACCGAGTGTTCTGCACCTCTGCTGCACACAGATATCGCCCGGCGTAGGTCAGCAATCCAATGCAGGACTCCGGGAATAGCTTTTGCGCATCGCACTCGGATGCCCCCACTACCTGGCCGAGCAAGCCCGAGGCCGGTGGCGAACACGGCCGCGCACCGTCGACTTCTCGCACGCGAAGTTCTCATCAACAGAGCGTCACTAGCAACTGTCGGACCAGTACGGGATATGTCCCTCTGTGGGGGTCTTCGATGCCGCCGCGCCGAGTGCAGTTCCTGCAGCTGACCTCGTGGCCTTACCGGCGCGGCGTTGCGCAGTCTGCACAGGTTCTGGCCGGAAGCGCCACAGTGCACTTTTGCTGTTGATGCCTGGCGATGATCTGTTTTCGGTCCGGATCACCCGATGACGGCGCGCGTTTTCCTTCGTTGCTGCGACTTGGGCGGCGCAACCTCCGCCCGTGCTTCTCGTAGGTCTTTGAGCGACGTGAGTCGATGTTTCATGCGCAGCCACTATCTATGCCGCTTCGGGGTTGATCACCCTAGAGCTCGACAGCTGTTAGGGGCCCCGTTGCGGGGACTGATCGGGCCAGGTGTGCGGCCTCTTCTGGGGCCCCTCTCTCGCCGGAAGTGTGCCCCTAAAAATTTTTGAAACAATCAGTACCTGCATGTTTGATTGTTCAGATGCTCCGAGAGACCTTGCCTCTTCCGCAAAATGGGGGAGAGGTGGGGGATAGAGTACGGGACTTGTTTAGGCGATCGCAGGGGGACCGTGCCAGGTGCTGTCACAGCGGTAATCAGGGAGCCCTGCGGGATTTATCAAGACGAAAACCCTTGGCAGAGGCCCTCGTTGGCTAACATACAAAGGTTCTGGAGTGCGCCACAGTATGGTACTGGGCGGGCTGTCCCCTCGGATCGTCAAGTGGAGATTCCAGGCTTGGCGTCGCGAGAATCCCTACTGTTGTGCCCCTATGGAAATGCGGCCCGTTTTGGCGATAACCACGGGGCCGGGAGATAGCTAGAAATTCTTTGAAGCTAGAGCCTCCTGTAGGGTTTGGTTGGTGGCAGCTTGGGCGAACCACTCGAAGGCCCCGACCCCGCGAGCAGCGGTCGCTTCGTGCGCCCTAGCGTCCCGATTGTGTGGTATTGGCAAACGTAGAGATACTCGCGGTTCGTCAGTGGGCTGACGTTTTTCTCTGGTCTAATCCGGCAGGGCTGGGGATTGGTCGGGGGGTTCTCATGAAGTCCCGTGTTCGCATCCGAGGCAACCGCCGAGTTGCTTCACCAACTTGAAAAGATATCTACAGCGAATCAGCAATCCAGTTGATACACCGTGCTTGAGATCCTTTCAACCAGGGTGTGTTTTCCGTACTATGAACTGTCTGCCCGATATTGCTGGATGGTTGTGGGCATGGATCGATCTTGACAAGAAAAATGGTGTGCCCGCGCTGGATGTCCCGGCATTTTTCACATGTGGGTGCGAGAATGGGGTGTGCATCGTCGAGAAGTTAGCCCTGAAGTCATCACTCTGATTGTTTAGTGACCGATGGCTGGTAGTAAGAAGAAGCGATCGCCGCACCGTGCCGCGGCGAAGTCAGCGCGCCGCAAAGCGCGTCTAGCCCGGCGCGAGCAAGACACTCTGGCTGTGGTCCCCGCAGGATGGATCGCAGAAGAGCCATTGCACGATGATGTCCCGTTCGATCCCCAGCTGCACGACATTCTCACCGCCCGCGGTTGGGTGCTCGAATACCAAGACGACAACACTGACAGTTACACCTGGCTACCTTCGCAGCCTGAATACGTGGGATTAGATCAAGACGCAATGCCCACCAGTATTGGTGTTGCTAATCCAGAACCGGCCACACTTGATGAGATCCGCGCCGGATCCCGCGATCCTGATTCCGGGGCGCCCTACTGTGTCGATGCCGCCGGCATCGGTGACGCACGTACTTTCGCCCACAGCGACTACAACTCCCGCGACGAACTGATCGCCGATCTCGCCGCAATCGAAGAACACCGTGCCTAGGGCTAAACAGGGAAGCGGGGAATGGTCGGTGACGTCCCGTTCTCCGCTTGTTAGGTCTAAGCGCGTTACGTTTTAGCCGCTTGCGCCTGCGACCAAATTTTATGTTGCTCTAACTGCGGAAATGAGGATCGGATGCGCACTGCGAGGCTCAAGACGGCAGCCAAACGCAAGCGTGCTATGCTGATTTCAGCGGGATAATTGTATCCGCAGCCATTTTGAAGCCCTTCCCGGGATCGATCCGGGTGGGGCTTTTTTCATACCTGCACACGCAAAACGGGCCTTCGGAGCTGTTGCTCTGAGGGCCCGTTTTGCGTGTGCACAGCCAAGAAAGTAAAGGAGTGGTTCATTGTCCGAGTCGTTGAATCTGCCTATCGCGGTGACGCTGGCGGTGGTCGCGATGGTGATCGTGTTGGCGATCGCCGCCGTGTTTTGTGTTGCGCTACTGCGGGCGTTACCGCCTGATGTGCCGCGAATTATCGAGCCGTTTTCCCAGCTCTGCACCGCTATCGTAAGTTGGATGACCGGTACACGGTTCAGGGAAAAACACAGCCAGGGACGTGACGAACGATTCCCGGGAGAGCAATCGTGAAGAGCCGCCGTCGGCCCGTGATCGGAGCACAAGCCCAGGATCGGCTTGTCGATCGGCTCTACTCTGCTGACCTCGCCGAGGTTTTCCCGAGTGTCCTGGAAACGATTGAACCTTTCGAGCTGCGGGTGATCGTCCAGGTCGCACGCGGAGTCCCCTACAACGAGATCGCAGCACAGTGTGGGCTGCCCACAGAAACCGTGCGCCACGTGTACGGCAAGGCTATGAGCCGTATGCGCCACCCCTCCCGAGCCCAGGTGCTGGTGGAGTTTCTGGACATTGACCTCGACCGATACATCGAGGCCGACGCCGTGCTAAGCATCAAATTCGAAACCGTGAACTGTCCGACCCATGGACAGACCACCGTCGTGCAAGACTCGCGCCGATGCCTTGAGTGCCCATGTGAAATCCCATACCAGCGCTTCAAAACCACTCCAGGCCGCCGACGCCGCTACTGCTCGCCCGCCTGCCGCCAAAGCGCCTACCGCAGAAGGAAAAACACCGCCGAAGCAGCTTCACTGACCAAGCACCACCCCGATATCGCCGCCGAAACGAACCCAGTCAAGGAGCCCACCTCATGACCGTCGATCCCGCCAAGGCTCTTCCACACACCCGACAGCCGCGCTGGAAAAAGTGGGTGGTGGACGCACTGTTCTACTTCGACCGGTGCACCCTCGACGACTGGGCCTCCATGATGTCCTCACATGTACAACGCCCAGGCGGCCCCACCCCCATGGCCACCGCCCGCTACACCGTCCAACTCATGGCCTACGCCGAAACTCTGAGGCTGGCGACCCAAATCCTGGCCAGTCACGGCCATCCCGCAGCTCGGAGCCAACTAGCCGATGCCGCACTGGACTTCCGCAGCGCCGAACACCTGCTTTCCCCCGCCCGCGACGCCCTACTGAGAGCGGCTGGAGCCGACCGCGTCACCGACCACGACTAACTTCTGGGTAATCCTTTGCGGCTACGAAAATCGGTAATCCAGTTTCTCCGTATTTCTGTATTTCCGTATTTACGTTTCTGCTGGTGGGAAGCTCTGAAGCCCTTGACTACGCATCATCGCCTTCACGCCATCATCTTCGTTAAAGATGTACGCCCTGGCGAGCAGGTCGTTGAACGTTCCGGCAAGACCGGGATCGTCATCATCAACTGGGATGGTCAGCAGCACATCGGCACCAGAACCGAGAAGGAAGCTGTTGGCCACGAACGCCGCGGTGCGCTTGTTGCCGTCCTCAAACGGCTGCGCCTTCGCCAGATCCACAAAGAGATCCAGGGCAGCATCCTGAACGTCGCTGCTGCGCATCGCTTCGTCGAGTAACACCTGCAGTTCAGCCTCAGTGAGGGCATCAGGGGCGTGCCGACCATGCAGCGTGGCCACCCCGATCGCCTGCTCCCTTGTTCGCAGCTGACCAGGATGCAGAGCACCGCTACGAATGATCGTGGCGTTCGCGGCACGAACAAACTCTGCATCGATTTTGCAGCCGACATGGTCAATGACAAACTGCGCGATGGCGCGCAAGTCCTCCAATAGCGCAAGGTCAGCACGGAATATAGCCCCGGCAACACGTCCTGAACAGAGAAAGCTCTCGGTATCGGAACGCGTCGCAGACAACCCGTTGAATACCTTGCCGCAGGAGTACACAACCTGCGTCAAGTCAGCGACAGCGAGCACAGTTGCTCGGTGTGGCAAACCGGCCGGACAACGGCATTCTCATTCAGCGGGGATAGCCGCTAGTCGTGATGCCGGGTCCGCTCTGTGCGCCGTCAAGAGTGAGGCCCCACTTACGGATCCACGGCTCAACAAGCTCACCCACAGTGCCTTCCTTATCGCCACGGATGGTGATGCCGACTGCAGTAGCGCTGCCGTCGGCATTGCGCTTGTAAACGGGCCCGCCTGAGTCGCCGCCGATTGCCGGAGCAGTAAACACGATCTTGGTCGGAGTCACATCTGTGACAGGCCCGCATTTGGGTGCAATTTGTTCGAGTGCAGAGACATAACCGAAGTGGCACAGCACATCTCCGACGGTGACCTGACTGGTGAGCCCTGTGACAGGCCGGAGGCCGATGATCCGCGGATCAGAGGGCACCGAACCGTTCAGCTTCACTAATCCGATATCGGCGCCCTCAGCGTCGGGGCCGTGCGGTTCACTGACCGCCTTACTGAAGGTGCCGATGTTCTCGTAGCCCCCACCCGTCCCGGAATAGTGGACATCGACTTCGCCGCCGTGATTGCAGTGGCCGGCGGACAACATGACCTGCTGACCGGTGTTGTCGTGGGCGAGGAAACCGGCGGTACAACCATCCACGGGGACGCCGTCGGGCTTGTAGATGGCAAGCCCAACACCTGGGGCAAGAGCATAGGCAACCGGGATCTCAGTGTTGGCGCTAGCGGAGGGCGCGGCGGCCAGCATGAGCGCGGCCGTGACCGCTACAGCGCCAATGGTCTTCATCGTGGCGCTCCCCTCCCTCTGTTACTCGTCAATATTACGGGAGCCGCCGCCCTCGTTGCCATGCCTTGAGTTGGGTAGAGGGTATTTTTGCTGCGCTTGGATGGTGCGTTTCGTTTTGTAAATCGAAAAACGAAACGCACCAAGGTTATCGAAAATCTATCTGAGCTGTTCTAGGCTAGATTTTTAGTTGCCGAAATGGGGGATTTTTCCTGTGACGATTGAAAAGCCGACGGATGGCTGCGCGGATGAGGTGCTCCAGGGCGCGTGGCCTGACTATGACGAGGACCTGTTCAAGCAGGCCGCCGATGCCGAGTTTCAGGACGCACGGCTCTGGGCGGACGATGCGGCCAAGTCGGCGCATGAGGTAAGGAACTACGCCACCCAGGAGATGGAGGGCCGGGCTGCTGAAGCTATCGAGCGGAAGATGGGCGTGGACCTTGGTGAGTGCTCCGCGACTGCTACCGCACACGCGAACGTGGCAGGTTTCCTGTTGATGGGTCAGGCGGCGATCATGGCGGCGAAGGCCTCGATGAAATCCGCAGTGGCGGAGCACGTGTCGGTGCACGACGCGCTGAAGATAATGATCGGCGGCCAGGGCGTGAAGGACGCTGATCTGCAAAAAGCCAGGGGCTTGGTGGCCACGGCGCGCCAGCAGCTGGAGACGGCGATCGATGCCGTGCGTGTGGGTTGCAAGGCCCACGGTTTGATCGTGCCGCCGGGCGGTACCCCCAAAATCCCGGTCGCACCCGCAGCTGAAAAGGGGAATGTGGGTGTAGGTAACACCCCCACCGCCGTTCCGGTCAAGCCGCCGCTTGGTGATCCGAATAGTCCTGCGAACACCAATCCTGGCCTGACCAACCCGGGTGCGCCAGCGGGTACGGCGCCGTCCGCGCCGACTGGTTCAACACCGGCTGGTGCTGGGTCGTCGACGCCCGCTGCGACCGCGGCGCCGATCGGTGCGGGCGCGGCCCCTACAACTCCTGCGGCTCCGGCTGCTACTCCGGGTGCCGAGGCCGGTGCCCTGCCCGCGGCGTCAGCGGCGCCGACGGGAGCTGGGCAGGGGCAGGGGTCCCCGATGGGTATGTCGGGGATGCCGCAGGGGGGGATGCCGCAGATGCAGCCGCCGCAGATGCCGTCGCAGACCCCGGGTGGGGATGTCGCCAAAACGATCGGTGACACGATCGGCAAGGTGGCTGGGAACAATCAGCAGGGCACCCAGTTGCCGGCCGGGACCTTGGACAAGCTTCTTGAGGCACAGAAGGATCCGGCGAGCAGCAGTGCCCCGACCGCTCCTGTTGGTGAAGGCGGCCCCAATGATGGGAAAGACACCGCGACGGGTACCGAGCATAAGCCCGGCGAGAAGACGCAGACCGGGACGCACACGTTGGGGTCAGGCCCCAAGGGCACGGATGTTTACAGCGCGGAGAACACCAATCCGGCGTTGAACAACCCTGCCAGCGCCAAGCCGTCGCCTGCGGTGCCGACCATTTCAGCTGCCCCGTCGGGTGTTTCAGCGCCGGTCACTGAGCTGTCCAGCGATGACAACCCGCTGCCGCCGGCCAATGGGCCCGCAGGATCGGCAACGACGCTCGCTGGTGCCGGGCATCATCCTGGCGGCGGCGACAGCCCGGCCACTCACACCAGCTCGAACGGCAGTCCGTTCGCGACGGATCCACGGAACCCCGCGGCCGCAGTTCAGCCGCCGTCAGCTCAGGGCTCTCTGAGCGCCTACAGTCCGGGTGGTTTGGGGCCGGGTATGCCGATCGCGCCACCGCCGATGTCTGCTGGCATGGGTGCGGCGGCGCCGGCTCCTGCTCCGGCAGCGCCGGTGCTTGCAGCCGGCGGCGCCCCGATGCTCGCGATGACTCCCGCAGCTGCTGCGGTGTTACGCAGCGCCGCAGCCAACAGCGGTAAATCCGCCGATCCTGAGGACACAGGTGGTGTGCCGCGGGACCGGATCGCCGGGTTACCCGCAGAGCACGCCGTGGCCGACATGCAGCTTGCCGGGCTCATGAAATCGTTCGCCTCCCACGGATGGGCGGGCACCGGGATCGCAGTCGGGGTGTTCCTACTCGAGGATCCCAGACCGCGTCTGCGGTATGTGGTCGCCACCTCCGACGGACTTTCACACCTACCGATCGGCGTACCCGCACCGGCAGGTCTGGAACTGCTGCAGCACCAGAAACTGAATGCCGGATTCGCCAGCGACTGGGGCGGGAACTGGCGCGCCGGCCTGAAACTGGCCACCTACGCACGCAGCCACCGCAATTGCGGCGAGCTGACGTACCTAGTGTCCAATGACACCCGGGACGGAATTTTGTCGCCGGCTAAAGCAGGCACAGTCATCGAGGCGGTGCAGACCGACGCTGAGCGCACCAAACTACTTGAGCAGGGGCGGGTTTCCGCAGCGACAATGCTGCGCACACAGCTGCACTCCCCTGGCTTCTCCGACGAAGCTTTGGGGAAGGTCCCCGGGTGGCTGGAGGCGTTCGCTGACCAATGGGGCGCCGACACCCACACTGCGCTGGAATCAGCGCGCGCGAGGTTGTGGGCGTTGCGGTGGGATCAGCGGCGCGGCCGCCAACCCGAGTACCCGTTCGTGTTCGTCAACTACCTGATCTTGGAGGGCATGAAGGCGTTGGCGGCCGGTCAGATCGAGGAAGCCGCGTACGTGGTCGATGAACTGGTCGGGATCGATCATCCCACCCACCTGCAGCACGCCTAATCGGTGCTGCTGAGACTGTCCTTGTATTCACGGGCGGTCTCCGCCGCGTCACCTAGGTCGCGGGCGATCTCTTCGAGGCGCCTTCTGCTTTCCTCTGTGCGTGCTGCCAGCGCGGCGTCGATTGTGGGGCCCAGGCCTGTGGGGTGGCCGTCGCCGAATTTTGCTGCTATTTCGAGTATTTTGGTTTGGTTGCTGGTGAACGGATCGGTGTTATCGGTGGTCATGTTGCTACCTTTCTAATTTCCGGTTGGAACATTGCTCGGTTCAGGCCCGCGCGGGTGCGGTGCTTTTGCCTTGTCCGATATCGGTATTGGTGTCAGCTGCTGACGGTGAGCCCGCAGGCGGTGCGTGTGGCGCATCAGCCGGGGCGGGCGCAGGTGCCTGTACGGAAGCTTGCTGCACCTGTGGCTGCGCAGGGGTCCCGGCGTTTTTGAGCTCGAAGAAGCCCTGGTGTGCCCCTTCGGCTTTCGGCAACTTGTCCAGGGTGGTAAAGGCCCTGAGTTTCCGAATAAGCCCAGGCTTGGCCGCCCTGCTCACCCGCACCGACGATCGCGGCTACTGGATCCGCTGCAGCGCGAGCACCATCAATGAACAGTGATTTTCCATCGAAATGAAGCGGAACCGCGGGGACCGTCTTAGCCGCACCCCGGGCGCCGTCTTTCGCGACTGAACGGGCCTGCAGATCACCCATTTTCGGCGCCGAATGTATCGGCCACTCACTCAATTTTACTCGTCCCCCCAGTGCGTCACTGGTAATGCCAGGCTGACACCGTTCTAGTCAGCAACTGCCTACACACAGTTTAGACCACTGGTTAATCAAACCGATGAACCTGCGGCGTTTCGTTTTTCGAGTCCAAGAAACGAAACGCACTCTGGAGAAGAGCAAACCAGAGTGCTGCCGAGGCCCGTCTGAGTGCGACGACCTTCCAGGAAACTAGTGGGTCTGCCGTTGATCAGATGCTGTGCAGGCATAGGGTCGTCGGTGAAACCCCAAGATTCGGCCCTGGTGCGACGCTCAGGCAGGTGTTCCAGGCGGGCGCTCGCGGACGCGTTGCCACGCAGCCCGGTATTCGTCACCAGTGATGTCAAGAATTTTGCCCAGAATCGAGGCTCTTTCGTCGCTCACGAGCGATTCTCCGCGTTCGATTTTTTGCAGAGTGGTTGTGGGCATACTGGCGGCGGCGGCCAGTTGTGGTTGCGTGAATCCGGCCAGCACTCGCCAATCGCTGGGAAAGCGCTGCCCAGGGGGGATGAGGACGACCTCCTCGATGGGGTGGCCAAGTACCTTCATCGCCGCTGCGAGTTTGTCTACTTGCGGGCTCGCATGGCCGGATTCCCACCCATAGATGGTTGTCCCTGCAACCCCGGTGATCCGTGCAAGATCCGAGACGGTCATTTGGGGCTTACGCACAGCCGTGAAGCGGGCAGGGGTGAAGCCTCGAAGAACTCGTCGACTCACGACCGGTCCCGCCGCTTGCTCATGGCTATCAACCATGGGATATGCCCCCCTCTGAACATAAATACGAAGATCATAGACACAGGTTTTATTTCGTACTATTCTACGTTGCGTGAGTCCTTTGGTCGTGGACGTACGCGCTCGCCGCGAGCCTGTGTCCTTGTGGGGTTCACCGGTGGAGGGGGCCGGTGAAACTGCGGGATCGGATCGCGGCGAGCGCGTGCGTACACGACCAAAGAGTTTTCGTCAGTACGGGTTCACGGTTGGGAGGCTCATGAACAATGCGGTGGAGTCGGCGGATCTAGATGACTCGGACCTGCAGGCTGGCATTGGATCGGGTGCCACCGCAGCATCCGGGTCGCGATTGGGGCCGACCGTGACTGCGGGGCCGGTGAACGTGACCGTCTTCGGCGGTGTGCCTCTCGTAGAGGTCACTGAGTTTGTGCGGCATATGTCGGGACGTCGTCTCGCAGGCTTCTTCATGGAGGCGTTAACGAAGGCCGACTGCGTCATCGAGGCTCAGCAGAGAGAGACGAGTGATGGTCATTGAGTGCCGCCGTACCGATCAGAAAATGCCAATTCACCACAATCCCCGGGCGTGTCGCTCCGGCGTCGTAACCGTTACGTGCTGAATACTTTCCGCATGGCTCGCCCACACAAAGGTCCGCGTAAGCAGATCAAGTCAGAAATCATTGACCCAGAGGTCAAGGCGACCCTGCTCTCGTTCGCGAGTTACTACGGCCTTGACTTGTCGCCGTATGTGGCTGACCTGATGGCTATCCATGTCGGTATGCCTGAGTTGGCCGTCCATCTAAAACCGCAAATGTTCGAGATGCAGCCGCCAGTTACTCCAGATGAACCCGACAACACGATCTTGGCCCCGCGTGTAGCAGAAGCGGTCTACAAAAAGATCGTGCTACGCGCCGACGCTTGTGGCCTGCGGCTAGGGCCGTACATCGCCGCTGTCTGCACATCGTACGTGCGGGGCACGGCATTGCCTCAACCGCGGGAGGTGTTGCCACTCGGAGCCTGATAACAGGCGGCGGCTTTCTGTTGCCGCAGATCATGTTTCAGAGCCGGAACTGGCACCAAAAAGAAACCCCCCTAGCCGATTAGCTAAGAGGGTTTTTGTGAATGAAGTTGCCGCTTCGTTCACGGACGTTCCGGACCATTCACGAGATTCCAGTTCTTGACGGGACCCAGGGCTCTCGGTTCATGAAAGGCGCCTTCAACGTACGGGTATGAGAGTACCCCGGATTTGTTATGCGCATCAATAGCTGACGCATCTCGACAGCTCGACGTGTCGGTAACGGTTCGGGGTCAACGCAGTCCAAGGCCACGTTTGCGCGGTTCCTCCACGAATCGGCCGCGCCGTGGCACGGCCTATGTGCACAAGGAGCGCGCTAGCCCGCGATTCACGCGCGGCGGATCCGGTGTTGCGGCCGTGGCCGCGCGTTCGCATGTGCGTGGAGCGGACGCGTGTGGGCAGCTGCAGCTGGATGTGCCTGCGTTGTCGGCGGTGCCCACGCCGCGGTGGGTTGTGCGGTTGGCCCTCGGGGTGGGAGAGGGCGCCTACAAGAACGTGCCGATGTGGTCGGGTGCGCAGCGCTGGGCCCGGATTCAGGTGCCGGTGGCGTATGACCTGCGGTACAAGGCTGTTCGGCACTTGATGCCCAATAACGGGGTCTCGCGGAAGAATGTGCTCAAGGTCGCTGATGCGCGGGCCCGGTTCGCCGAAGGCCGCACGGGCCGGCATTGCCGGCCGACGAATGCCACCTTGGCCAAATGTGCGGGGGTGGATAAGCGCATTGTGCAGCGGGCCTCGCTGGCGCTGCGGCTGATGGGCTGTGCGACCGAGATCCTGCGCGGCCGCCAGCGCACCAAAGCCGAGCGGTTGGCGTCGTGGGCGATGAACGACCGGGCCAGGGGGTGGGCCTCGGTGTGGGCGCTGCACACCCCGATCCCGACTGTGGATAAATCCCGCGACCGAAACGGCCTGTGGAGGCCTGTTTCCGGGAATCTGTCACCCCATCCCCGTAGGGGGTCCGTATCTGTTGAAAAGGTTCCCTTTCAAGGGAACTTACCTACCGAAAACGATCCACAGGATCGTGCGGGCCACGGCCCGCCAACCAACGGCGGCGCTACGCGCCACTCTACGAACACAAAAACGGACACGCAGGGTCGGTTTAGGCGAGTTGATGAGAAGGGCCGCTTGTTGGCGCTTAGATGGCTCTCTGACGGTAAAACTCCGGCGTGGGCAGGACGGTTCACCCCGCGTGGTTGGGCGGCGCTGCTGGCAGCTCCCGCTGCACATGGGTGGAACCCAGCCGACATCAACACGATGATCCGCGAATGGGTTTCGGTAGGCGGCAACTACCTGCCACCGCAGCCGTACCGTCCACACGGTCTGCTCGGTGCAATCTTCAAATGGCACGGAGATCTGTCGGACCGGCCCGCGGCCGCAGCAGACGCCCAGGCCGCCGCGCATTTGGCGGCCGAGCAAGCGCACACCGCTGCCTACATCGCCGAGCTGCACGCGCCCATCCCGGCCGCGCCCGAGCACCGGGCTGCGGCCCGGGCCGCGTTCGTGGAGGCTGAGCGCCACCGCAAGCGCACCTGGTGATCCCGGCCACCGCAATGTGCGAAGCGGAGCTACGGACTTTTAATCCGCAGCTGGCGTCCTGGCGGATGGTTTGCGGTATGAGCCCTATAGATTTATAGCTCTATAACGCTATACCGTCTTGGCCGATCAGTCGTTGAAATCACCCGCACTATCGCGGACCTGGGTGAACGAGAAATCACGCTGAGGGCACTACGCGAGGAATCGATACCTCCTCCCCCACCGGTCGCGCTGTGGCTGCCATCATGGCCACGCTCGCCGAACTCGAACTCGAACTCGGTCGGGAACGGCGAGCCGCTTCTCGACAAGCTCGACGCGAGCGCCACCTACCGGCCACCAAGCCACCCAAACTCAGCCCTGAACGGCAAGAACAGCTGCGCCGTCTCGCAGCGACAGGCGAACCCGTACGCGAATTGGCAGCAGCCTTCGGCATCGACCGAGCCACGGCCTACCGCTACCTCAGCGAGCCGATCAAGGCATGAAAAAACCCGCCCCCAGTAGGGACGGGTGGTATGAGTCAATTATGCACCAAGCATTGCGTGTACGCAATTTCCCTTCCCCCGAGCAGGGATATCACCACGGCCCGGGTTTAGGTACGCCGGACGCAGGATCGGGTAGTTGGCAAGCATGGAAGTCGGCGGCAGTGAGTTGGTACCACCAGTGATTGCCCACGCCGGCCGCTGGCGAGCCGCGTAACTTGCCTGCTGTGTGGCTCCGTGTCGGGTTGATGGTCCCAACTGGGACGCGTTCACGGGCTGCCTGCACCGGAAATTGCAGATCGCTGTCATTGCTGATCATCACGACCGCGTCAATGCGCTGTTCGAGCACGTCGAGCAGCAGATGCGCAGCCACATTCACGTCCGAACCCTTCTCCTCGCGCCGGGCGATGGACATCATGAATACTGCGTCGGGATTGTCCTGACCAGCGGCGTCTTTGATCATCAGCGGTCCGCCAGGGTGCACCAGGAGCGGGCGACCGTTGCGGTCCGGAGTGGCTAGCGGTGCCCGTGCGACGCGGTGAACGTAGTTGCCTAACTCAATACGATCCGTCGTCTGAGAATGCCGCAGCGCACGCAAGTACGCATCCTGTTCACGGTTGCCTACCGGGTTGTCTGTACCCGAGATAACAGCCGTGCAGTAGACGACCCGCTCAATCGTCGCGCCTGACCAGCGTGAGTGATTGGCTACCAGCCGCGCCGCCAGAGCTCGGACATCGAGCCACCGCCATCCAGGTACGCCCTGCCCGCACAGTCCGCGGCCGCCGTAGTAGAGATTGAACCCGTCGATGTACACGCCCACTCGCATAGGAAGAAACGCTAGCCGGTGGGGATACACACGCGTATGACCAGCACTGGAGTCCGATACTCCAACCCCGGATCATTACAGCGCTATAATGCTCTAACTCTATAACTGCGGCGCCACCGCTACAGTGTCTAAGCGTTAAAACGTCTAACCGTTATAAAGCTCTAGCGTTATAGCGCTATAAAGATATACAGTTACAGCGCTATAATTCTCTTTGTGACCGCCACAATCGTCGTCTGCCACTCCCGCAAGGGTGGCGTCGGAAAATCGCTGCTGGCCTACGAGCTCGCCTACCTACTCGATGCTGTCCTCGTTGACCTCGAACACGACGGCGGGGGAGTGACCACCAAGTGGGGCTACCGGCCCCAGGACCACCCTCGCGCCCGCCTGCTGGATGCTTTAGTTCCAGGTGCCCCCGCGCCGCGCCCGATGCGCGGATTCAAGAAACCCAGCCTCGTACCGGGGCACCCGGACCTATATGACCATCAGCCCAGCGCCGACACGATGGCCGACGCCCTCACAAAATGGGGCCAGGAATGGGAAACGGACTGGATAGTCGTCGACACACACCCAGGCGCCAGTCCCGCAGCTCACGGCGCCCTTGCGGTCGCCAACATCGTGCTTGCACCGACAGCGCTACGCACCGCCGAACTCGATGCCACCGTCGAACTCGTCAACGAAATCGCCGACTATCCATTGGCGATCGTCCCCAACTTCGTTCCCACCGTGCCGCCAGCCGCAGAGATTCAGCGCCTGGCCCAGATCATCGAAGGCACACCAGTGCAGGTCGCGCCACCAATTCCCACAGCTCTGGCCGTGGGAACGCGCAAGAAACGTATCGCCATCACCTCAGAGACCCCGCCGGCCAAACCACTACAGAAAGTCGCCGTAGCACTCACCGAACTAAGCACCTTCGTGAAGGGATACGTCAATGGCTAACGGACTGGACTCACTAACGGCAATGCGCGAATCCAAGCGGCGCGTACCGCCGCCACGGCATCAACCTCGACAGACCCCCGTCGACATGCCTGCCGCTACACCTGCGCCACCAGCGGCCACCGCTCCCGCAACTCCTGCTGCTGCCCCGGCCGCGGCCCCGATCGCCCCGAAATCGTCGCGGCTCACGCCCACCGCCACGCCCGCCACCACCGATCTGACGAAAGTCTCTATCTACCTGGACGACTCGACCGACACGTACCTAGAGACTGTCCGCGGCGCTGCCAGAACAGCACGGCCACGGGTCGATGCAACCCGCAGCGCCGTGGTCCGGTTGGCACTCAACAGGCTCGCCGAACAGCTCGACCCTGCCGCCGTGGTCGCTGAACTTCAACGCAAAGCAGCAGGTCACAGCGGACCAGGCCGCAAACGCGCATAAGAGTTATAGCTTTATAGCGCTATAACTCGGTTGGGGGGTGTGTGACATGCAGGAGCGATATCTAGCTGTTGGCGCCTCGGATGATGAGGTTGCCGGCGTCATCTGATTCAGACCAAGATTCCCCAGCTGCGGCGAATTCGGATTCGAGGTCGAGTTCACCGCGGCGGTGAGCGATGCGGCGGTCCCACTCTGCCCGGATGATGGCCTGCTCGCGTTCGGGCAGCTCGTCGTAAGTGCCGGCGCTGGCCACCTATGCGTCCTCGCGCTTGTACTTCAAGAACTGGTCGACGGCCTGCGGGCTCACGCCGAGCTGGCGAGCGATCCAAGATGTTCCCCGCCCGAGATCTATCAATTGGCGTGCGGCTGCCCGTCGGCGTTTGGCCGCCTCCAGCAGATCGGCGGTCAGACGCTCCACATCGGCGTGGGCGGCCACCAGCTCACTTACTGCGCTGGCTTCGTCCACACGGCCGATCCTTCCAGACAGTTCAACTGACCTGAGCCAGCGGCGCACAGAACGCCCTACGTGTTGCCTCTGGCGATCGTCGCGTTAATCAAAGACTCCAAGACCTCATAGGGCACCTGCCGGGTAGTGCCCGGGCGCAACTGCAGTGACACCAGTTCGCCGCCGTGGTCGCTGAACTTCAACGCAAAGCAGCAGGTCACAGCGGACCAGGCCGCAAACGCGCATAAGAGTTATAGCTTTATAGCGCTATAACGCTACGCGCCCTCATGTTTGTTTGTGCTTTGAAGAACTGCTCAACGGCCTGCTACCTCCAGTCCGTAGGTTTATAGGTACGTCCCGGCCGGAAATCTTTAAAAAGAAGATTCGTCCCAGGACTCGTCGTTAGGTGGGGGGAGCTTAGTGGCCGGAGAGCCGGAAGAGTTGAGTGAGGTCGAGCAGGCTCGGCAAGTAGCAGCGCGGTCCGCGTTCGCTGATGTGCGCGATGCGATGGACAGTGGGGATCCTGACGAGCGCATGGCCGCTTTCGGACAGCTTATGCAGACGCTCAGTGGGTTGAACTCTGAGGTGACCCGCGACAAGTTGCACGTCCCTGATGACGCCGACCAGTATCGCGACGCCCTGGTCTCAATCATGCGGCGCATCCCCGACGGGTGGGGGCGCTGGATCTCTTGCGATGCCGGCTGGTATCCGATCATCACGGAGCTGGACCGTCGACTCGCGGCCATCGACCCCGGCTACGAGCTGCATCAAGTCAAGGAGAAGTTCGGGTGCCTGCGGTACTACTTCCGCGCTTCGGACGAGAGCTACTACGACGACATGCGCATTTTGGTGCTCGAGGCGGAGCAGCGGTGCGCCAGCACCTGTGAGACGTGTGGAAAGCCCGGCTCCCTGCACTCCAGCAGCAGACGGGCCTGGGTAAAGACCTTGTGCATGACGTGCGCCGCTCGGGGCGGCTTCGAGCCTGTCGGTGAGCTGGTCAACGACCTCACCCCCGACATGACCGGAGTGTGGCAGGTCAGCGTTTACGGGGGCGGCGCTGACAGTGTCTGGGACTTGACGCGCGGCGTGGTGCATATCGGCGGCGATCGGCTTGAGGACGTCCAGGTGTTGGCGCTGCCGCGAGTATTGGGCACGTTTCGGCTCCGATTGGCCGACGGATCCGAGATGGCATCTGAGCTGGTCGCAGCTATTAAACGGGTCCGGTGAATCTGCGGGCTGCCAGATACACGGAAAAACGGAAAATCTGTAAAACCGGGGGAGATCACGAGATCTGGGCACACCGCTATCCATGCGGTGCAGTTCCCCGGTACGGTTTCAGGGGTAGTTGCTGCGCTGTTCGCTCTGGTCGCCAGGGCCTGCAGCCGGTTTCTGAAATGTACTTAGCGGCGGGGGGTGCACGTGTCTGATGAACAGTTGAAGGTTGATCTTGCGGCGCTGGGGAAGTTGTCGCCGCAGTTGCAAGGGTTGGGGGCGAAGCTCACGAAGGCTGCCAGCGCTCATCCCGGCGGGGAGTCTGGTCGTTCCCCGGCGACGGTGGCGATCGGGAAACTGGTGAGTAAGTCGATCCCAAACCTGCAGCGGACGCTGGCCGCGCGCCTGAACACCGTGGCCGATCTGTCGGCGCAGACGGTGACCCAGTTCGGAGACACCGAAGAACACGTCACGCAGACCATCCGCTCCGCTGCCGGATTGGCGCTGACCCGCGAAGTACCGGTGGGAGAGCGCTGATGCCGGCTCGCTCCTACCAACTGCTGTTGTCCACGCCGACCAAGGCCAACATCGAGCTGATGCGCCAAGCGATGGTGTCTGGCATCGATATCCAGCAGACCGGCGCCGATTACAAGACAGCCGTAGAACGTCCGGGCGGCGAGTACTGGGATGGTGCGGCCGCGGATGCGGCACGCGAGACCGCCAGCAGCGATGAGAAGGTGTTTCTCGGTGCCGGCCAAGCGATCCTGAACGGCGCCCCCAACGTGATCGACACACTCTCGCGGGCGCTGGAGCAACAGAACGCCACCATCGCTCTGCACGATCAGGCCATCGGCGATCACTACAAGATCGCCGATGATCTGACCGTGGAATGGGACGCCCCACCGGGCGCGTCTAAGGAGCAGATTGCCAAGGGCGCGGAGTATGCCGCCAATATCCAGGCGCGGCTACAGCGGTTGTATGACGCGTGGGGTGCTGCTGATTTGGAGGCGGCCAGTCAGGTCGATGCCATGGATTTGGATACCCTGCTGGCCCCGGTGGGTGGTCTGGATGCCGCGCGCGGCAATGAGGATGGCTCGGCGCTGCAAGGCGGCTACGTTGATCCTGAGCTGATCAAGCGGGTGCGTGCGGCCAGCGTTCTTTCACCCGAGCAGGTTGACGCGTTGGCTGCTGGCAAGCCGGTAACCGTCCCGTCGAACCAGATGGCCTACCTGTACCAGCTGTCCCGCTCGCTGGACGGTAAGACGCCTGGCGAGGTCAATGCGTTCCTCAACGGGATACAGAACCCGCAGGACCGCACGGCGGTCAAGGACGCGCTGGCGATGGTGTCCAACAAGAACATTCGCTCCGGGATCGACAACAAGGCCGGGGTCACCGAAGCCACCCGAGGCAATTTCATCCCCACCGCAGGCTCGGTGTCCAACCTGCCCGATGGGGTGCGCGAAGCACTCACTCGCGCCGATCGGGTGGGGGTTTCGTTCGACAACGCCGCGCGCGGATACGGCGGGCCACAGACCGAGCTACGCGGTGTCGCCGATATGCAGGATGTCGCCAATATCTTCCAGGGCGTCACCCCCGGATACCTGAACGGCTCGGAGGCCGCCCAGGCGATGCTGGGCGCGGCCTCGGACTACTCCAACGCCGAGATCAACACCCACAACAACGATTTGAAGGACTTCACCAGCGGCATCACCTCTGATGCGCGCGGTGATTTCAAGTCCGCGGTGGCCGATATGTTCCAGGCCGGTAGCGCCGATCACGTGGACATCGCCGAGATGGCCCGCGAG